GAATTCCATCAGCAGTATAAAACTTATTCGACTGTGTTGGTTGTCCTTTTGCCTTCTTTGCCATAATCCCAACCTCCTCCGTTCAGGTCTTTCAAAGATAGAAAATAGCTTTTTTATTTCTTTTTTGCTACTGACATAAAATCTTCGCACAAGGCAATAGAGATTTCAGTAACTATTTCTGGTACCTGAGAAACTTCATCATTATCTAAAAAAGAATCAATAATTTTAGAAACTCTCTTCACAGTATTTTCTGCTATATCATGAATATTTTGTTCAGAAACTTTGCCATCAAGGATGCGTATCGCGTTTAAATTATGCATATGCATAAAAGCATATTGCATAATATTGAGTATGTTTCTTATTTTTTCTGCGTTTTTTAAATATTGTTCATCTCTTACGACAGTTTGCATAAATCATTTTCCTTTTTTGACATTCTTCTTAACAGGTTTTGTCTGTTCAGTTAGTCCCATTACAGAATATATGCCTTTTTTGGAATCTTTTGCCTTGAGAGAGGCTGTTTCAAATTCTTGTTTATATTTACAAGGATACTGAGATAGAAACTGTCCATATCCATTACGCAATATTTCAAGATTTATACACAATCCATCAGGATACCTGTAAAGGTAGCCAAGAGTCCTGCCGTATTTATCTGGCTTATGATTATCAGGCTGCTCTAGCCAAACTTTTTCGCCAGTTAGAAGATTTTTTAAATTTGTTGAAGCTTCAGGTCCATATATCTGAACCTCTTTACGAGGATCAACCGTTTCTGGAGTATCAACTCCGACAAGTCTAACTTTTACTTTTTCGCCATTAGGTAACTTTAGAGAACAAGTATCGCCGTCAGCAACATGATCAACTTCGCAAAGGTCAAGTTTAGAAAAATCAGGATGCTGTATCGCTATTTGTTTTGGTTCGTTTGTCTTTGCTACAAAATAACCAAAAACACCACCAGTTGCTAAGCAAAAGGATGCGATAAATGGCAAAAATCTCATTCTATTATCCATTCTTCTTTGCTGTTCTATCTTGATTCTTCTTTGTAAATACAAAATAGGGTTCGTATGCTTCATCAATGAATGGTTTATGGTATTCGACATCCCAGCCTTCATTTTTATATGCTTCTTCTACATTTAGCCATTGATTTTCCCATACGTCTTTTTTATTGATACCTAAAGATTCCATTTCTGCTAAAACGTCCTTTTGGTTTACGAAAGCAGAAAAGCCAGAAAAATTCTTAATAATTAAATTATTGAAAGCAGTAAAAACAGCTTCTGGGAATTGTTTATTTATTTCATGTGGTTTTATTGGAGGCATATTCCCTCTCATTAATCAATATCTTCTTTTGCTCCAGTTGCATGGACCTGAGGCCCTGCATGTTCACATTTAGCTTCAATATACATTGGACAATCTCCATATTTTTCAGAAGAAATCATATAAAGCTTACCGCGATACAGCACAAGTTCTGTTGATTTATCTTTTATCTCAGTAAATATAACAAGATTATGTCTAGCCTCTGAAGGCATAGGAGTAAAACCATCTTGTCTTTGTCCTACAGGGAGATCTGTTCTTTTTGTGCAAAGTGCTACTTTCATTTTATTCCTTTGGTATTTTGATGTTTTTATCTTTAGCCCAATCTATCCAAGATTGAGCTAATTCTGAAACTTTAAAAGCTCCGATGGTTCCGATTTTTTCAGGTTCATATTTTGGACGCTCTTTAGTAATCGAAGCAAGAAGAAAAGAGAATCCGATCCAAATTTCTCCCTTGCTTAACAAATAAAGTATTCTAGAAACAACAGGTTGCCCTATCTCCATTAGTTTTGTATATTCAGGCATCTTTACCATTTGGTGCCAAAATGAAAAACCCTGACATTGATCATGCCATTCATATAAACACAAATCTATTTCTTTTGAAGAAGACATAGACTTTTCTTTTATCCCTTCAGAACTGCAACTGGCTTCAATTCTGTTTGAATGTTTACCAGATCTTTTTGATTTTCCATAACAGTATCAATATCTTTGTATGCGCTGCCAAGTTCGTCGTGAGCCTCTCTGACTCCGTATAGTTCCACAGAACCAAGCTGAGAGGCTTGAGAAGGATCAAGACCTTCGGCAATACGTTTTTTAGCGGTAGTTCTGCTAAAATTTCGACCTGATCCATGAGAGCATGAGTTGAAGCTATCTGCGTTTTCTTTGCCCTTTACGATATAGCTTTTGCTACACATAGAACCAGGAATAATACCAACTGTAGTTCTACGAGCGAGAGTAGCTCCCTTACGGTGAACCCATACATTTTGTCCAAAATGGTTTTCGATTGTTGCATAGTTGTGGTGAATGTTCACAATGTCTTTTACTGGATTCGCACCTGCCCATTTTTGTTCGCGCAGAGCTTCTTGGCAAACAATCATCATTAGATGACGATTCACAAGAGCATACTCTTGAGCAGCTAAAAGACTTGCGATATACCATTGTCCTTCTTCAGAATCAGATGGCATAAAAGCAAGTTCTTCGTTTTCAAGACGAGTAAAATACTTGCGGCATGTCTTTACTGCAAGATGATGGAATTTCTTTGCGAGTTGCGCGCCAAGTCCACGAGATCCGCTATGCAGCATAAACCAGGCATTGCCTTCAGAGTCTTGCTGAAGTTCAATGAAATGGTTTCCTCCACCAAGGGTTCCTATTTGAACTTTTGCGCGAGACCACTCAGGATAATCTAGTGTTTTGCATATCTCTTTGGCTTGTTCAAATTTTTCTTGAACAGATTGTATTTCTCCTTTGATTCGCTCATGACCAAGCCAAATATCACTATTTGTTCTGTTTTTTCCTTCGCCAACAGGAATATCATCTTTGATCGAAGTCATTAGCTCTCGAACGTTAAGATCTGAAACTTTAATACCTGAATTCCACGCACACATTCCGCACCCGATATCAACGCCAACTGCGTTCGGGGAGATTGCATTAATAAGAGGCAATACTGATCCAACAGGAACTCCAAAACCTGTATGAGCATCAGGCATAAGAGCTACATGATGGAAGACGCAAGGAAGCCTTGCCGCCTGAGAGACCTGTCTTATTGCGCCTTCTTCCAAATTGAGGATTGGCTTTCCAGTTTCAGGATCTACATCCTTAGTCCAACACTTCACTGGAACTCCGCCAGTTTCTTCAGGAGGAATTACTACCGGACCAAGTTTTTCTGAAGTTGATTCCATTTTGTTTTCCTTACCATATTGTATAGGGCCAAATCGCACAAAAACAAGACGAGGCAGTTGTTCTCTTGTAGAATAATCGGCTAAAATAAACACTAGACTTTTTGTTCCAAAGTCAATCAAATGACCAATAGAAATTACAATATGGCAGCGTTGGCCGCTGCTGGAAAAAGATGGTTCGCTAAGCCTCCTGAAGGCTTTGAGAATCCTCCATATGCTGCAATAGAAAGTTTTTCAATATATGCTGCTTTAATGCAAAAATCTGATATGTCTAGAAAGGTTGCTCATGCCATTTCTGCACAACCAAAAGATGCTAGATCTGTACAGCTAGGCTATGCTTTCCTGGCTCAAAAATGGATAAGAGAAAATGGTCCAACTCTATTTGTTTCTGAACAGATTTTGGATGCTTGCGAAAACACCAATGCGTTTAAGGGAGTAGAAGGCTCTGATATAAAAATAACATATCCAACTGGATATATTTCTCTTCCAAAGAAAAGAGGGTTTATTTCCAAGCAAACTGGAGATAGGCTATCTCATATCTGGTTTACAGTCCTTGAGCCGAATACAGATATGCATATAATCTCTAATGAGGAAAGATTACCGCTCAATGTTGATGGTAAAAGCTTGTTTATTCATGGATATTGGGAAAAGAATCCAGAATGTTCCTCATTCTCTCTTCCTCTCAATATAGAAAATAAAACATTACTAGAAGTAATAAATGAATCTGTAGATAAAGTGATATTTGATGAAACTGTTAAAAGAGTAAATACCGTAAAAGCTCTAGAGGATGAGGCTCATGATCTAGGCTTATGGATGAGTTCTCTGGTTGTGAATCTTTTTCTTATTATGCAGTCTTATCCACAATACATGGATAAGCTGTCGAAAGACAAATCATACCGTCAAGGATTTAAAGATAGAAGTCCTGCGACAAGCATAATTATACGTCCTTCTAAATCTCAACCAGTAAATCGGGTTGTTGTAAATAGAACTGATGAATCAATAATAAATCTAACTGGAAGATCTGTAAGTAACCATTGGCGTAGAGGACACTGGAAAAGACAACCACACGGTGAATATTGGGAACTTAAAAATCCTGAAGTTTATGTTATCACTTTGCCAGATAACCGTAAAGCGCATATGAAATGGATTATTCCCATATATGTGGGTTTGAAATCTATCGAGAAAACATATGAAGAAGAATAAGGCAGAAGTAGAACTACTTGCAAGTCAGCTTATGTATCCATCTATTCATTATTCTAGAATAGCTGCTTTAGACTCTATACTTACTTCTTCCGGTCACTACTGGTTTAAAGGACAGCTAATACCTTTACACTTTAATTCAAATTCCCAAAAAGAATATACCAGTATTGTAAAAAGTATTAGAAATAAAACCGCAATAACAGTAGATGAAGCTCTACATAATCATTGCATGAAAAGTGCAATAAAGCATTTGAGTGAAAGCGAGAGTGAAGGGTTTTCTTCTGTCGAAGAACTAGCTCTCAGGTATAAAAATACTACCTTAGAGCAACATGGTATGCCTTTCAAATTTAGGCTACATGATTATTGCAAAGTTTCAATTAGTCAAATCCCAGATGATGTTGACAAAGATTTTTTGGCTCTATGCGTAGAATACTTAAATTGTGCTTTGAATTCAAAAACAGATTTTAATGAAAAAACAATACTTACTCCATGTGATCAAAAATTACACTTTGGCAAATCTGGTAACGGATTAGACGAAAAAGAGCTAGAAACTCGTAAAGCTTTGTCGTTTGAAATAGGCAAAATACTGGCTGAAGTAGATGGTAAAAGTTGGCCTCCTAGCGAAGAGGAAGCTAAAAAGCAGTTAAAGGAATGGAATAATTTTCATAGTCCAGCAGCTAGAGCTAAAAGAGCTAACCAGGATAATGAAAACTCAAAGAAAATCGCAATGGATATTCTTTCTGATCTGAAGAAAAGAAATTTGATTCCTGAAAATAAATAATTTGGAGACATTTATGAGTGATGAAGGCTTTAGACACGAATTGGAATGCATGAAAATACTTATTCGTTTAAATGATTCAGACAATCCGGAAATTTCTTCAATTAAAAAAGATATTCGAAGTATTATTGATAAGGCATTGTCTCATGATTTTTCTTTTGAATGCCAGTGCCATTCTTGCGTTCTTAAAAAGATTAAAAACGTAATCAATAAAGTCAAATGAATTCTAAAAAAAATAAAATCGTCCTAAGTATTGACTTTGATTTCTTTTTCAAAGAAGATATTTCATTCGATTGGGGTCACCGCGAAAATGCGATGTTTATAGAAGCAATATGGCCAATACGAGCTATGCATCTTATTGCAAATGGCGTAGACCTGGTAAAAGATGTTGGCATTACTGGAAATCCAGATGAATTTGCCGCACAGCTTATTGATCTAAAATGGAAATTCAAAAGAAACTTCAGTCTTTCAATCGCAGAATCTCATGCTTCTGCTTATCATGCATTAAAAGATAATAAAGATTTAGAAATAATCAATATTGATGCGCATCATGATATTTCATATGGTCAACTTGATAAGCTCGATTGTGGGAATTGGATCGGTCGTCTTGCTATGGAAGGCAAGGTAAAAAAAGTTACTTTTGTTTATCCAGAATGGCGTAAGATTGAAGAAAATTACGACTATCCAAGCGAAGAAGCTCTTGCTAAAATGGAAGAGCTTGGAGTTGAACTGGATATTGTTTACGGTATACATTCAACTCATGCAAGAAAAGTTGATGAAGTTTTCATAGCTAGATCTGGAGCATGGGTTCCTCCGTGGACTGATGATAATTTTTATAAGTTTATTCATACCTGGCTATTCCGTACTCCTAAATGTACTCTTTGGGGATACAATTGTCTTGAAAAATTCAAAAGAAACTTTAACTGGAAAGAAGTAAAAGATGCTGCTATCGTTCAAAAAAATCATGTGGATGAAATAAAGAAACTTCATCCAAATGGAATTTTTCTCTAAAGGAAAACAAAAATGGGAGAGTCATTAGGAAAATGCGCTTGTGGACATTTGGCAGGTCAGGAAGAATTTGAACGACATGGGGAGTGCGAGGAATGCGCTCGATTGCGAAAAATTGGAAACGGGTCTATTGTTGAAGGTTCCAGAAAAGAGGTAAGAAAAACAAAGATCGAAGAAAATAAGAAAATTTTTGCTAACAGAACTTTTCCTATTATAAAACAAAATGCTCTATTCTTGTGTGAAGTTTCAACTATAATGGTTCACATTACTCCTCATCTGGATGGTTGCGTTGCGCTACCTATACCATCTAAAGATCAGGAAAAAATGGAAGATGTTCTTGTTGGAGGTTGGAGAGGAGTCGTTGAGCTTGTTGTAAAAGACATGGAAGATGAGCCAGGAGTTACTTGCGAAAACGCTATGGAAATGAGCTATTCATGTGCTTTTACTGTTGAATTGCAGGAAAACGAAACTGCTACGAAAGCTAAAGTAAGAGTAAAAAAGGCTTTTATTAGATCCTGGAACAAAATCGTTACTAATGTAGAAAAAGGCAAAAAATTGTAACGAGTTCGTGAAACGTAGAGCCTTCTCAAGTACCTATGTGTATAGGAGGCTTTATGCACAATTTTGACGAAAAAATCAGGATTATCCAAGCGATTCGTGTCAAGATTTCCCAAGAAATAAAAGACCTAAATGACTCAGGAATAAAAAATACTGAATCAAGGTCTTTTATTTATTCTATGAAGATATTTCTAGAGAAGCTCGATAGTTTTGAACAGGAATTGCTTTACGTTCCTCTTTCTAAGTATGTTGATATTAAGAATAGATTTCCTGGATCTCCTAGAAATTAACTAATAATATTGATATTTTTAATCAATCTTGCAGCTATTCTCAATCATGTATTTTTGTAATATATTTGTCTGATTTAAAGAAATATCATTCTTGGATTGATTACAATTTTTGCAAACTAATCTAATAGAAGTTTCTGAATTTTTTGAAGATGGATTTACGTGATCGTATTGCGAATCTTCTTTTAATTCTGCATTACAAATAGGACATAAGCAGTCGTTTTCTATAGCCTTAACATAAGCTTCTGTTTTTGTTGATTGATTTATAAACTTTTTTTTACATCCAAGATCTACTTTATAACTAATAGCTATTTCGTTAATAAGTTCCATTTTTTTGGAAAGATTAGTTGAATTGCCTTGATGATTTACTAAATCTTCTTGAGATCTTCTTGAAATATATTCCCAAGCTATTTTATGAAATGTTTCAAGATGTTCTTTTATTTGATTTTGTTTTAATGTTTTAGCTTCAATATGTTCTGAAAACCAAATTATTAAATCTATAACAGCATTTTTTTCTATACAATTTTTTCCTGGAACTTTTTTGAAATCAATTATTTCAGCCAATATCTTTGCGGTATTTTCTATAAGATTAACATTTTGTAATAATCCTGTTTTTTCAAGTATATCAATGTTGATTATATTTTCTTCTATATCATCTTTCAAAGAATTTTCTCCAATAATAGTTATAAAATAGTTTTCAATTCTTTTTGTAGATTTTTCTATATCTGACTTAGTTGCAAATTTTGCAACTCTACTTCCTAAGAATGTAAGACCAAATCTAGCGTACATTAAATTATGGACCCATCTTATTCCTGCATATCTTTCATTTCCGCTTATTTCAGATCTTAAATGACTATGAATAGGTCTTAGACAGTCATTGAAAATATACATTAGTAATGATTTTGTAAGAAAATTTGGACAATAAAGTTTTTCATGACAATTTAAACTTGACATAGCGTTTATTCGTTCAAATAAATCTCTTTGTTCTAGGATTGTCATTGGTTCCCAGGCGCGAATATCCCATGTATAGTTCATAAATTGACGTAAAAGTTCTGGATGCTTTTTTATATCATTGAAAAAATATCTATTTCCATTCCATTCAACAAAGAATTTGTTATTTACAAATTCTAATACACATTCCCATCTTTGTTTTCCATCACAAACATTATACCTGTCAGCATCTTCTTTTATTGCTATTAAATGAATATAACCAACAGGTACATTTGCTAAAATTGATTTTATAAGATTTTGTTTCATATATTCAGGCCATATATTAGAACCTCTTTGATAAATAGTATCAAAATTATAAACCTTACCGCTACTACCTAGATAATTAAGTAATTCCCTCATTCTAATAGGTTCTGATTTGGATTTTCCAAGTTTCCCATCAGAAATAGAAACAAGAATTGATTCGGCTTTAGACTCCACATTTTTATCTTTCATTTTTTCTCCATATCTGTAAGACTCAAAAAGGTATCGGATATTTTTCAAAAAAGTTGAATACTTTTTGTAAAAAATCGGAATTTTCTTTTCGGCACAGCAAGGTTTTTATTTCGACCAATTACACGGAATATCTTCTGTGCTTTTTAGGTCAAACCATTAAAACAAACAAAAAGCCCTTATTTTCAAGGGCTTTCGTATCAGAAATTTATTTTAAGCGTATTTCGTCCATTCCCCAGCGAAGACGGCACGCAGCTTATCAAGGTAATCGTTTGATTTTATTTTTCGCATCCAGAGATCATGACCAGAGCCGCCTTTAGCGACAACTCCTTCCCAAAACGGAAGGGTTCTATTGCGAACCGCATCTATTAGAGTTTGGTTGAAATTTCCTTCATAGACAACCTGAGCGGATTTTAGATGTCCAAAATGATCAACAAATTGTCTTGGACTAATTATGCCTTTCTTATGAAGATTGATATCAAATAAAACAAGCTCCATTGGCTCATTAGGCAATTCTAAATCATGAATACCTGCAAAAGATTTAGGTCCAACATATTCGCAATATGCTGTAATTCTTTCGTTGTGGCGAAATTCTTTCGTTTTAGTAATTACTTCTTCTATACCTTCGGCTTGAGTAGCCATAAACAAATCAATCGCTGGTCCAAAGACCGGATCTGATTTATCAAAAAGTCTTGTCCTTGTTCCGAATTTTAACCAACCCTTCTTTGGAGTCCATTCGAAGCGTAGGTTACTTCCATCATACTTATAAAAAGCAATACAAGGCTTTCCAAAGTCTCCGGTTGGTCCATCAATAGAAGGGTATTCTTTCATTTATTATCAACAATCAATTCATGAAGTTCGTAACAGCTTTTAGTTCCATCACTGTGCTGTACATCAAAGCATAAGCCATGAGAATCATGGTGTCCAATAACGGTTCCGTTTTTTTCGTGTTGTCTTGTTCTTTTTGCTTCATCCGACCAGTCTTCCGATTCCATTCCAGCATCAATAAATGTTATGACTTTTGTTCCTGGAGCTATAGGCGGATAAACTAAAGTTTGAATATGATATATTTGCATTTTATTTGTTCCGTTTAAAATATCTCTTTGATATTTTTTCATCTTATTTATGTAAGCTAAAGCATCTCTAAGCAATTCTCCAGTCTTATTGCCTCGCATGTAGCCTTTTTCAGCAATCCATTCAACAAGTCTTTTAATAATATCATCAGGATTTATATTGACTGATTGTTGCTTTTGAGATTTTTCAAATTTATTCATTATGCTACCAATAGCTTTTTCACAGCTTCCTTATTAGACTTAAGATCAGCAAATATTTCTGGCAATGAAAGACGCTGATTGCTGACTTCAACATGAGCCTTTCTGTTTAGACCAGGAGCATATGCTGGGAAAACGTTAGCGAATTTCTTAAATCTATCTTCGCTTTCCTGAATGAGCAGCAAACGCATAATAACACTGTCAGTAGGCGGGAAATCTCCAGTAAGGATAACGCACAACTGTTCTATTTGCACGCCTTTTTGCCAAACTGCAACCTTGCCGTGACCAGGGAATATTTGATAAGTTCTACCGCTTTCCCCCTTAAAGGTTATAAAACCTCTGACTATGTATTTTTCAAAAGCATTCTCACCAATCAATCTCTTGAGGGTTTGTCTTGCTCTTATTTCTCTGATATCTGTTGTTCTGCGAAGAGAAGAATGACGAACAATAATATTCGGAGCTTGTCTTTTCTGAATAATTTCTTTAATAAAATCAGAAATAGGACGAACTTCAGGGCGAACTTCGTTTTTACCATACCAGTAATTAAGATGACGGAAATATATACGATCTTCTTTTGCTATCCATTTATTATAATATGTAGTTGCTGAAGTTGTATGATTTTTAATAAAATGCGGATAAAGGTATGTGGTGCCTGTTGTTGATGAAGTTGCCATTTCAGAGTCATCATCGTATATTGCATATCCTGTAGGATTAGAAATAGATGGAGGTTGTTTTATCGTATATCTTAATGAACTTATAGGAGACGGGAATGGTCTAGTAGGAGTTCCTTCATAAGTAGTCCCATTATAAGTTGTAGTAATCTTTTCGTATATTTGATTCATATACAAATCTGATCCTTTGTGATGCTTTAAAGCAGTTATTGTTGCGCTTAAAAAGTCTTTCTTTCTAGGATCAATTTCATTTGGACTTGCAGTAACTGGTTCGACTGCAATAGTCTCATTTTTAAATATTTTAACATGCAATCTTACTTGCATGAAATCTCTTTCAGGGAATTCCTCTGTAGGAGTGGCTATTTCTACTTTTTCAACAACGGAAACAACTGTGTTACCATTATCATCAATGGTTGTATAAGGCAATTCATACCTGTCTTGCATGTCATAAACAGCGTCATCAACTGTTACATCTAAGACTTTTTCTTCGACACCTTTTTCTAAGATTAATGTATTTTGTTCCATAAAATCTATTAACCTCCAGCAACCATTTTCATAGGAAGAAAAATGACTTCTTCGGCTGTCGGGTCAAATTTCTCCATTGGTGACCCCTGCTTGCCATCTCCACCTACTCGATAAGCAGTTAGACCCTGACTTATAAACTGATTAAACATCTTATCTGCTTCGCTAATATCAGAAAGGCTCAGTCGATTCCAGACAAGCCTTTTATCTCCCTCTTTCTGATCTAAAATACGAAAAATACCGAACTGCTTGTTGTGTTCAAAATCAGAAATATTTTCATCAGTAGCTATTTGTAAATTAGTATCAATAGAATGACTTATTCTATTATTTCCTGAGATTGGATTAAAAACAACAGCGCTCATATTTTGTCTCCAAAAACTTCAATCCAATGGCTAATGTCTTTTTTAACCATTTCTCTATCGTTGATTATTACGCAATCTCTTTCTTCCTTAGATCCTACTCTTTCCTGAGTTTGCAATGTATATGGTTCCATCCTGAAAGATGATTTGGTTGCGTAGATTTCATCAACAGGTTTTCCGTCATATCTCTTATCTTCAACAATATGTCCGTTATTTATTCTTCTTTGATGTTTATGTGTACAGTTAGGACAAATAATATTGTGAATGCCATTAAGTGCCATATTTAGCTTTGCGAGGAAGTATCCTCCGCATCCGCCGCCAGACTTTGCGCAGTAGAATTCTTGCGTTACTCTTGCCATAAAACCACTAACTCTATTGTGTTATTTTTTCAAGGTAAAGAACGACTTTTTTCAACTCAGAAAGCGAAGCATCGCTTTTTATTGTATTAGCTTTGTGAGAAATAACATGGATGTTTCCTTTTACATAGCCTTTGTTCGGGTTTATCCTGTCTAATGTTGGAGAATTTGACCAGCAATTTTCTTTTCCAATTTCTAGCTTTATTCCAAGTATGGGGCAATACTCAGGTATCTGAATATCTTCTTTATCAAGATTGAACTCTATTCCTAGTTTTTTGGATCTTGATTTTACTTGACAAAACATATAGTTGACAGGATTTTTTCTTATTAAGTCTCTTTTGTATGCATTGGTTTTTTCTCTATCTTTATTTTGACTTCTTGTTGCTCTTTCTATTGAAGCTTTCCTGTTTTTCTTGTAGTAAGAATCACAATACTTTTGACAGTCTTTGCATTTCTTGTTTCCTTCAGAAAAATCAGAAACCTGCTTTTCTACCTTACATCTATTACATTTCATTCGCTTCTCCTGCTAAAAACCTAGTTGTATATAGGTTTTCGACAGTTAGCGAAATTATCCTTTGAAAAATTCATTTGCATGAACAAATTTCATACCAACTCTTGCAGCACATGTTTTGTCAGTAGTCATATCACCGACAAATATGCATTGAGAAGCGTCAAGTTTATACTTTTCGATGAATTGAACCGGAAGTCCTGGCATAGGTTTCCTGCAAAAGCAGCTAATAGGAGGTACTCGATGCGGGCAGAATGATACGTCAATATCAATACCCAAAAGTTCGATTGTTTTATCGAAGCAAGCTTTTGCCTGCTCCATTGTTAGATCGCCCTTTTCTACTCCACTCTGGTTACTAACTCCCAAAAGAATGTATCCTTCCTTTTTCTTAGCAGACAGGATTTCTTTTCTATTTGGAAGAATGAATATATCTTCAGGATCTGTTGGGAATTTAGAGCCGCTTTTCGTGTCTCTCAAAGTTCCGTCAAAGTCTAGGAACAAAGCTTTTTTATTGTATGCAGGGTCTTTTCTTCTCGCAAAAGGAATACCTTTTATTGCGTCAAATCCTTCATCATGCGTTGGTTTTTCAAACTGCTTGCGATAATTGAAAAGAACAGCAGCAGGAAATATGTTTGGGCTTTTTGCCTTTTTAATTTCATCATTACTAAGGAGTTTGCCATATCGCTTGACCATTCTAGAGCAAGCGTTGAATTGAGCGTCTTCGATAGAAGACAAAAGATATGAGCAAGTTATTGATGCTCCACAAGCCTTTCCAAGAGCTATAAAAGGATTCCTAGACTCTATGGAAGGGAAAGTGTTATCAAGGACAACGTTATTGCCAGATTTCAAGGCAGCTTCAACAACAGGAAGAAGCTCAATAATAGTTCCGCCTTCTTTGTCACGATTGACATGAACGAAACCTCTAGAAATGTAATCCTCCGCTATGGTTGTTTTACCAGCAGCAGGAAAGCCAACTATCATTACAAGTTCTTGACTCATTGCTTTCCCGGTTCAAGAGTTGTTTCAACAAATACTTTCTTTTCAATTTTTGGTCTATTCGCATGAATAGGCACAAACTTTTCATTATGAATAGTTTTATACTCTATTGCTTCTTGCCATTTTTGTCTATTTTCGTAAACAAGATATTCCCAACAATCTTGTGAATTTTCAGGATACCCATGACCAGGATTGGTTCTAGATCTTTCATCTCCAGGTATATAAATTGATCTATATTGAAGTATTGCAAAATGCTCCCCAAAAGGAACATCATCAGGAACATGGGCAAACTTCTTTGGATAGTTAAAAATGGGAGGCATAGTTATTTTCCAGCTACAAAATCATCAATTAATTTGACAGAATCCCCAAAGGAAACGGATTCAAAGATAAGGGAAATGTCAATCTTGCCCTTATCAATGACTCTTTCAAATTTTGCATTGATAGGATTGCCTTTTTCGTCATTGCCAGTCATCACAAGTGGTGGTGAAAACCCTCTCGCTCTACCTTCCTTCCACCATCCATAAAAATCAGCAACAGGACATGCAAATTTGGTATTTTTAGCATCATCGTGAAGATGAACTTCTCCTTTATGTTCATGAATACGAAAGCTGGAAGAAGCTCCAAGATTAATCGTTTTACCTGCCGCTGGAGGAGTAACTACTTTTTCATTCGTTCCGCCCATTGCTATCTCCTAAGTCATAAGGAAGTTGTTCTTTTCCCGGCTTCCCGATGTATTCCCAATCATTATGAGGCGTTCCATTCCAATAACAACATTGAAACTCGCCTAAATGCGATTGAGTTTCATCATATTGAAGATAATTGCCGTTTTCAAGCCTTTTTGTGATAGTTCTGTAAAGAAACGTGTCTTTTCTGAAAGCTACATAGATGTTTTTTTGATCTAAAGAAAGGGATAAAGGTATTTTAACCCTAGCTGGTAAACCAAAAGTGTTTTCTATTTCTTTTACATTCATATTTCAATTGGTATGAGATATTCAGAAGGTATTGTCATATTACCCTTTACGTCTTCAAAAACATTTCTTTTTGCGTTTTCTTCATCAAGCATTCTAATTCCATCAGTAATATGAAGAATAGGAGCTGAATAAACTTCACAAACTCCTTTTCCTCTTATATTGTATGAAGCCATTACATTGAAGCATTCAATACGATCTGGATGATTACTTATTGAACCGTATTTTTCTAGTTCTATATCCATTTCTTCTCTGCTTTTAATATTCGTAAGTGTCCAGCATTCAGTAACATGAATTACTGCAACTGCGTTATATCTTTTTGCTAATGATCTAGCAAAATCTGCTGCCAGTTCTTTTGGAATATTTGTTATTGCAGGAGGAAAGATAATGATTTTCATATCAGATGTTATGATCTGAAAAATCATAGAAAATTCTTCTGTTTCATTTTTTAGAAATGCTTTCATAGTCTCGACATGATTTTCTATTGAAAATTTGATAAAATCAATAAGATCTTTACCTGTTATAGTAGTTTCGCAGGTATTATCTTTTTCAAGACTTTCCATGTGCTATTCCTAGTTAGAGAGGACCGTTTCTTCTACGAGTTCTTCAACTTGTTGAGATACAGATGAAGCTGCAACAACTTCATCACCATCCGACAATTTCAAAAGTCTGCTACCGTTTGTTCCTCTATTCATGACGCGAACATCATCAGCAGATACTCTTACCATTTGTCCCTGTTTAGTAATTATGACGATATCTTTGCCATTCTTTAGAGGTATAACACCAACGCTTTTCCCTGTCTTTCCGTCTAGGTTTATATCCATGCGACCCTTGCCTCCCCGAGATTGTTGGCGAAGTTTAGACCCGTCGCCAGGAGACATAAGGTATTCATCAACGTGAGTTCGCTTACCCCAACCCTTATTGGTAAGGGTCATCATACTAAGATCTTTGTCGTCGGTAACTGTATCTCCATCCTTATCAAATTTCATAGGAACGGAAACTCCACCAACAACGTAATCTTTATCCTCTAATTTGATTCCAGTAACACCTTGTGATGTTCTGCCAGCTATTCTAACTTGGAGTTCGCTAAATCGAATGGCGCTACCAAGGTGAGTTACTAGCAGGAGATCATCAACACCTTTAGTAGTAAGAACAGAAACGATACTGTCACCTGGCTTTACTTTGACCGCGATTATTCCACCCTGATTTATTTTGGCATATTGTCTAATGGCAGCTCTTTTGACAATACCATTCTTGCTCAGGAAGTTAAGGAAAATATGCTGCTTTCCAAGACCCTTGATAGGAAGATATGCGCAGACTTTTTCTCCATCTTTTAGATTGACAAAGTTGATAATTGGTCTGCCGCGAGCAGTTCTGCTTGCTTCAGGAAGCTCAAACACTTTGATAGAGAAGGCTCGTCCTGTATTGGTAAAACAAAGAAGATCATCATGAGTTGATGCAGAGAACATTGCCTGCATGAAAAGATCATCTTTCGTGTCGCCTGAAATAACACCGACGCCTCCACGATTTTGCTTCTTGTATTCGCTCAAAGCAACTCGCTTAATGCAATCGTCAGTAGTAATACAAACGACAACATCTTCAACGTCTATTAGATCTGCTACAGAAATATTTCCAGCAGCAGCATCAATCTGAGTTCTGCGAGCATCTCCAAGTTTTGCTGCCAATTCTTTTTGTTCCGCAAGAACAATTTGAAGAATTTCAGATTGACTTGCAAGAGTCTTATTAAGCCAAATGACTCTTTCGTCTTTCTTGGCTTTCTCTTCTATCAAAGACCCTTGTTCAAGCTTTGTGAGTTTTGCCAGTGTAATAGAAAGAACCGCTTTGGCTTGTCTTTCAGTTTTTACGAGACCCTTTTCAATTAACAGTTTCATTGCATGGTCAGCATCATCAGCACTTCGCACTATTTTAATAGCTTCGTCAATGCGAGAGGCAACGCTAATGAGACCTTCAAGGACTTCTATTCTGTCAAGAGTATCAGAAAGCTCAGCCTGGAATTTCTTATTTAGAACTTCCTGTCTGTGGTCAATAAAAGCTTTGATAAGCGTAGTGATTGGAGCTTTGTCATAAAGCTTTCCTCCAATCATAACAGTAGCATTAACTGAAAATGTTATTCTTAGGCAGGTATGAGAAAGAATCTGATTGAGAATAACCTTTGCATTCCCGTTGCGCCCGATTTCGACAACAACTTTAGTGCCAATCTTGTTAGAAGAGTAATTGGGGATATCAGAAATACCGCCAATCTTTCCTTTTTCTATAAGGTCTTTCAATTGACTACGGAATTTTTCCGGAGATCCTCCCTCAGGGAATTCAGTAATGACAATCTTATCATTACCTTTAGGATCATTTTCAATTGTATATACGCCTTCAATCTCAATTGAGCCTTTTCCATTCTGGTAATAGTCAAGCACTCCTTCTTGACCAAGCAGTCTTCCTCCAGTTGGGAAGTCTGGACCAGGCATGATCTTTATAATTTCCTTAGCAGTAATGCTAGGATTTTTAATAAACGCTTCAAAAACACTAACAAGTTCTTGTAAATTGTGTGGAGGAATATTTGTTGCATATCCTACCGCAATACCAGAACCTCCGTTTACAAGAAGATTAGGCAATTTGGCAGGAAGAACTGTGGGTTCTTGTTTAGAATCGTCGTAGTTTTGCTTATAGGAAACAACTCTTGGAGAAAGGTCTTCAAGAAGAGCCATACCAAAATGAGATAGTTTGGCTTCAGTATATCGCATTGCGGCTGGAGGATCGCCGTCAATAGATCCAAAGTTTCCTTGAGGCTCAACCAACGGAGATCGCATGCCCCATGATTGAGCCATTTTTACAAGGGTAGGATAAACAACTGCTTCGCCGTGAGGGTGATAATCACCAGAAGTAATGCCGGCGATTTTAGCACACTTCATGTGCTTTTTACCTGGAGACAGTCCAAGTTGATCCATTGCATATAAAATGCGACGTTGAGACGGCTTGAGTCCATCTCTTGCGTCTGGAATTGCTCTATCTTCAATAACCTTAAAGGCATATCGAGTAAATGATTCATCAAGGATTTGGCTAAATTCTTGATGTTCAATTTGATCAGGAATAATAACTTCTTCAACTATTTTTTTCTTTGACATATTTTACTCAACAACAGATATAACAGAGTTGTTCACGTTGTTTGTTATGTGTTCTCTTCTGAGAGGAACGTTTTTTCCCATCAGTACAGTAAGCATTCTCTCTGCTTCCGCTGCATCTTCCATAGTTACTTGCAAAAGGTGTCTTTTTCCCCTGCGCATTGTTGTTTCAGCTAGCTGCTCGGCGTCCATTTCTCCCAGTCCCTTGAATCTTTTTACATCAGGCTTTGTAGCAAATTTTGAAAGATTTTCTTGAAGTTCTTTATCCGACCAGCAATATATTGGTTCGCCCTTCTTTTCGATCATATAAAGAGGAGCTTGAGCAATATATATATGACCATGCTCAACGAGAGGTCTCATAAAACGATAGAAGAATGTCATCAAAAGAGTACGAATGTGATATCCATCATCATCAGCGTCAGACATGATAATGATTTTACCATATTTGAGCTTAGTAATATCAAAGTTATCTTTTACTCCTGTGCCAATGCAAATCATAAGATTTATGACTTCATCATTTTTCATCAAGTCAGAAAGATCGTTTTTTTCTGCATTGATAATCTTACCCTTATTGGACAAGATTGCCTGAACTTCGCTATCTCTGCCACCGGAAGCAGAACCGGCAGCAGAATCACCTTCGACAATGAATAGTTCTGTTACAGTATTATCAGAGCTACGACAATCGCGAAGTTTTCCAGGGATTCGACCACTACTGCCAAGAAAACTTTTCTTCTTCAAAGCAGATGCAGCATCCTTAGCAGCTTTTCTAGCGCGTTGGGCAAGCAATGCTCTATCTACTACCTTGCTCAGGATTTTTGGATTGCGCTCAAAGTAATCAGTAAGCAACTCAGAAGTAACTACACTAACAACTGATTCGGCTTCAACTGTACCGAGTTTGGCTTTAGTTTGTCCTACAAATTGAGGTTGGGGGAGACGAATGCTAATAATAGCAGTCAAGCCTTCCTGAATGTCTCTGCCTTCAAGACCTTCATCTTTTTCCTTGAAGGTTCCATTAGCAAAAGCAAGTTTGTTTACTGTTCTTGTGATAGATGTTTTGAAGCCAGAGAGATGGGTTCCTCCATCAATCGTATTGATATTGTTTGCATAAGAAAATATCAAACTATCATCTTCGTCGGTCCAGGATAAAGCTACTTCAACCTGCATTCCATCAAGATTCTTTTGCCCATATATAGGGTTATCAGGATAGATGCCATTTTTGTTTTGCACAAGATAAAGGACGTAATCTCCAATACCTCCATCAAATTTATATTCTTCTTTTGTTCCTGTTGCTTCATTGGCGAAGACAAGGCGAAGGCCTTTATTGAGAAAAGCTGTTTCTCTCAACCTGCGAATGATATCTTTTTCATCAAGCTTAACTCCATGCTTGAAGATTTGAATATCGGCGTGCCAAGTTGATTTCGTGCCTGTTTGTTTTTCGCTTTTTTCAAGCTTGCGAACCTTTTTCACATCGTCAATAGGTTTGCCGCGAATATATTCTTGTTTCCACAGGTACCCTTCTCTGCGTACTTCAACTGACATGGAATCAGATAGAGCATTAACGCAAGAAGCTCCAACACCATGAAGACCGCCAGATGCAACATATCCGTTGGAATCGGAAGTCATTTTTCCGCCAGCATGAAGAACTGTCATTGCAACTTCCAGAGCTGACTTATTCTCTGTAGGATGCATATCAACAGGAATTCCTCGACCGTTATCTTCTATAGATATTGTTTCTTCATCTTTAGCAATTGTGATGAAAATAGAATCTGCATGACCAGCCATTGCTTCGTCTACAGAGTTATCAAGAATTTCCCATATTAGATGGTGAAGGCCTTTTTTATCAGTATCTCCAATGTACATTGCAGGGCGGTGCCTTACGGCTTCCAGACCCTTTAGTACCTGAATCTTTGCTCCGCTGTATCCACTATTGTCGTTTGACATTACGAATTCCGTCCTTTGCTTGTGCTTATAGATAATTGTACTGAAAGTCTAGGGCAGATTTACCCTTATCATAGCCTTACTCTAAAGATTTTTTAGCCATTTTGTGGCAATGGAGGATCTGTTGGAGGAGGAGAAACCTCAATGTATTCCTGCAATGGATACATACTTTTCATTGCTTCTTTTCTGGTTTTATGATAAGTTCGAGTATCTTTTTCGCCCATAGCTTTCCATTTTCGATAGTTATACTCTTGCCAAAAATCCCATATATCTTTATGTTCTGGTTTAGAAGAATCAATTATCTCATCAGTTTTTTCCCATTTGACTTGATAAGATTCTCTGCGAACTGGTACAATCTGAGCAAGTGGAGGCCACATGTTTCTTCTAAGCTTAACGACCTCTCCAGATCTAATGAACTCAAGGTTCATCCAAATATCATAAGCCATCCAGTCAGTTTCTAGAATACCTTCTTGAATCCAAAATGGTCTTTTATGAACTTCAGTAAAGTTTATTGGAGATCGAACATGAAGACCCCAACCAGGAGGAGTTCGGAAAATACAGCCAGTCCATATTTGGTATACATCAGGAGCTGCAACGCCTTTTCCTAGTAGTGTTCTTTTTGAGTCTCTAAATTTGTCTTCTTCTCTCAAATTTGAACGAATAACATAATCTTCAAGATTTTCGAAATCTTCTAAAATATTTTCAGTATAAGTTCCATCTCCATTGTATGAAATATCCATATCAAATGGAGGGTTTACCCACCAACCTGCTTGATTTGCGTGAATGTACGGACCACAGTATTTTACAGCGCCTTCATTTGCATCTCCATTGAGCTTATTATTGCTTTTTTCAAAGCTTGCTCCAGATGGATGCAGTCTGTAAATACGAAGAGTATGATCGCCTTCAATAGGCTCAAGTTTTTTTGCAGGGAACTTGAATGGACAGTTCATCTAAACAACCTTGCTGTATTTTTCTTTCGTTTTCTTTCGAAAAAAGCCCACTCTGTATTATCGAACAAAAATGATACGCCAGAAGCAAAATCACTTCTTAGTTGTAAGTGCAAGTTTTCTTCTTTTGGAATACTTTTCTTTGGTGAAGCATACGCATCAGCGACTACGCTAGAAATCCAGTCTTTTGCAAGAGACAAATCTGTTATTACTCCAATAAAAGGAAACTTAATAGTCATAGAAGTTATTACTCCAAAAAGATGAAGTTCATTATCCTCAATAATAAAAGCTCCTCCTCCTGAATCTCCTAATCCATGAATACCTTCTCCAGATATAGCTCCACCAATTTTACCTAAAGTACACGGATCTTTAAGCATAAAAAATAAACTTTTTTCTACTTTAACAGAAGATCCTATTATATAAATATCAATTGATTTTGTTGATATTGTATTTTTATATATTCTTTTTGTTCCATAAGGAATATTCCATTCTATTTTATTGATATTTGGTTTATCTGAGCTTTGACCAAAACCAACTCCATAAAATTCACTTCCTATAAAGTCTGTAGAAAAAGACAATTTTGCAGAATGATCAGCTTTTCCTTTTAATTTTATTATAGCCAAATCTGCAACTTCATGCGCATAGATTTTTTCTACTTCAAAAATCTTATCATCAATTTCAAATATAAAATTAGAAATATCTGATATAGTTCCTTTTTGAGAGCAATTATTAGTTAGTACATGACGTGCAGTTAATACAAAAGAACCGTCTCCAATAACGGTTCCAGATCCTGAGATATAGAATTTTTTGTTTTCTATTTTTCCCACAAAAGGAAAATCATTAATATTTTTATCAGATTTACCAAGAGGTATTATAGTTACACTTGATTTAGCTATATTGCTAAAATTCAAAAGAGAAGTCAATAATAGCAAAAGGGCCATCAACTTCATAAGGCCTCCCAAAAAGGAGTTCCTTACAAAGGAATTATTTTCCTCCCTAAATGTTATTGATTTCTTGCCATTCTTCAATTGCCAATCTAGCGGCCTCTGCAACTATAGGGCCTGGAGGGGCTTTATACCAACCAGAACAACTAAAGCTGTTTATCTCTAAAAGATAAGGATGTCCTAATGCATCTATCGCAATATCCATGCAAAATATATTATCTGGTTTCCACTTTACTTCTTTGAGTATATTTTCAGTATAAGAAATGGCATTAATAGCATGATGATCGTCATTACCAAATTTGCCATCAACAAGATTTTGAATAGTTGTTTTTAAGGCTTCAGTATGATATTGGCCTTGGTCATTATAATACATTGATCCAGCAATAAACTTATTTCCTGAGCAAAACATTCTATATTCTTGTCTTATTTCTTTAGCGGAAGAAATAATAACAGGCAATTCTGGCTTACCATATTGGTCTTCGTATCTACATACAGAATCAGGAATTAATATTTGCCCGGTAAAGTTTTTTGTCCCTGAGCAAGGTCTAATAAACATTCTTCCATATTTTTCATATAAATCTTCATACCTTCTAGAAACCTCTCTCAAAGGCATAATATGATAATCATGATTTAATAAATATGGACCAAAATGTGCATAATATGTCAAACAATCGAAATTTGGAAAATTAGCGAAGCTACCAGGAACCCAAGGTTTTTCTTTTTGAATTTGTTTAACTAAATTTATAGATCCAAGAACTATAACACAGTCATTGTTATCAAATTGATCGTAATTACCGCTTCCAAATGGCTTATATCGAACTTTTTCAGCAATCATGCCTTGAGAGCGTACTTCTTTTACAATTGAATCTATATCTTCGGAAAACGTACCTTCTTCTATTAGCCATTTTACTACTGGTTTTTTCTCATTAATGCGATATTTTCTTAAAGCAGATAATCCTCCATGAATATAAATCTCTGTTTCTTCTTCATCCAAAGAAGTGCAAAAATTGCAAGGAGCATTAACATTACAGGTACATCCATCAAGCGTCATAATTATCCCTTATTTTAATCTAGAAAATATTACTTCTAATTTATTTACTACAATATTAACTTCTGATGACCAGCGGAATTTTTTATTACCGCCAGAAATATTTACTTTTCTAATACCTTTGATAACTGAATCTATCATTTCTTTACTTAAAGAATCATATGAAACATCTGCTGGTTCGTCAGATACTGTTGCAAATGCTCTTCTCAGCCATTCATAAATAGTAATATCATTTGCTGTAACGAGAGCGGCGGTAGGGATTTTCAAAGCTCTCCCATGCTTTTTAGGAGCGGTATTTGTATACGCAAGAAAAAAAGTCTCATGCTTTGTCAAATCATGTAGAACTGATTCTGACAATTTTTGAGCATTAGTTACAATCTTTGCAACTTCATTAGATTTTTGGGAACATTGAGGAAAAAGTCTTTTTAGTTCAGGAATTACTTTATGTCTAATTGCATTACGAGTATATTTTGTATCCTGGTTTGTTTCATCTTCATTGAATGGGATATTATTAGATTTGCAAATGTCGTATAATTCTTCTTTAGAGATCTCAAGCAATGGACGTACAGTCGTCCAGTCATTATGAATATGACTCTCTGCGATACCAGAAAGGCCTCTTAGTCCTGATCCCCTGCACAGTTTCATTAGAATAGTTTCAAGCTGGTCATCTGCATGATGACCAGTTGCAATAAATCTTGCTTTATGAGTTTGTGCTACACCAATAATTTTACTTTCTCTTTGGTAACGATATGTTTCTTCTGTGGGAGAAAACCCCCAGTCTCTGACATTTACGTCAACTTGCACAAAAGCAAGATTATTCGTTTCGCAATATTTCTTAACAACGTCTCTATCTTTGGATGCGTCTTTATAGTCTCTCATATCATGCAATGCATGAACAACAACCAGATCATGTCCGGTTTTTTGCGCGCAAAAAAGTAAAGCCATTGAATCAACGCCACCTGAGCAAGCAATAATTAACTTTTCCTTTTCAGGAACAAGTCTACGCAATGCCGCTAAAATCGTATTGATCGGACCTACTGGATTGTTCATCTTTTTCTGCTTTCAATACTAAACAGGCTCTTGCAATTGCCTCAGCCGCTGTATAACCCATAGATACTGGATTATATTTTTGATTCTTTGAATCCAATTTCCTGAAGGTAAACCACGTATTCTCGCCTTTTGTCTTGTCGAGTATTATAGTGTCAAAAAGTTCCATTTTCTCGGCAACGGCCATTGCAAGTGAAATATCTGAAGAATATTTAGGAACTGGTCTTTTCCATTTCCTTACATGTTCCTCGATATCATGCTGATAAGGCTGGTTGAATCTATTATGCCAAAACCATAAACCATACCCATTATTTCCAGTATTGCCGCCATAATTATATTTAGTACCCGTATATTCAACCGTATAAGAATTACAATTCCATATATAAAGCTGTTTGGATAGAACGTTTTCTTTGAAAGAAGGATTAGAATCTCTCAAACCATTAAAAACAGCAATTGCGATATCTTCATCAGAAGTAGCACAAATTGGTTTTAGATAAATACGTTCATGTATATAAGCATTTATTTCTTCAAGGTTATTCTTATTATAATCATTTTTTCTCATTGGTTTTTCCAATTTTTCTACCGTCTAAGGATGCTATTTTGCCAGAAAAATTTTGAATGCTTATCCCATGATTTGCGCAGATAAAAGATTGCAATTCCAAATATCCATCAGAAAATACATGAAGCCTATCTCCAACAATTACCGTTTTTATATTAGACTTCGCAATAAATTTAAGACATTCATTACAAGGCAACCCTGTAATGTACATTTTACATCCATTCAGATCTTGTTTAGCTGAAAGGATTGCATTAACTTCTGCATGAATAATGTGTAAATATTTCTTAGGCCTAAGATTAGGCATTTGATCATCTATTGCATCTGGTAAAAAACCATTACAGCCAGTAGATACAATTTTATTACCTCTATCTACAATAACACAACCATGTTGAGTTTGAGCGTCTGGAGATCTCATAGAAACTAAGAAAGCAAGAGATATAAAATATTCATCCCAAGTAAGGCGACAATATTTTTCATCTTTATCTGCCTCTGAAGCCGGGAATCCAGTATATTTCTTTATACGATTTTCAGCTTCTTCTAGACTGATAGAAGAATCAACTGATATCATTAAAAGAGCTGCTTCTCGAATTAGATCCATTGATTTTTTTCTTCTATGAAATAAAACACTCGCCAATGGCTCTATACCATTTGAAATATTTTCAAAAGTTTTAAAATGCATCAAACGATCCTTGCGCTCTGAAACTTTCCTTGAATATTTTGATGGAAATATTTACCTTTGGATGGAGCTGAAACCATTCCAAGATAAATAGTTCCAGGAACATTACTAAAAGAATAAACATGACCATCATTAAATTTGATTTCAAGAACTTGAGAAGAAATTTCGTATTTTATCGCATTTATATTACTAGAAGCTACTTTAATCCATTTTCCTACTACAGCTTGAGTGTTTTTTGGAGTAAAAGAACGACGTTTAGCTCCATTGACTTCCATACATGAAACACAAATAGCAGCGATCTTTCGTACTTCTTCCAAAGCTCCATTATCGCCTGTATTCCCTGTCCAAGCTGCATCAGCCTTATTAGAATAAGTTCTTATTAATGTTAGAAATTCTCCAACAGTTTTGTTTGGATTATAGTTTTTGTCTTGAATAAGTTGGTCTTGAAAATCTCTTTCACTATCTATAATACTATATACTTCTGATCTATTCAATGGTATTTCCTTTATATTCAAACGGGACGCCTAGCGATGCGGCTATGTCCATAACTATTTCTTGTCGGCTTTTTATATTAGTTTTTAAATCGTCTTCTTCGTCTTTATTTGGATTCCACTGAGACAAGTGACCTGAATCTCCAAAGTCATATTCAAAAAGAAGACTAAGGCCCTCTTCAAGACGAGTTTTTATTTTAGAAATTTCATCTTCATTATAAATCTCAATTTTGGTATATTTTTTTCTACTCATGGATAATTATTCGGTTACTTTTGCTCAAGAATTTTAGACATCACGAATTCCTCTATATTATCAAGATTGTCGTAAGGAAAAACAGTATAGTTTGCATATAGATTCAAAACACCCAAAATATAGTTGTCCATTTCTTTAGCTTGTTCATGAGATTCATAGCGACCTTTGGCTACATAAGGTCTATCTCCCCTATCTAGGAAAATATTCAGAGATGGGTACTCTTTCTCAAAGTGTTCAGTTATGCCAACTAGATTCTGCCAATAAGGGCAGTTATACTTCCTTGCATAAGCGCATTGAAGGAGCAAGGGAGAATCAGTTATTACAAGATCAACTCCATTCCTGAGAGGAATTTCTTCCCTTCTTAATTGTTTAGCGCAAACATAAAATTGATCATAGCCTTTTGGTTTGCGACCTTCCCAAGCCCATGATTTAATGTATTCTTGAACAAGTTCAACCTGAATATCTAGATTATTATGAATAATTCTATTCTTAAGCCTTGCAAATATATCAGAAGAGGTTGTAGTTTTACCTGTTCCAGGTCCACTAAAGAAAGATACACGACGAATTTTGGTATTTTTTATTTCATTTTTTGGTGAGGACATTTACCATAAGCTCCTTTTGCGCAATTACAATTAAAACATAGCAAAGTATACTCATCCTTAGGCCATCCTAATATTTGTAATTTTCGCCACATTTTAATTCCTGTTAATCTTTTTTCTTTTTTATTTCGACCATTAATGTGTTCAATGGTTAAAAATTCTGGAATAGACTCGCCACAACAAGTACATTTGCCACCATATGCAGAAATACCATCGGCTCTAACCTGTTCTTTAAACTTTACTTGATATTCTTTTTTGTAAGAGAGTAACTTTTTTTTATTCTCTTCTCTGTATTTTTTTTGATAATCTATTAATTCTTGCTTATGTTTTTCATAATATTCTTTTCTATATTGTTTAGAATTATTATTTTGTTTGTTTTTTCGTTCTTTATCTCTTTCTTCTATTTCTTCTGTTGTAAGAATCCAATAAGGTCTATGCTTTATAAGCGATTCTCCTGATTGGATTCTTCTTTCTTGTTCTTTTTTTCTTTCTCTTTCTTTACGACATTCAACACAATAAGATTGAGTTTTTCCAGCTCTATCATTTATTTTACAAATAGAACATTTTTTCATATTTGAATCTCCTTATCAGTATTATTCAAATATCAGAAGAAAAATCCTTCTAATCCGACGAAAATCTTCGTATTATATCACAGCAAAAAAGTTTATTCTTCTTGTTTTAGACATTTTATTCTGCCTCTTCAATATTAAAGTGTTCCAAAAAACGATCCTTACCAATAGCTTCGATTATGAGATCTTTTCCAATAAATTCAATCAATTCTGATATGTTGTATCTTTCTATCTCAATATTATTGATTTTATCTAAACATATTAGACCTTCATAATTTTGAAATTCTAAAGATTCAAGTTTTTCAAACTGTATAGTAATTTTCATTTTATGTCCTTAAGTTTGATCATTCTCTGTTATCACAATAGAACCGCAATTGTGATTTTTTGTATATTCAATAAGTTCTTCATACAATAAAACACAATCATTTTTTACTTTATCAATATCGCAATCTAAATATTTTGATATACATATTAAAGATTCTAATAAAGAATTATAGTCATTATCGCTATCGAAGAAGGAAGCGTGAAGAAGACCTGATTTTGACAAAAACACAACAATACCAGTTTTTAGAGATAAAAAAGGATATTTATTAGATGTTTTTATTTTCTTCATATTAAATTTGTTGCTGTCCTAACTTGCCTTGAGACTCTCTATTCTTTGCTCTAGAATTTAATGATTCCAATGCTTTTTCAATATAAGTGATAGCTTCATCATTAGCCGGATGATTAAATTTAGTTGATTGAAAAAAGGCCAATCTTTCTTTTGCTGCTAGTAAAACATCTTCTACAAAAGCTCCATTAGCAGTAGCAAGAGAACCATCTGTTTGTTTTGCTCTAGGTCCGTCTTGCCAAACAACAGTAAGTCCTGGTCCTGTAACGTAGCCAGATTGAGGAAGATCCCCTGCCATATAGTGTCGAACTTTCAATACATTCGATTGGTGGGACTGAATAAAACGTGATAAAATTGGTTCTTGTTTGTTTTCCATTATTTCCATCCTATATTACATACTTTGAATTTAGAATTAATTACGATTGTTATTGTTTTAGAGATTGGATATATTTGATATTTTACAAAATGACAATTTATTAAATCTTTAATAGCGTTTATTGGATCTTTATTATTCCATGAAATCCCAGTAGCTAAATTGATTTCATTACTTTCCTTCATTTCAACAGTTACGCCTAACACTTTTACAGAAAGTATTTTTTGATCAAAAACATCACTAATTCCCCAGTCCATTACTTTATTCCCTTATATGTTTTTCATAAATACTGTTTTATAAATCATACTGTCGAAGAGATTCTTTTACCTCATGTTCTAATTCTTTTTCGGTAATTGTTGTTTCTTCTCCAGTACGATAATGTTCACTATATTCTAGATCAACTTTTTTCTTTAGGGAATTCATAATCTTCTTTAAAGAAGGACGACGACCTGCATAGAATAAACCAAAATATCTATTATATCCATATTCGGGATGAGGAAAACATCCTAATTCTATTGCATGACCAGGTTTGTCATTTCCATTTTTATCCGTTCTTCTATCAAGAATGGAATGATAATCATCAAAATCTTGAATTTTCCATTTAGCTTTCATTTTTGTTTCTTTTCTTTACATGAAAAGTAAGTTTGCCCATCTACTTCTGTTTTAGTCAAAAAATCTTTTTCTGTCATTTTTTCTAATGTAAAAAATAGATCCAATTTTGCGGCTATTTTACATATAAGATCATCATCGCCTTCTTCGAAAGACAATGGAAATTTTATTTCATCAATATCATACAATAAACATATAGAAAGAATTGTGCATATACTTGCATGACTATCTTCTCCGGTTTCTTTATCATTAAAAGTTGCAGCTAAAACTTCTTGATACATTTCATGAATTTGAGCAGAATTCTGATCAAAGATTTCAAACTCATCACAAAGACCATTTCTTAATTTTTCGCCTATAAACATAGTTTTTCCAATAAAGATTTTGATGGTTCTATTCAACTAGAGATCGACAAATTTATATGATTTTTTCTTTGAATCACAGAACAATTCATGCACTTGTAATAAGGATTTTAATAGTCACTTCCACCGAATTCATCTACTCCATAGCCGGGAATTGCAGGTTCTTTATATCCAAAAGGATGTTCTGACCAAGAGACATCACTACTTTCTCCTACTTTAATAACTAAAAAAGGACAATTTCTTCTTTCAGTATGAAATAAATACCCTTCAGAAGTTTTGCAACATAATTCAGATAAATCTCTCCAATCTTTATCACTGAAATTATTCGAAGAATAAGCAGCTATAAGAAAGGAGTTATCAATTCCTAATATTCTAGCAAACTGTTTTTCTTTTGCATAAACTTTAGCTATACCTTTACGAGAATCAGTCCACCATCCTTGAACATTGCCGCAAGAACAAGATATTGCTCCGGTCGGAGGTATAGCTTTGAAGTCGTTACAACAACCGCATAGTATTGCTTTCATATGAATTAATCTCTTTTCTTTTCAAAAGGCATAGTTAAAGTTACATATTCTGAAATAAAATTATCTATTACTGAATACGACTTTTGATTTAGCTCTAAAGCTAAAATATTTGCCAGTTCATGAAGTCTTGTAAGAGTTTCTTGTTCTCTTAATGATTCAAATCTTGCATAAGCAATAGCTTCAACAATAAAGCCAGATTCTTGTCCTCCACTGTAAATATAATCAGTTGGAGTTACAGTTACGCACCAGCCTTTTTCTCTACAATATTTTCCTATTACTTTCTTGGCATCATTTATATCTCCAGCCATATAAAGACGACAAAAGTAAGAATTACATGTTTTGATTTCACTTTTATTTTCCATATTCAATTATCCTTTAATAGATTCCATTTCTTTGATAGTTGTTTTCAACTCATCAATAGCTTTTTTCCAAGCTTCTTCTATTGTTTTTCCTGTGGCTTTAGAACCCAAATATCCATCAGAATGAATATTGATTTTATACCCTTTTAAAGAATGAGTTATTTGAGTACGAAAATATTGGTATGGCTTATTATTCCATTTTCGATAGCCAAAATCAGATTTCTGCAAGTCACTCAAAGCTTTATCAAGATCAAATGCCATAATTTGCCTTTTTTGGATATGGAGTAGACATGTTTTTATATACTTGACATTACTTGATCTAATTTTTCAATATTAGATTCAATTTTAGTTCGGGTTTCATGATTTTCAAAATAGTTCCTGCAAATACATAAACATTCATAAACAACAGCTTTTATATCGCTATGTTTTTGATTTCTTTTCAGGGCTAAAGTATTATCAGATCCAGTTTCAGTATTAGTCCAGTAAACCTGATAGTTCCAGTTTTTGTTTTTTCTTCGTTGAGCATAAACGTGGACATATCCCCATTTTAGATTTACCTTTGTATAAAATGATTGTGATCCGTCACTGGCTGAATGCCCATAATCCATTATGGATAAACCAGGTGCTACATCTATTTTATTAGTTTTCATCTACATTTTTCGGCTTAAATAAAAAACCCCCTTAGCATAACACTAAGGGGGAAAATGCACTTTATTTGGTTATTGGTTCTTTACTTTGAGCGAAGAGGCTTCTTGAGGAAGTCGCTCATAACAGCAGGAGCCGAAGTATCGAAACCAACAACATCAACCTTGCAGGTTGCGAACAGAATCTGCCTTTTTAGCGGCAATTTGTTTTGCTACTATCCTAGAATTCAATTCAGCGTTAGCATCTCTGGTTAGATCATTGAGTAATTCTTTTTGTTTGTTCAAGAAACTCTGATTTACCTCAACATCCTTCGGAATAAATAAACGACCTGCTAAATTTTCACCAAAGCCTTTGGTGTCAAAGAAGCATTGAGGCTCGATATTTTTGCTTCTATGATTATTGTAGGAAACTATTCTTACTGTTACATCTTGAATCCATTTTCCATCAACATTTACACTAGACTTAACTGGTATAACAATTTCAGATTTATAGCAATCAGCAGCGTTTGTGTTTTTTGTATCAAAAGTAAAATCCATTCGTATACCTTTATATTTGAGCAGATTTATTAATCGCTTGCTTTTCTGTATCGTAAGCTCCGCCCCAAATCAACCGACCTTTCACCATCTTTTTAACAATCCATTTCTGTCGAGCATTGCACCAGCTTACGTTCTTATGCTTGGAGGTCTTATTTTGATGCCCAGACTGGATTGAATCAAAGAGTTGCTTCTTTCTATCCAGGTATATATTAGCATCATTATACAGCCAACCTTTGAACTCTTGTAGCTGCTCATTACCACCCCAAGCAAGACTCCATATAGATTTCTTAGGTAGTATTGAAACCTGATTGAGTCCAGCTTTTTCTATTAACAAATCTCGAACAGCTTCAAGAAAGGCTTTTGTTCCAACAAGGGTTAGAGAGTGTTCGCCTAAATGATTCCTGCAAATACACCCGTCTCCATCAAAGAAGCCTCTAATGAAGTGATGAACTAGATTGTCAGGCACCAATGAAATGACAAAAGCAGTTCCGTTTTTAGTTTTACCATTACGAATGTCTTTTTCGGCCAAATCACGGCATATCTCAACGCTACTAACAACACAGCGTACTGTCAAGTATCGCTTGTTGGTTCGCTTGTCAATATAAGAATATGGAGAAAGCGTTGTGTCAAAGATCCTGGCAAACTTTTCAAGATGGTTGGCGTCTGTCTCCTGTAGTGTTATGCTAATTTGTTTGTTGTTTTTGTATACATACCCATCCGCGTAGAAAAAACCTAACCAGTAGGCTTTCTCTTCTGAGTCGATTGTTTGAAAGAATCTACGGTCAAATTTATGAGTGTTCATATAAACAAATACAGGGTATGAAGGAAATCTCCTCCATACCCTGTATTGTTTTTCAGGTTTTTCTAGAACAACCCTTACTTAGTACGCAAGGGACGCTTAATGAAATCAGACATGACGGCAGGTGCGGAGGTGTCGAAGCCCACGCAATCCATCATTCCAGGATCATTAGGATCGGCAATGCTGAACGGAGTACCAGTCATGCCGCAAACAACCAACTTGGCCTCAGGCTTACGCTGGTTACGATACTGGCGAAGAGCCTCAGCAGGCTTAATGTCACCTGCCCAGGTCTCGTTGTCGGTGTAGACAAAGAAACCATCAACATCAAGCTTGTGCTTAGATGCATGAACCATAGGCAGAGAACAATCCGTTCCGCTGAATGGCAATCCTGAGATTACCTTAAGCACTCCATCAAGACGCATACGAGGACTGATCTTCAGCTCAATCAGGTCTGTTGAGAATCCTACAATATGATAGTTCTTTTCAGAACGAGCAGTTGCAAGAGCCATAACAGCCGTACCTTCGCGAGGAGTTACGAATTCCAAGCCTCCAATGCTTCCCATGCTCATTGAACCTGAAACATCCAAAGCAAGCATGATGTTCTTACCTGAAGGTTCAATAGCGTCAAATGCCATGTAAAGCATTTCATCAAGAGCATCGTTGATTTGCTGAATAGGAGTCCAGGTCAAAGAACCCTTAATGCCGCGACCTTGAGCATAAGTCTTGAGAGCAGCAAGGACTGCAATCGGGTGAATGCGAGCCTTCTTGATTGCTTCAGGATTCGTAAGACGAGCAATAACAGTCTTCAATTCGCTCGAAAGCGGCTTGAGAACGCCATATGAAGTCATACGGTTCAAGGTACGCAAGGTTGCGCCAAGAGGCATGTTAGGAAGAAGCGCAGCCCAAACCTTCGGGTCGTTGGCGACTTCCTTTGGAACCAACTCGTGAGGAAGCTGATATTCCTCAACAATCTTAGCAACAATATTCGCGTTCGTCTGGCCCTTGATCTTGTTTGCTCCTTCGAGGATAGACAAACTCTCAGGAACCTTCTTAGGAAGTTCACCGTCCTTGGTTACATAGTTATAGATCATATTGTGAAGTTCATCACCATGAGCGTGACACTTACGCAAGAGATCTGAGTGAGACCAGGCTGACTTTGCGTTACCTTCCTCGGCTGTACGCTGAGGATACTTGACAACCTGAAGCGCAAGGCGATCAGGAGTCATACCGTTGTACCAGTTAGAGAATGCGTTACGAAGTCCTGAACCCCAGCCACGAAGACCGTCAACATAGTGAGCGAATTGGAAAAGATGAGTACCAATACGCGCAACCTTTGGAAGAGAATCAAGAGCAAGGCGGCGAGTAGGAAGATCTCCCTGAGAAGCACAGATTGCAAGCGCAAAGAGAGCAGGATCGTTCTTTGGAGCGCGACCTGAATCGCTAATCTCAACGATCTTCTGAACGGTACGAGTACCGTTTTCTGCAACGCAATCAACGACATTCTTAGCGTTGTCAAGAGCCATCTTGTGCTGAGTGCAATACATAGTTGCACCATCAGTACCTAGGATGAGGAAGCGATCTAGGCGATCCCACTTGTCAATTTCATAAACATAACCACCTGCGTTATTCTTCACAGTGCCAGGAGTAGGGGTGGTTTGAGAAGTGACCTTTGGGGTCTTGGTAGTAATCGCTGCTGACGCCTTGCTGAACTTTGCCATATCAAAACTCCTTCTAATCGACTTCAACAGGTGTTGTTGAAGTATTCAAAACTGCCACCTCTGCTATTGAATTTGCAGATCGAGGTTCAGTATACGACTGAGCCTCATAGTGGTCAAGTATAAAATGATTGATTTCTTCTTTTGTCGGCCTCGGTGGTCTATTTATGAAATCTTCCACCGTATCCTTGAAAACAAAAATATCTTTTACTCTTACTTCTTTTCTCGGGTCAAATGGAGTAAACCATTTTTCCTCAACATTTATTTCCATGTACCAGCTATATTGCCAATTTTCTATCGTAAATTCTCTAGGGTCTAAGAACTTTCTACCAGCTATATGAATAGCTGTAGCTCTATGAAGACCATCATGAACAAACAAAGCTCCATCTTCAAACCTGACAATCTTGATGAGATCGTCAATCTTGAGCAGTTTTGAAGTCTTTTCAATTTTCTTTTTAGGGAATATTGAAAGATTATCTTTTGTAAAGATTCCACCACTTTTAACAAAATTAACCATTTCTGGTATTTGTTCTGCGTTGCGCAGATAATTTTGCATCGGAATGAGAGAATCTACTAGCATTTAATGCGTCCGCCGGGATTCGAACCCGGACTATATCTTGGATAGAGATAACCTTTTCCTATCGACCTGTTTTACCAGATGTGTTGTTGGTCAAGGGTTTTATGTGCTAGCCATTACACTACAGACGCCTTATTCAATTGTCAAAAAGAAAACTCAGGTATGGTAATAGAAGACGGTTTAACTATGATCAGATAACCGTCTTCAATCGACTGGAATCTTCTTCTAAAACGGTTCTTGAAGTTGCCTTCAAAAACCGCTTGAATATTTGGTTTACTGCTGTGCTTACTTAGGCCACCAAACAGTACGATGTAAGGGGTTCTCACCCTTTTTTGTCAAATCCTAAGACCTGACTTTGATCGTAAACCGCCAAAATGCCACTTTTGACAATACCGTTCAAACCCTGGCTAGAGTCACCCTAGTCACCCGTCTACGACCTGTATAGGTTCAACACTATGCGTGTTTACCATCGTTGCCCACTGTCCTTGAGCAATCAAGGACTTTCGAAAACCATCTATTCAAATGTCAAAGTACCGAATATGTTGTTGAAAAAAGACGTTTTTCAGGTTAATCTTTTCTCTTCGACTCGATACAAATGCCTGCAAAGGCCGTCTAAGCCTAGGTCAGGAAAAAAGAATCGGAAAAGGTATTAATTGGCGAACGGGTGCCTTTCGGCGTACTTGCAAATTGTAAGTTAACCGTCCATCCTTCGACCAGTTCCGTCTTATTCTATTTTACTGAAAGTTCTTTGGTAGGCGTTTCAGTATTTCTTCTATCGGCAAGAATCAAAAAGAACTTGAATTCTTCCACGAATTTATTATACGGCAGACAAAGAAGGGGAGTCAACAGTCCTCTCTATTTCTTGTGCTTTTTTGAGCGCAAAATCCTTGGCCTTAAACTCATAATCCAGATCTACATTATAGCCGTAAGTATTTGGAGTATATGTAGGATATTCTGCATGTTTTCTTGGATTATTTTGACCAGGAAGAGATTCGCAAAAATGAAACAAAGGTTTATAAGAACCCCAAGTCTGAGCGCAAAGCTCAAAAGCTTCTTTTTCTGTGAGTCCTCCACTATTGCAACGATGGTGCAAATAATCGAATGTTATTGGAATACCAGTAAGACTATGGATATATTCAACTAGATTGCGAGCGTTCCATATTCCTTTGTCCTCAGTCTCTACCACAAGACGGCTTTTAGCAGCCTCGTCAAGCCTCTCTAAACCATCTTTGAAGCGTTTGGCGATGTCTTTGGGGTCTCCGTTAGAACCATTGATATGGATGTTTACAGGCGATTCTGGCGACAATGGAGAGCCAAGCTTAGACATGAACCAGCCATGATGATTCAATTCACGTATCGTGCTATCAACTGATTTTTCATTTTTACTCGCAAGAACATTGAATTGGTCTGGATGACAAGAAAGTCTAACATGATTCAGTAAAGCTGCTTCTGCGCAACTAAGAAAAAGATTATCCAGTTCTTTTACGTTTGGAAGATTTTCCCATTTGATATTTGACTCAGGATGAGTCATAAGCGGGAAGATATCACTACTAACCCGATAGCACCATCCATTTGCGATGCAATGAGTTAAAATTTTTCGTATAACTTTCAGATTGTTTTCGTATTTTTCTGAAAGAATAGAAAGAGCTTTATCTTCTAATTGAACGAATCGAGTCCATGTCATAGTTTGAAAACTATAACCAGACTCTTTTAGACCATTGTGAATGCAACAAAGACCTTTATTACCCATTAGGTTCTTTCTTCTTTTTAATGCTTTCCATAAGAGAATCATAGGCTTGCAAATCGCTTGCAACCATAGATACAAGTGAATTATACTGTTCTGGAGCCAAATGTTCGAACAGCATTCGCCAATCTTCACAGGCTCTACTTGTGCCTTCGTATGAAGTTCCACAAGCCCAAACCGCTGTAGAAGCTTGACATGATTTATCAGGTTTTTCAGGCCAAGGATAATCAGGGACATGTTTTTTAGCACAAAGATATGCGTTAGCAACATCGTTTTCAAGCGTTGCAAGTCTTGCCTGATCTACGTTAGCGAAATATCCACTATTATAAACTGAATTCAAAAGAGAACATTCTTCTAGAGCTTCTCTTTCTGTATCCCATTTATTATCGCTTTGATATGGCCCTTCGCAAAACCATTTATGCCAAGAAGTTTTAACAACTTTAAATGGACTTGGACCAATAATCATTTCGTGCCATTCCTTATTGCTGTTGAACTAAGCCTCAAAAGAGAATCATCAATTGGAAGACTAGAATCAAACATATTTTTTGGAGTTGCATAATACATATTTTGAATAGTTTCCAAAGAACAGACCTGACCACCAGTGTATCTTTTAGAAACAATGAAGTCAGCTTGAATACCTTGAACCCCAGCAATGCCGTGATGGTCCACAAGTCGTTGTGCTGTATCAAAACCGATGAAAAATGTAGGACGAATCCAATATGAAACTAGTCCTGCCTTTTCAAAGAAAAAAGATGCATTAGTAACCCAAACAGGAGCATAAGACTTAAATTGTTCAAGTCTTGCCCTAAGTTCTTCCAGCGATAAATATGGCTTTTCTAATCTGTTTATAGATATTTCAAAAACCTTAGTTATTGGTTTTACCAAATGGCTAATACCTTTTAATGAAGTATTAGGATGAATGGTATCATAAATTTTGTCATAAATAAATTTATGAGCATCATGTAGAGGATTAAAACTTCCAGGAACAACAGCAAAGATTCCATTGTTCATTCCTCTATGACCCATATTAGGCAAGTCAAAATAAGAAAGAGGATTCTTGACAGAACCATCAGGAAGAACAACAAACGAATCGAGGCGACTGCGACTGCTCGCAATCACCTCATAAAAAGATTCTAGCGTATCGTATGACATGGTTTTAGCAGGATGCAAGAATATCGTTATTGTTTACAACATATCCTGAACCTGAATTGTGCATACGCTGCACAAACTCTCCATGTTCAAGTTTAGGGAAAAGAGAAACATCATTCATGATAATCGCAAGAGCAACTTGAGCAATACGACGATCTTCCTGAAAGCGAATATCATCAATGTATCGCTGACCCTTAGCGGAAAGAATGTCGTATTCTTGCTGTTCTAGCTTGTTCATTTGGAAGATAAACATATCTCCCCTGCTTGTGGTAATATAAGCTCGATTATCTCCACGACGCCAGCGATCAGTAGTACAAGCACTGTTGATTACAACGTAAAGAAGATCCGGCTCACCACAGTAATTTGAAAGAGCGCGAAGAGCATCGTGCGTTCCTTCAGGATTTACAAAAGAGAATTTTTCAGGATCAGGGATATCCGATCCAGCATACTTGGTAAGGAAATTGGCTGTATCTCGGTTATACGGCTCAATAGCTGTATGATAAAGTCTGTTAGTGCCGGGGAAACGGCGGAAATCCAAGGCAGAGAAACCTCCGCCTGCGATGAAGAACGCAATTTTTGGTCCCTGGTATTCAGTACGGAAAGTCGAAATTACTTGTTCAAGACTCGGCGAAATCATAAATGTTTCCTTTGTTTTGGGGGTTCAACGTCTTATTTTTTGCGAAGAAGTCTAGAGCCGTTTCCTAGATTTACTCTACTCCAAAGTATCTCTGGTACAAAGCATCATAGACTCCATTCTCTTTCATCTTCAAAATGGAGTTGTCAATATCTCTGCGCAAATCACTTCCTTGAGGAAGCGCAATGCCATAAGGCTGTTGGGCGAAAACAGAACCAACAGCAGCAACTTTTCCAGCACCAGCATTCTTTGCATAATACTGTAAAGTGGGAGCATCATAAACAATAGCGTCAACTTGACCAGCCATCAACATTTCATAAGCATCATTGATATCAGTAACAGCTTTGATATTTGCGCCATATGAATTCAGAACAGGAACACTTGTTGTTCCAGAAACGGTAGCAACATTTTTACCGCGAAGATCCTTCGGTACAGAAAGCTGATATGTAAAATGGTCAGCAGTCATAGAGGAAGTCATAGACGCTATTGATAGAATGAGTATGAACGTAGTAGAAACAAATCCCACAAGCGTTAATAGTATTTGTATAAAACGCATTGCTTTGGATTTTCTTTCTGCAACATCTTTTCCTTTGTAAAAAGCGCATTCTTTTTTAGAAAAAAATTGCTTATGCATCATACTGTCAATAAATAGCCAAATGAAAATAATAAATGCCAAAGAAAACAAATGAATCCAGGAATTTTCGATGCCTTTTGGAATGTCATTAGTAAAGAATGACTTTACAGAATTAAGAACTGTATTAGAATCATTTTCTCGAACCATAATCATTAGACCGGAATTGAAGTATGGAGTCGAAAAATCCATAACTTTATGACGATCGCTGTTTATGGTAATACTGGACAAAGCAGCATCAGCTTTTTTATCCTTGATTCTATCGAGAAGATCAGGAAAGCTGTCAGTAGAAACAAAATTTGTTTGAACTTTGAGATCTTGGGCAATTAGTCTCCAAAGCTCAATATCAAAACCAGAGTATTCTCCATTTGAGTTTTTCACTACAAAAGGATCTGTTTCGTATACTCCAACATTTACTGTTCTTACAGGAACCTCTTGAGCTTTTACATTCTCAATAGAAAAAAGCGAAGAGATTGCTAGAACCGCAATACCGAAAATCTTCATTGTTACTTCCTTTTTGGTTTACTAACTATAGAGAAGACCCATCTCCAGTTTTACCCAGAGGTGGGCGTGGTGTTTTTAGTTACCAGTCGTTGATGGCTTCAGGTACTTAGCCATTTCAGCATCAACATCTGCTGTGTCCTGGTATTTTTCAGTTAGGACCGCAGTTGAGTTTCCAGCACCTGCGAGTTCTTCCTTAGCCTCTGCAAGAGCCTCGTCCTTGTTGACTTTCTGCTCCCATTCATTGAGTTGAGCAAGAGCGCCGCCGGAAGCGTCGAGAGTGTTGCTTGCCATCGACTGACGAATCTTGGCGCTTTCCTGACGAACCTTGAGAGAATCGGCCTTAGCAGCGGAACGCGCGATAGAATCGCGAGTATCGCTCAACTGTTTACGCAGACGAGCCTCCAGCTCTCTGTCCTTCTCGATTTCTGCTTTAAGAGCAGTAACCTGAGTCTGGAAATTCAGCTTCTGTTTGACAGCCTCTCGAACATCATCAGCGTTACCAGCAGCGCCAGCCTTCTGAGCGATGTTATCGAACTTTTTGACGTTTGCTTCGAGAGCAGGAATCTGAGCTTCCTTCTGCTTCTTGCTAGCCATCAGACCAGCGACGTTTCGCTCAAACTCATTGATCTGTTTGGTCGCATCTTCGATGACCTGACGACCTTTTTCAGGATCTGAAACATCTACAGACTTAGCTGCTTCGTTGTCAGCTTGGCGAAAACGACGAGCAATTGATTCCCAAAATTTCATGTCTTTTCCCTTTTGTTTAGTTCAAACTGTTATTGCGATTATTCTTGCACTTTAGGCGTTTGGCAGAATGATTGCAACTTGCTGGTTGTATGTCATGATCGCTTTACGAAGCGAGTTCATTTGATATGCAAGGTCATCCTGAACATGGCTGTGAATGCCAATATTGAATCGGTTTACCAAAACGATATTGACGTTATCTCCGACAGTCTTATCATCCTGAGGAGTGATAAGAGATGTAGCAAAGGGAGAAATAACGTCATTCATGTTCACAAGAGTGAACAAAAAATCTCTTTGAACAAGAACCTGGTCATCAGGAATGTCGTTCAAGTTTCCAACATGGCAGCTAATGAAAACGTCTGTTCCATCTTCTGAAACCAAAAGGACTGTGTTCACCACCTTGTTGTCAACCTTATCCGCAACATTGATTGTATTGCGACCAGTTGAGGATACAGCATATCCAAGAGTGCTGAGCATCTGCGCAATAGCCTCTGCTTGCGGAGAAGGCTTAACTGGCTCTTTTGCTGTAACGATAACTTCATCAGATCCTGCACCGCCCATTTTCATTCTCCTAAAAAGGACTCTCTCACTTCCGAACAATCGAAATCTCAAACTGGTTTACTTGATTTCCTACCAGGAAGAGAATTGAACCGCCATTTTTGTTCTTTACATTACCAACTTCAATGATCATCATTTCTGGTTCTGTTGCTTCAAGATCAGCAAGATATTCTGATACAGTTGCAATTAGCTTTTCATTTGCGAAATAATTTGGAGTATAAACAGCTTCTCCAGAAAATTCCATATTTCCCTTTTGGGTAAAAGGAATTTCTACTGGTCCTTTACCAAAATCAAAAGTCCAATCAATCTTTTTAGCGTATTTTAGGCTAAGTAAATTGTTATGAGAATGCGGCTTGAAATTTTCAAACATGAATACATTTTGCGCATTTATCTGGTCTTTCCTGTCTCCAATAACAATGGATTCAGGATTGTAATACATTCGAAGATCTACGGCTTCTCCTACGATCTTTACAACCAGAAAAAGAACTTGTTTAGGATTTACAATCTTGAAAACAAGCCATTCGCAAAGCTTGTTGCTTTCTTTGATAGAGAGTATTTCTTCGACAACAAAATCCATCCCTTGCATTCCTCTACCTTCTGCTTGCGAAGCTTCAAGCGCAGCAGTATCGGTAAGGTTTACCATGCTTTTTACAGTTACGGATTTCCAGAATTCTTTAGTTAGCTCAACCTTGTTCACTTTTAGCTCCTAGAAGCTTTTACTACAGAAGCCATGCCGACAGCAACAAAAACAAGAACCGCAATAACCACAACAATCACTACGATTACGCCAAACGGAGTTTCAGAATATGGAGAAGGTCCGTAGTAGTATCCTTTTTGACTCATAAGTCGATCTCTTACAACCGCATCAGCCAAAGCATTATATAGTATGAATGAAGAACCATCCCAATATCCATATCCTCCATACTTCTGATTGTAAACAACGTTATAGCTGGTAGGTGAAGAACCTGTACTAGTTGACGGAGTGTATGTATTGGGTATATAGTTTGGTCTAGCTTTAGGCTCTTCCTTGAACGAAGTTTTGAATTCTTGAGCATATTTTGAAGAGAAAGATGCAACTGCTTTTTCTCTATCAGGGAAGGTATTACCGCTTTTCTTTGCTCTATCATAAAGAGCTTTGTCAGCATCGCTCATTTTCGGAGCAGATGAAGATTTAGTTGAAGAATTCCTGCCACTACTATAGGCGTTACTTGGGGGAGGTCTTGGTCTTGTTTCGCCAGATAGTGCTGTTGCAGTTGGCTTTGGCGTACTCTTAGGAATAGATACATTTGAATTGCGACCGCTACTGGTTGCATTATTCTTTGGAGCAGAAGGCAATGAAATCTCTGAAGGCTTACTTGGTTTGTTTGCAGGTTTAGTTACATTTGCACTAGAAGGTTTTGAAGCAGAAGAATTTCTACCAGAAGAAATAGCTGGACTATAAGGCTTAGATGACGGCTTGCTTACAGTCCTGGCTGGGCTTTTTGACGGAGTTGAAGGTTTAGAAGAAGGTCTAGATACAGATCTAGAAGGGCTTCCGCCTCTACTTCCTCTCTGCGCAAAAGCAGAATCAGTTAAAGAAAGAACAAAAACAATAGAGAAAAGTATTGTGATCCATCTTTGGAAATTTCTTTTTCTATTAAACACTTTTTGCCTTTCTTGACCCGATCATTGCAGCAAGATCGAGACTTTGTGCTAACAATCGAGCGCATTCTTTCTTTGACGCTTTATTTTCTTTGCTATCGAATACGTCAAAGTAAGCACGAATAGCATCACGAATAGTTTTTGCTTTCTTGCGCTTTGATAGACCAGAAACGATAGCTTTGAAGTCTTGTTTTTTTGAATCTAAATTATTTTTTGGCATAAGCCCTCTTTTCGGTAAGCACAAGTATACTCAATCAAGTAGCACTTGTAAGCTCTTTTAGTTCGGCATTCTTTCGTACTGCATCGAACATCCAATCGACAAGAATATCACCATCACGGAAGACCTCAGACAATAGGTCTCCAGATTCGTATTTTGAAGCATCTGCAAGTGGAACAGTTTTATGTTCTCCGTTTTCCAGAACAAGAGCCAATTGGCCTCTCTTGCTATTTTTCTTCGGGTCTGTCTTAGGCCTCTTGAATACTTCACGACCTTGGCCATCAAGGACAGCCCAGCAAGCTTTGAATGCAAAAGAAAACGTGTCTCTATTTACTTTTTGCAACAAGCCGCCGCCAGATCCAAAAGCGATATTCTCTACAGACCATCCAGCCTTGATAATAGCATCAAGGATATCTTTATGAGAAAAAACATTTACACCATCACCCTGGATAACTCTAACTTTATCATTCAGGATCTTGTATCCTTTATTGTTTGTTCGATATCCGAATTTGGAACCAATAGCTTCAAGAACCATAGGAACAATAACAACCGGATCTCCAGAGTCCGGTCTAACGACCAGAACTCCGTTTCTATTAAGAACTTGATCCTTTAGTTTATTGCCCCAGATTTCTGTGATGCAATTGAAAAGATCAAATGAATCGCTGACGCAAGCAACAAATCCATCAGGGAATTCCTTAAGCAAGCTTTCACAAACTTGAGCTTCTCCCTCAGGACCGCGAATTGTCATTTGAGAATGTTCGGTTGCTGGAATGCTAAAACCAGGCATATGCTTGGCGTAGAAAGCATCCCACAATTCATAAGAACGATCATAATTCCACTCTTCATCAGTCGAAGATGAATCATAATGGAAAATTTCTCTAAACTCATTTCCAGCATAGAATTGAGTAATCAATTCTACACCAACCGTAGTATCTGTTCCTGCAAAGTTCACCAAGTGAGCAGCACCGGATAGAGCAGCAGTCTCAGGAGAAGATACCCCTCGGAAACCAAAATCATGAACTCTTGAAGGCATAATCGCCTTAATAAGAGCATCATCATCCATCGTTTCCTTCATTGCGACATACTGGTTTTTCTTCATTGCGCGAGACAAAGAAGCAACAGTAATCGTATTCCAAACTTCAACAAGAATAGTTTCCAAGAAATTAGTTAGCCAAGCGCATTCTTTATCAGTATTTTCAATAGTCATCATTACATGGCCAGTTTTCATAACTGTGCCTTCAGCAACGGCCTTAATAGAAGCAGGAAGACGGCCTCCATGTTTCTCAATAATGTATTTCCATCCGTTTTCGTTAAAGAGACCATCAACTCCGTAGAAATGATGCTTGCAGAAAGCTCGAATTCTGGGAAGATCTCTATAAGTAACTACCTGACCAACAAGATATCGTTTGATAAAATACTGCAAACCAAAGAAGCAGGTTTCGTCGGAAAAATCAGAATCAGAACGCGCTTCCAAATAAGAATAAACCTTCGTCAAGCCTTTCGGCTTAAATCTCCAGTGAGTCAGCTTATAGCTGTCAGTCATATTAGCTGCACAGATTTCGAGAAGTTGCGCCATCTTGTTGAACATTTTTCTTTATCCCTTATCGAAAGCCTTATTCGCCGGTTGCGTCATAGTCGCCGCACATAAAGTCATCTGAAATGCACTTCAGTATAACTCTACCAATTTTCTCATCCAGTCTTTCTTTTACTGGACGAGTTACATTACCTTCTCTGATATGGTTTGCCCCATTAATCAAAGAATTTCCCTTGCTTAGTTCAATAATTTTTGCAAGACTGAACGGTCCTCTATACAATACTGGTACTATTTCTACTCCGCATGAAAAAGCCAATTGGCAAGTAGTATCCCAATCAAGATAAGAACCATCAATCATTATATCAAAAAGTCTAAAGCCTTTCGTTTCGGAAAGACCATAACGCATTTTCTTTTGAGTACCGTAAAGTTCTCCAAAAATAACAATTTGGCTTCTCGGGTCTCTTGCAAGCAAGCTACCAGCAAGAAGATTTATTTCAGGAGTTGACCAAGGAAGCCAGTGTGTAGATCCATCAATATTTTTACGCTGAACAGTCCTTCCACCAGCTACTTTTTCCCAATTTCCTTCTTCATTTAGAATAAGCCCAAGCCGGCAATTTTTGCCATGTATTTTTTCAGTAACAATAACTTCTTCATCATCTTTGAAGACTGCTGGGAAATTGCGAATATTTTCAATATCAGTATAAGTAGAAAAGAAAGGATTGCTAGGCATAGCATCCTTATCTCTAGAATCAAATGGAGGCTGATATCTGGTAATTCCAAGTTGATCTGCTACGTTGTCTCCTTCAGAGCCAACAGGATCAATAATAAGTCCAAAAGAAGGCTCATTACGGAGTCTCTTTGGGATTACTCTTCCGTTACTTAGCAATTTAGAAACACCAAGTTTTTCTGCTAGTTCAATCGGGATTATGGAATCTGGAGGAATGTATGTAACCAAATCTCCAGATTTATAGTTCCCTTTTTGTACGCAGCATTGCCAACCACCAACAACTGCCAGATCCAAACGATCTGCATTCGGGTGTGGAGAGACTTTTGTTATTTTGCAAGTCTTTACAATCGTGCTGCTCATGTTTTATATGTCCCTTCAAGAAGTCTAGAGTAGATTTCAGACAGACGAGTTTTTTGGCCTCATAAACGGGAAAGCAATTACATCTCTTACACTGGTCTGCCCAGTGAATATCATGACCAATCTATCAATTCCAATTCCAAGACCTCCAGTTGGAGGCATACCAACCTTCAATGCTTCGATAAAATCATCATCCATAGTTCGATGAGTTGATTCTTCGTCATCATTCGATACCTGGTTTGAAAAGACTTCGTGTTGTATTTTTGGATCATTTTGTTCTGTATAGATAGTGCCTATTTCCATTCCTCCAATGAAAAGATCAGCACGTTGAGCAAATAGCGGCTGCTCAATAATAGCTTTTGTAAGAGGAGAAATAGCGCATGGATAACCATAAACAAATGTCGGAATTGTTGGATCAATCAAAGGTTCCGCCAATTGTTCAAATCTTTTATTTGCAGAAATCAAATCATCTGCATCTTCTTGAATATTTCTTCCTGTTGCTTTCTTATATAGATGAGAATATGCAACAACTTGGAATTTTTCATGCAAATTGATTTTATGACCATTATATTCAAAAATAAGATCATTTACTGGATCTTCAGATCTAATAATAGAAGCAACTGACCTTATTATTGTTTCTACCATAACCATTAAAGTAGAAGCATTATGGGAAGTAGAATAAGCTTCAAGTGCTGTGAACTCAGGATTGTGAGTTGCATCAATCCCCTCATTTCTGAAATTTCGATTAATCTCAAAAACATTATTCATTCCGCCAACAATCAATTTCTTCAAGTAAAGTTCGGGAGCGACTCTAAGAAAAAGAGGAATACCAAGGGCATTCAAATGAGTTTGGAAAGGACGAGCAGCAGCTCCTCCTGCTATAGAATGCAGCATTGGAGTTTCAACTTCAGTGAAGTTTATTTCCTCAAATTCTTTGCGAAAAAGATTTATGATTTTGGAACGGGTCTTTAAAACGTTGATAAATTCGCTATTAAAAGCCATATCAAGGTAACGCTGGCGATACCTTGTTTCTACATCTTGAATTCCTGCATGCTTATCTGGAGGGTGCGACAAGCTCTTGCATGCAATAGTTACGCCATGCGCCCAAATAGTTATTTCTTGGGTTTTTGTTCTACGGATATTTCCCTGAACAGTTATAATATCTCCAAGATCAAGAAGCTTTGCAAGCTGAAATGTTTTTTCGTTAATTACATCTTTCTTACTAATAGCAACCTGTATCTCTCCGCTTTCGTCTCTAATTTTAAGCCATATAAGACCGCCATTATCCCTTAAAAGAACAATGCGACCTTGAGCAATAGGCTTTCTATCCTGTATATTATTAGATGATATCTGATCAGGTGTTAAAGAAGATTCAATTGAAGTAAATTGAGCAATAATTGACTTTATTGAATCAATTCCTTGAATGACCCTGCCATAAGGATCAAAGCCAAGATCAACGATTTTAGATAGCCGATCTTGCCTTACTTTTTCCAGATCAGTGAGATTCATGATTTTCCTTAGCCCTTCTCTTTTCTAGTCTTTCTGCTTCTTTTTTATGATATTCAATAATGTATACAGAAAGAGTTATGATAAATAAAATGATACCAGCAAGACCAATCAATCCAAATATGCATAGCAAAATGAAAGAATCAAATTCTATTGAGAATCCGTTTGGACAGATCATCTGAAATATATGTTCTTTTTCCATAAAAATCCAGGCAAGTTTAAACGTGTTCACAAAGAATTAATTCATTCATTGTTTTTTCAAATTCTTTATCTGTTTCGGAAATCAAATCATTACAATGAATTTGCATAAAAGATCGACCATTTTCAATAATTTTAAGTATATCCTGATTTTTGCCAAATAAGGCTTTCAAAAATCTTTCATGGTTGCCTTTGCTGACTTTCTTTATTTCTTTTCCATTACTGTCAAAGCCTTGGAATTTATAACCAGAATTAAGCATTGCTTTAATGGTAATTCGAATTGAATCGCCAAACCTTTTAGCAGGACTTTTGCCAAAAGAAGCGTAAACGCAAGCATCGAATTCATTATTATTGAGGTAATCGCTTAGTGGCATATTTATCCTTCAACGAATTGCTTTTTGATCTTGTCGTATTGCTCTATCATTGGAACAATAGTTTTCCACTCTGTATCAGTAAGAGTTTGACAAGAAAAGAAACATGGATATCCGTTGATTGACATTGGACCAGCTTTGTTTATGTCTTCAAACAAGACTGTTACTTTTTCAGAGACCAGTTTGTCGAGATCTTTTTTCTCCATAAAAGTCAACACCATAAACACACTGTTAAGCATGCTTTTTTGCTCTGATGGACGAATTTGCATAGAACAAAAAATATTGCCGTCAGCAATGCCAACAGCAATCTTTTTTAATTCTTCAACTGGTCTATCTTTTCTTTCATCAGACATAAACTCTTCCGAGTTACAGATCTAGTTCAGGATTATGTTTTTCACCATGACAATTACTGCATAGCAAATCGCATTTATCCAATTCTTCTATTATTCTTTTCCAGCTTCTCAACCTCATCTTTGTCCAATCAAAGTCCTTAGTTTTAGGATCTCTGTGATGAAATTCTAAGGTTCCGTAATTTTTACAGTATCCGCAAATCTGGCACTTGCCGCCTTTATAATTTACTGCATCTTTTTTCCTTTGAATCCATCTTTGGACGCAGTATTCATTAAAGCAGTTCTTACAAAGACTATTCTTTCTATCAGCTCTTTTTTCGTAAAAATATGAATCTTCTTTTTCTACCAAACATTTGGAACAGTTTTTCATAAATCACCTCATAGAAGTGATTACGAACAAACTGCTTAGAAATCCTCTTTCTATTCCAAAAATATCCCCGACAGGACTCGAACCTGTGACTTTCGGTTTAGAAAACCGATGCTCTATCCAACTGAGCTACGGGGACAAATTATACTGCTCTATCCAACTGAGCTACCGGGACTCTTTTTACTTTTTGCTTTGTTCATACAGCCGTCTAATTACGGCTGCGTTAAGACTTTGAGAACAATATCCTCCCGTTAAATCCCGAATGGTTGGATGTTCTATCGTTATACCTTCCTGATGAATTTTATCCAAATTCTTTTTAGCTTCTACTGGTGTCATTTTTGCGATTTTAGCAGCATAACGCCTTCGCACCGTTGTTAGTTCTGATTCTTTCATGCTGCTCTATCCAACTGAGCTACCGGGACAAATGTTATTGATTATTTTTTCTTTTCAAGGCTTTTTTCAAGGATCTTTATCATTTCTTTTTTGACTTTAATCCTTTTTTCCATATTACGGACTTCATCCTTGAACATTTTTAGCCAAAATTTTCTTTGCGGCTTACTGGCTCTTTTTATCAGCTTTTCCATATATTATTACGGTCGCAAAAGTCTAGAGTCGATTTCATGACACTCTCAACCACAAAACATGAATACATTCTAGCATGCATTTCGATTTTGACTAGAGAAAATGTGCTTTTTACGAAACTCCTGTTTCTTCAAAACAAATTGATCAGGTTTCCATCTTTTAGACCATTTCTGATAGTCTTGCTCAGAATTAAGCCATGTAATTCCTAATTGTTTTCTCAATGATGCTAAAGTCATATTTTGATAATTTTCAAAAGCAAAAGAAGAAAGATCTCTAACTCTTGATTTATGTGAAAGAATAAAGCCTCTTGCAAATTGCAGTAAATGGCGACTATCTAATCTGTAATTTTTAGGATAGAACCAGGTTGTTAACCACATAAAGAATAGAGCTGATTTTCTGGTTAGTCTAGTATCGCTACCCATAGTAAAACCAATAACAAAAGCTTCATCCAGAGGATGAAATGAAGAGCAAGTTATAGCATGAATACAATCGTGTCTAAAAAGAGAAATTGCACCTGGAAATGCTATGGGGCTTTTTGGATTTTCAAGAAGCCATATTTGCCAAGGAATTTTATCAGGAGTTACTCTTGGCATCTTAGCCAGAATATTCCCTAAAGTTTCCTGAGGATCGAGTTTAGGTTTCCATTCTTTCCAGTGCATTGTTTGAAACCTTAAACAGAACTTGGCCCAATTATCTTGATTATTTCTAATCTGTTTTCTTCAACTTTTATTTCTACTTCTATTCCTTGTTCGCCATTATCTACAGCATTCTCAAGCAATTCTTTAAGATTATTAACAATATTGTGATCTCCCTGGCCTCGCATAGAAATACAAATGTATCCACATTCATTACTTATTAGTGCTTTCATTTTGACAGTTGACGTATTGACCAGCTTTTTCCCGCACCAAGGACAAAAACTAATCCCAATAGAGCTATCTCCTCCATCCCTAACAGGAAGGCCAAAACCACTACTATTTTGAACAACAACAAAATCAGGACAATTTATTTTATTAAGATGCTTTTCGCATTTTCCGCTAAGTTGTTCATTCATCATTTCACAACAAGCGGTTATTTGAACTGTCATTGTAATCTTACTCCGTTATTCTAATGAAATAGAAATGACGTACAATTATGGGTTTTATTTGTTTATAATTTTAAAAGTAAATTTTTCAACTAGTGTTTCAACATCTTCTCTTATATGATTTTTACGAATATCATGTTTTTCTCTTTTAAATAACTCTATAGGACATATTGTTTCTTTAGGATTTTCATCAAACCATTTAATGCAATGAAAAATACTCTTTTCTGCAACTTCTCTAAGCATTTTTTCTGGAATATTTTTACTAAAAGGTTGGTCCTCTCCTGTAATCCATATATTAGTTATTTTATTACTATCTACGCTGTACCGTATATCAATGTCTCTTGCTATTTCAATAGCAGCTTGCTGAGAATCTGGAACAGATAAACTGGTTAATCCATACTTTTCAAAAAGTTCATTTGTTGCTATTGTGTAATCTAGTCCAATATATTTTTCTAAAAATTGATTATTTATTTCTGGATTTTTCATTTCATAATTCCTCAATAAAAATGATGCCAATAATAGGCATCATTTATTTATGGTTTTTCACATTTTGGGCAATACCAGTATCCGCATTCTGGTCCAGCTTCAAGTATCAAATCCAAATTGTGTCTTTTGCATTTTCCTGCATATCTATCTCTTCTAAAAGCGATAAGTATCACAGCAAAAATCAATAAACAAGTATATATGTCCATAAAATTTCCTAATATAAGTATTATTTTATCGACAGTATTTAGATACTCCAATGAACAAAATGGACAATTGATACTCCATCAGGGAGAATGTCTTTTACCTTTTTAGAAGAATCCATCACAAGAGGTTGCTCATTTAAAGCAAGTGTTGATTTGAACTTATTCAGTCCGCCTTCAACAATTTTGTCTTGGATATTCTGAGGCTTTCCTTGCGCCTTTTTAATAAAGAATTCGCGCTCATTTTGAATAAGACTATCAGGAACTTCCTCAGGCGTAATACAAATAGGAGAAGGAGTAGTTGCAACGATATGCATAGCAATGGACTTTTTTACATCATCGCTAACTTTTCCTGAAAACAAAACAATCGAAGCTGTCTTTCGATTGTGATGAATGTAAAAAGATCCATCAGAAGCTTGAATAGTTTTATTTTCAAATTCTCTGACTACTATATTTTCTCCTGTAGAAGATCGAAGATCCTTTATAATTGAATCATCAATTTCAGGACATTCTACAAGCTGTTGACAACCAGATATAACAGTTTGATTATTTGCAGAAAAATCTGTTTCCGTACCAATCTTGACTATACAATATCTTATGTTACCAATTCCATATTCCAGATTAACAGCAATAAGTCCCTCTGAGCCATTATCTGGTTTTGTGGTATCAAGACTACCAAGTCTTTCACGAAGAAGCTTTTTAGCTATATCAAAGTCGCCATTAGCGTCAATTAAAGCCTGTTTGCAATCAAGCATTGGACAATTGGTTTGAGAACGTAAATCTTTAACGGAAAGTGCTGTGATGGTTGACATTTTTACTTCTTTCTTTTTATGTGTTCTCTTTTTAAGAGAATATTCTTAACTTCTTGAATGTTTTTTGCTCGTTTATCGTTTTCGTTATTGAACCTATCCAGTTCGTATTTATCTAAACTATCTGTATTATAATTTTTGCGCGGATAAGGAAGGCTTTTTTTGTACGCTATCAATCGAGAAGTAGATAACTTTTCTAATTCTTCTCTTGAAAGGATCTTCTTCATAAGTGAGGCAGGCGGGACTTGAACCCGCTAGGACATGATTGAAAGTCATGGCACTCGACCACTTTGTATTCTGCCCCGAAATGACCCTGGAGGAATTTGAATCCTCGTTACCGCCGTGAAAGGGCGATGTCCTAAACCAGTCTAGACGACAGGGCCAAATATATTCAATTGAATGACCCTGACGGGATTCGAACCCGTACTTTCTGACTGAGAATCAGAAATCCTAGCCGTTAGACGACAGGGCCAAAATAAATCAGTTTTAGGTCTGTTGCTCAAGCCTTTAGGCGAGCCGAACCGCTTCCTTGCGCCTTTTACTGGCGTTCTAGGAAGTTCCTCTGTTCAGATTCTTTGAGGTTGCGGTTCATGGTAATATCCTTATACAAAGGATATCGGCTGAATTCCTCTGTGTCAAGTCAAAAATCACCAAACGTCAGCAATTTTTATAGTTGGATTTTTCTCCACATCAACAGATTCGCCAATCTTCAGCTCTCCAAAAGTGGAAGCATTTACTTCATAATAAGATCTATAATGAATTTTGCTATTATTCGGTAAAACTTCAATATTTTCAAGTGTTATGATAAACATTTCCGGAGTTTTTGCATAAACGCCGAAATCATAAAGCTGACCATTAACCAACCTGTTTTGTAATACATTTAAAACTTTATGATTTGTAGGAGAAACAAAATTCTTTTCAATCAATGTTCCTTTTGTAATAGCAGGACTGGCTACTTTATATTGCTCAGTAGGCATGTCGCAACCATTTATTATGGTTATAGCCAAAAGAGCAAAAGGAGCTAACTTTTTCATTGCAGGTATTCCTTGAAGTCTAAATCTGATTTACGCTGTTGAATTGTGGGAACGTTGTATATTTTATCAAAATGACAAAAATAACAGTTTGCATGTCCACAATCTAATGGGTGACGATTTCTACACTGTCCTATTCTTTTTTCAGGTATTTCGTATAATAAGCCTTTTATCTTACGAGAACTATACATTCTTTTAAGAAAAGCGATTCTTTTACGAACGATCTTGCTGGTACGATACAGTCTTTCTGCTTTTTTCATTACGGTTCTCCATGCGCCCATGCGAATTATTTCGCATGGGCATTGTCATGAAGAACTGGTTTTCAATTAAGTGTTTCATTGTAAAAAATAAACTCCGCCATTTTCGGCCCTGAAAACTAAACCTTTTTGCTTTATATATTTTGCAATAGCAGGAGGAACAAACTTTTCCCAAGAATAATCTCTATTTTGTACCTTTTCCCTAATGTCTGTTGCAGAAATACCTGCAATGTTTTCTGGAACTTTGTATTCATTTACTGCATAGCCTACATTCCTTCCTATGTTGACACTTTCAATATCAGGTATTGGTATAACCTGAACATCTTCGCCTACATAGGTTGCTCGTATCATATCCACTCTTTCTTTCACAGTAAATGGGTTTTTTTCATCAATCGGAGTATCCCTTACTGCAATAAGAACTGGAATACCTTCGTCCAATTTTTGACGAATAATGAAATCGTGTCCATTATGAAATGGTTGCCAACGTCCAATAAACAATGCTCTAGGAGAAGAAAATAATGGAAAAATATTTAAGCTTGTAATATGTAAAATTATTTCATTTACGCATTGATCTAACGTCAAAGAGTCAGTTTTAAGATGAATATCAGGATTTGTAGGAGGTTCATACGGGTCATTTATTCCAGTGAAATTTGATATTTCACCTGCCAAAGCTTTCTTATAAAGACCCTTTACATCTCTTTTGATACATTCTTCAACCGGGGCATCAACAAACACTTCAACGAAAGTGCAACCTTCAGCTTCTACGGCTTTGCGGGCATGTTCTCTCATTACAGCGTATGGAGATATAAGACTGACAACGGCAATACCGCCATGCTTAACAATCTTAGATGCCAGGAAAGAAACAGTTTTACCGTTTTCTATCCTATCTTCCTTAGAGAAGCCTAGCGATTTTGTATACATCGCTCTAAGCAGGTCTCCATCAAGAAGGTCATGTTTAATACCTTCATCCTCAAGATATTGGCATATTTCTTGAGCTATTGTCGTTTTACCAGAAGAGGGAAGTCCAGTTAACCATATGCAGCATCCTGACATGTTTTGTTCCTTTTCCTTTTTATCGGCAAAGAAACAAAACTGATTTTTAGTATCACTTACTTTTAAGTATTTCTTGACGCATTTTCACCCATTCTCTCATTTCGTCTTTCGCCACTTGAATATCAAAGAAATATCGAGAGAAGCCTTCTTGTTCGTCAGGAGACTCACAGCAAAGTCCATCAACCCCGACAATCCATCTTCCTCGATCGCAATAAGAAGGTCTCTGAGTAATCCAAATTAACCATTCACCTTTTACCCCGTTTACCATAACAGGAAATTTAGCATACCAGGTTAAATCTCTTGAAACCCATTCCCAACTTATTCCAAGTTCTTTATCAGGTTCATCTGTAGCATGATGAATATTGTGCAATGAATAATCAAGAATAGTCCATCCAAACAATTCAAATTTCAATTTGAATTGCGGAGTATGATCTATCTCTTTATTAATTTCAATCCAGGTTGAAAAATTGAAAAAAGACCCTAGTTTTTGAAACAGGGTCAATTCAGTTGAGTAGTTCTTTCCAAGCATTGTTGAAAAGAACAATAGTTTTCCATCAAGAAAAGAAAATTTCATGGTTCATCCATTAGACATTCGGAAAGAGAACTTGCAACTCCCCATATAGCAGCAACCGCTATATCAACAAGTTCATCTCTTCTTTCGGGAGTTTCTTTTTGAACTTCAACCAGAAGTTCATGATGTTCTTCGTTGATCTTTCCAAGGATTTCGTGCCATGAAACAAATCCGCCATTCCCATGCTTGTCTATGGCTTTTTTCAGCCTTGCTCTAGCGAGTTTGAATGCTGCTTCAAACGAGGCTTTATTGATTGGAGGGCGAATAGGCTTCGGCATTAGAGAAATCCTTGAATAAGCATTGAGGCAATCCTTCTACCTCATTGTAGCCCAAGCCTTTTAGTTTGTCCATAATGATTGGGTTCAAAATTGATTCAACGTATACACAACAATTTCTTCTCGTTGCATCAACTTCACACGCTTTCAGTATTGAAGAAAAAACTCCTTTTCTTTGTTTGTCAGGAGAGACATCTATAGATGCTATGTCGATAGACGTTCTTTTTTTGCCATTTATATACCTTAGAGTAATCCTCAGGTACAATTTATACCCAAGAGATTCATTCTCAAACCATCCTCGTAATATAGGACCAAATTTGGGAGTTTTTATAGGTACAGATTCTAAAATGTTTTTAATACCAGAAAATACTTGATTATTCATTTACAAGATCCTCTGGTGGGTCAAAATGATTACGAGGAACTGACAAAGCTATTGATATTTTCACTAGAGCAATATTGGATGGGCTTATTTCTGCGTTTGTTATTTTTACTATATATTCTTCTGGTAAACCTGAAAGTAAGGATAGCATTCCGGTGCTAAACTTATTTTCATCCATGATAGTTGTGATTTTTCTGGAAATCCACATCTTCCATGCCAAGAATTTTTCACTTGGAGGATTACTTCCAAAATTGTCAAACGAATTAATTTGATCGTCCATAAGAATCCAATCTAGCCGCATCTTGGGAAATTGCAAGCTTTATTTTTTAGAATTACTGTCAGTCGAATCAAAAGACAGGTCTTCAGCGACTCCTCTAAAGACAAAGTTGGATACATATTGATAGGAACTAGAAACAAGGCGGTACATGGTTTCCCAGATACGACGGAAAACATCATCCATCAAAGACCAAAATGCGACAAAAGGCCAGTATCCCATCCAACCTATAATGCGGGCCTTATTATCCTTAGCACTGGGAATGATTTCTGCAATTCTAACTGGAGTTGGCTTAAAATCATCTTGTTCAAAATGATTCTTATGGGGATACTTTGAACGAAGATGACGAATCCATTCATTCTTCAAATTATCTGGAATTGATTTTTCGCCTTTTTGTCCATTACGTTCAAGAAAATTTTCTTTTATTTCATCAAATGAATCTCTGGCGTCTCGAACATAGAAGTACCATTTTAGAAAAGAAGTAATCAATGCTCCAAGCAGGTAGGCGATTCCTCCGTAAATCAAAACTTGTTTATTTTCAGTGAAGAATGACCATTTTACTCCGCTAAACGCGAACAGAATGGCAAAGAATCCAAGTACGGTAAAGAAAGCAATACTGAATTTTTCATATACAACCTGAGAAAGCACTGCAATAAAAAATACAGCGACCAAAACCCAGAAGAATACTCCACCAAAAGTGAAAAGTTCATAGATCATGTTTTATCTCTTAACCCCTGCCGTTCTTACGAAGAGTTCACTAACAGACAGGTTGTTATGAACTCTATAAATGGCTTCTGCAAGAAGTTGACTTACGCACAAGTCAATAAACTTCTCACAGACACGAGATGCATTTGATGCGGTCGGTATAGTGTTTGTTGTTACTATCTGGTTGATGGGACTTGCTACAAGCCTTTCAATTGCAGGACCAGAAAACAAGCCATGAGTTGCGCCTGCAATTATCTTTACCGCCCCTTCATTCATGACAAGATTAGCAGCTTCACAAACTGTTCCTGCTGTTGAAATCATGTCATCAAACATTAGGACAGTTTTGCCTTTTACATCACCAATAATACGACGATCAATAGACACTTTAGATCCACTAACTCTCTTTTTATTGATAATCGCAAGATCACCATCAAGCATATTAGCCATAGCTTCTGCGACCTTGACATTTCCAACATCAGGAGAAACTAGGCAAAGATCTCCAAGTTCTTCTCTATTCTTAGTAAAATACTCAAGAAATACTGGAGTTGCGCTCAAGTGATCAACTGGGATATCAAAGAAACCTTGAATCTGCGCCGCATGCAAATCAATAGCAATGATTCTATCTGCGCCTGCTTCTGTTAATAGGTTCGCAACCATTTTAGCAGTAATTGGCACTCGTCCTTTATCTTTACGATCTTGACGACCATATCCAAAATAAGGTATAACAGGAATAATCTGCTTCGCAGACGATCTGCGAAGGCAATCAATAAATATCATCAATTCCATCAAATTGTCATTTGTTGGATTTGAAGTTGAAAGTATGACGAAGCAATCTCTTCCTCTTACATCTTCATCAATACTTACTATTATTTCGCTGTCAGGGAATATTTCTGTTCTGGACTTACCAACATCTATCATCAAGTGGTCACAAGTCTTAGTAGCAAGATTGGACGAATGTAGACCAGAAAATACTTTAACTTTATTTTGGCTAAGATTCTTCATATGCCTTCTTTCTTTTTTGATGATCTCTCAAAGGCGTATCGCCTATAAGCGAAAAGAAAGCATTCCTTTTACACAAGACAATTAAAGAATCTACGAGCCTCAGATGCAAAGGGTTTTACATCATCAGGGAAGGGATTCATTACGTTAAGAAGTTCAATGCCAGCTTGAGCGTATCTTTTTACTCTTTCAGGCTTCCAGTCCCATATTGCATCAGCAAGATTGTCATATCTATCAGCAAGTTTAACTCGCTTAGCAATGTCATTGTAGTGTTTCGCATGCTCAAGCATGGAAGCTGTTTTTACCTGAAAACTTGTTCCGTCAGGAACAATATTTGTGAGCTGCATAACAGCTTCTAAAACATTTTTACCAGCAACTTTTTCTATTTCTTCAGGAGTGATTTTAGTATCTTCAATAAGGTCATGGCAATAAGCAGTAGCCAATACTTCCTCATCTTGTATGCCGCAATTTTTGAGACGATTAACGACAGAAATAGGATGGGTTATATAAGGCTTTCCATTACTACGAGATTGGCCTTCATGTCCTCTTGTAGCAAGAGCCTGAACTTTTTCCAGGTATGTCTGTGGAGCAATAACTACTGATTTATTTTCATCAACACTAAGAAGATTCATAATATGATTTTTGATTTGCTCTGGTGTTATTCCAATATCTTTAAAAAGAATTGAAGTAAGACCGTATTCAATTCTTGCCATTCCGAGCAGGATATGCTCAGTACCAATGTAATTATGATTCAATTCTTTAGCTGATTCTAGAGCTTCTAGAATAACTTTTTTCGCATGAGGAGTTTGAGGCAGATTCCTACTAAATACCGTAGGCTCTCCTGCTGGAACTACAAGTTTTGCGATTCTTGATCGCAAATCTTCCAACTGTATTCCCATGTTCTTTAGAACGTGAGCGGCGACTCCTGAACCCTCCTTGAGAAGTCCAATCAATATATGTTCAGGAGCTAGATACTCAAATCCAAGATTTGAAGCTTCAGATTGTGAAAACGCCATGACTTTTCTTGCGCGATCAGTAAATCTCTCGTACATGATTCACTATTCCTTTATACAGATAAAATCTTGCAAAAAGTCTAGAGGCGAGTTTTGAGCCAATCTTTTATTTGGATATTTAAAGATTCCAGACTTTCAACAACCTGTATCTCAGGATTTCTCAATCTCAATTGTATGCGAACATCTCTTATTCTTGCATAAGCAGGATCACAACCAACAAAGATTTTTTGGTTAGGGTTTTTATGACAAACAGTACCTAACTCAAATAGAGTAATAGGGCAAAAAGTTTGCGGGGTAAACCAAAAAGAAATAGCATCTGCCTTTATCAGATGAAAATGTTCCCAGGTTATCTGTTCTTCTTCCATTTCTTTATTGGAAGAATCAAAGTCATTTCTTCTTGGATTAAAAATGACAAGATCTTCTCCAGAAAGCATTTTCACAAGATTTTCTTGCCAATCTGGAGTGGAAGATATGCCTCCCGCCATAAAAAGGGTTGGAAGTTTGTTGTAATTGTAATATCTTGCTGGAGCTTTTATTTGAAACATTTGATTATGCTTTTAGCAAAGACTGTACGATATCGCTGATTGTTTCCTGTCTTATCTGGTTGATAAAAGTTTTATTGCTACGATTCTTTTTGGAAGCAGCTACTTCAACAAATGCCGAAGGTACAGAAATTGTTTTCTGCTTAGACAAAACTATGGCTTCATCAAGAATGCCTGCCCATTCCAATCTTTCTTGGGCTTCTTGACTAATGTTTTTAGCAGTATCTGCAACTACAGCAACACTATCTGTAACATTAGTTGTTATTGAATTGATTCTGTCTTTTACAGAAGAAGGCAAAGAATCAACAGCATCTTTAATGGAGACTGGAATAGCTTGAGCAACTTGATTTACAGTATCAACAGCTATGTCTTTGAGAGACTTTTTTGTTCTGCTTGTGTTTTTGCAACCGCAATTAGTTGGACCGCAAGCAGTATTAGTCTTTGCTGTATCAGTTTTGGCAAACTCATCAAGTGAAGCTTTGACTCTGCTGTAATTTATGCCAAAATATGAGAGGTACATTCCTGCACCAGTATGGGGAGATCTCAGCATTGCCAAAACAATATGATCAACATCAATTACTGTCTTATTGGAATGCTTTCTTTCAATCTCTGCATCTTCAATAAGCTTATTCAGTTCTTGTGAAAATTGTACAATCCCAGTGAATGCACTTGTTGAAGGAAGAGAGGTTACAGACCTGCTCAATGCGTTCTGTAGATCGGCCAAGTTAGTATGTTTTGAACACGCAGAATGTATTGCCTGAATTAGAGGATTAGAACCGGCTACACAAAAAATGACATAAAGCAAGTGCTGAGGATATACATTTGGAGACGAATCATGTTGAGCCTTTGTATTTGCTATGTCAATAATAGTCTTGAGAAGAGGGGAAAATTGAGTTGTTTTATCAGTTTTGACAGACATTTTTTACCTTTCTTTACCAGTCAGCTTGGCTGTGAGTTCCGAAATCTATGGCAACAAGTTTATTCTTCAAAATACCACAATTTGGAGCGGCGAAATCTCCGCCAAGCCCTATTTTACGAAGTTTTTTCTGAAGACCTGATTGTTGTCTTTTGAATATTAGGTCGTTATCTTTTACGCTAATTGCCTTTTCTGTTTCATATCCATAGCAAGGCTGATTATTATTAGTCGGTTCTTTTACGCAAACAAATTTACCTACTTGAGGTCCAAGCCCATGCTGAGCAGCCAATCTTTGTCTTTCATAGCTTTTATAAGCGATTGAGAAAGATTTATATAGTTTGAGGCCATATTTCCTGTTACCTAGTTTATAGAAATAAGCTTCTGCTCCGCTATCAGAATGAATACCAGAAATTTCTATAAGAGATATTTCTAAATCAGATAGTTTTTTGATCTTTTGAAGTGGCATATTTTCCTCGTTTATTTTTGGATCACGAGGAAATCGGAAAAGTTCAAACCACTTTTTATTCTATCACGCTATTTTGGTTTTCCGATCTAATCTCTTCTCTGATATCCATCCACGCTTTTCCTAACAGATTTTTACCACTTCCATCAGCGCCAATACCCCATATATAATCATACGGAGTGTCTTCTGCTATTATCTCATCACCTGTAGAAAGCAATTCAAATTTTATATCATTATGCTGGTCAACTTTGTATCTAAGCGCATCTTTCATTATTTCATATTTTACGCTTTCCCAATCAGCTCTTATGGTAGGCATTTTAATTTCTGTGCCATTTTCTATGTAGGGCTTGTCATTAGATGCTATGTCTTTAGCTTCTCTGGGAGTTTTAAGCAAACGAATTATTTCCTGAAATTTTGGGTCTTCAAATTTCTTTGATTGATAGTAATGCTCAGTAGTTGAATACATTTTACCATCAACAAGAATTGAATGTTTTGAGAAATTGCTAAAACAACCGTATTTTTCTCTTGTTTTCCAGAATTTTATCATGTTAATCAATCGTCTTTATTTGAACTGTTTTTTATATTTTCACGAAGAATCATTTGAGATTCTCCATAGTTTAGAATTTGGAGTTCTCCCAATTCATCCTCTACAACAGCATTGCAATTAGAAAGATCAGTCCAGCATCCGCAATTTACATAGTGCTTATTGTGAAGCATTTTCATTAGCAATTAATATTTTTCATTTTATCGTCTACGCATAAAAAATACTGAAATCCATAATAATAAAATTATTCCTGGACATGGTATAAATATTGGTGGAGGATTCAAAACAATGCTACTTGGAGTTAAAATAAAAGCATTATCATGTATTACAGGAATAAAGCCTTGAAAATGGATATTATCAAAATCCGAAGGATTCATGGCTTCATAAACTCTAATCGTGCCTTTCGAAGAATGTATGAACCAATCTTGATTGAAAACCTGCAAAACGATACAATTATAATTAGGCGTTGATAAAAGATCATTACCAGAAAGCTGAGTAATCTGAGAAATCGGAATTTTCGTCAAATTTGTCTGCCAGTTCTGCAAGAACAACGGCGTGACATCCTTTGGGTAAGCAAAAACAACCAAGTCTTTTTCCTTTTATTTCATGAAGATCTGCTATTAAATTTGGCTGGGCTAATATCCAAAAAGAATATAGTCTAATCGCTTCGTCTCTTGACTCAACTATAAACTTAGCTTTGCTTTTAGGATCATGACTGTATGGATTTCCCCACTTCGATCCTCTGCCAACATCAATATCAAAAGGTTCTTTATACCGATTTACAGCTATTGTTAGCATTTTCGTCAGCCCATTCAGATTCTTCTGTCTTATGTTCTGGTCTATGATGATCAAAAGGTTTCCATAAAGAACCTTCTTTGGCCCATTTAATTCTTGGATCTTCCCATTTCTTTTTAGACATGATATTTTTAACTTCATCAATATTTATTGGAGAATAATTATGGCAATCAACTCCTACATCAAATGCTTGAGCAGATTCATCATCAGGTAATCCTCCGTGACTATGACCATAAAGATGCCAAGATCCATAATGGGATTTATTCCAAACTTTCAAAGCATAATGACAAAGAACAATATCTTTGTGTTGACCATCAATTTCTGTCTTCAATGTCAACATATCATAAACACCAGAGAACAAGGGGCTATTGTATCTTATTCTGTCATGATTTCCTAAAATGAGTACAATAGTTTTACAATTGATAGCATTTCTAAAATACTCTACTCTATTTTTAGCAAAATCTCCCAAATGAAATAATCTATCATTGGGGTTGACTTTTGAATTAATATTTTCTATAAGCTTTTCATTCATTTCATCTACAGAGACAAATGGTCTCTTTGAATATTTAATAATATTTGCGTGATCAAAATGAGTGTCTGAAATAAACCAGTCCATAAACAAAATCCTTTCATTGGCGAGTTTCATCTTCTGCCTCGCCTTTTTACATTGTTATTGAGTTATTATCGGCAACGTGGTTGCAAAAGAACAAATAAACACAAGCCGATATTTGTGTCATGGAAACAATTATACCAAAAATATTTCACCAAATATGGCTCAATGGGAAACTTCCTGAAGAACATTGTTGTTTTAGAGATCATATGTTAGAACTGCATCCTGGATGGGAATATAAACTTTGGACAAAAAGAAATATGCCCAAACTCATAAATCAAGATATTTTTGACAAATGGCCTGAAATGTGTTTCAAAGCTGATGTACTTAGATATGAAATATTGTACAAATTTGGAGGGATTTACATAGATACTGATTTTTTGTTCTACAAAAATATAGAAGAATGTATGCAAAAGGAATATCTTATAGTCAATGAATTTGATGAACCGTATTTTCATGCGGGTTGTTATCATATGACGAATAATTGTCTTATAGGAGCTGTTCCAAAAAGCGCATTAATGCAATATGTTGTATACAAACTAAGAGAAAGTATGCAAAGATATGAGGAATTAAAGAACAAATATAATCATTTTGATGCAGGTCTTTCAACTGTTGGTCCATATTTTTTTGACAAATGCGTAGAAGAGATTATTGGAAGAAGTTTCTCTTACGATACAAAATATTTCTGTCCATTTAGACCTCATGATTTGCCTCATAAACAATATGAAAATTTTCCTGATGCATACGCAATTCATTTATGGAATAATAACTGGAGAACCTATGGTGGAGCTGAAGTTTATAAAACTCTTCCATGTTACAAAAGAAAACATGGAATAAAATGATACCAAAAATATTCCATCAGATATGGTTTGAAGGTAAAATTCCAGAACCGTTTTTTTACTTTTCTGAACATTTAAAACAACTTCATCCTGGATGGGAATATAAGTTTTGGAATATAAATAATATGCCAGAACTTATTAATCAAGAAGCATTTGAATTTTACAACAATGTAATATTCAAATCTGATATTCTTAGATATGAAATGCTTCATAAATTTGGAGGAATATATGTCGATTTTGATTTCCTGTTTTATAAAAATATAGAACCGTTAATAACAGATGATTATTTTTTAGTTTTTGATGTTGACAACTTGCATATAAATAACTGCATTATGGGATTCTCAAAAGAAAATGAAATAATAAAATCAGTAATTGATGAAATACCAAAATCACTCGCAATTGCTAAACAAATAAAAAACGGAAGAGACAATTTACAAGTTGGATTAAATGCAGTTGGTCCAAGATTCTTACAAAGAACTATTTCAAAGTTTGATAAAATCAAATTTATTGACAGAAAATTCACTCATCCATTCGGAACAGAAGAGGTAATAGAAAAACAATTAAATGAGTTTCCAGACTCTTACGGAGCGCATTTTTGGAGTTCTCATAATGGAACATATTTTATAGAAGCTCATAAAAAGCTTCCATGCTACATCATGCGTGAGAATGTTCACTAAGAGATACAGGTCCACCAGTTTTATCATCGAGATCAAAATTGGCGTCTATGAAATTTATTACCTCTTGAGGATCAATGCCTTTGTTAAAGACAATATTTGGTCCATGATTGTCAAGATATACTGCATATAGATTGCCAAACTTAGCAAGCCCATTTGAAGTATTTTGACCGCACTGGTGAGAGCCACATTCGTATTCTCTTTGAGAAACAGTAGGAACAAGATCTCTTGGGTTTTGTTTCAACGGACAATGAAAATGTACAATACAATCGCAATCTGGATGTTCTGCAAAAACAATACGTTGAGATTGTCCGCCTACGGAAGGTTTAGCGCCATAAGCAATAACTCTATCCGGCCCATCAGTCTCAATCTTTACAAGACCATTCTTTTCAATATCATTGAAGTTTGTTTTGCGAATAGAAGTCAAGAAAGTTGTTGGACCAATTTTTGCAGCAAAATGGCCGACAGTCGCCCCACTAGGACCAACCTTATATGCTCCATTTGCAACACAATAGTCTACAACCGTTCTAAGAACCTCAGGAACAAGATCTGACTTCCAAGGAATAGGATCGCCAGCTATGACAGTAGAACGAGTAAAAGTAAGATGAGAACGAAGTTTAGTCATTTCAACAAGACCGCGAAGAGCTGCATCTCTGTCAAAGGTAACGTGATATCTTGCTTCTTCTGGCGTGATGACCATATTCAATCGCGTCTTTACGTCATTTGCAAGGACAAGGTTACAAGAAGCTTTCTTGCAAAGATCAAGACCTGCAATATATTGTTCATCTTCTGTTGCGTTACAGGTAGTCTTAAATCCAACAAGGAAAATATCCTTGCGACTATATTTTTCTGCGCGGAAAAATTTAATCACTTTCTTTTTCATGGATAGATCAATTTTATAACCATTCAAATTCCTTGAATTTAATCTGGTTTCATATTTACCAGGAGAATTTTCTCCAACCTTTCCTTCATAATCACACATAGCGCAAGAAAAGAAAACAATCTTGACGTTCAAATCAGAGACTATATCCTTTACCCATGCTTCAACATCTTCATTTGTTTCCATAGCAGAGCCAGGATCTGCCATTTTAGTTAGGCACATTGAGGTAGTCATGCTAGGAATCAATTCTTCGCAAAGAGATTGAAGCTTTCGTGCTGTTTTACCATAAGCAGGAGCGCACAAAGCTAAATGAGCAGTGACATGAGAAACAGTTCCGCCGCCAAAGATAGCGATTTTCTTGGGGTTCATTATTTTAACTCCAATAAGTGTAAATGCAGGGACGCAATTCGTTTACGGTTTTTGCCCAATCTTTGAATAATCCAACGTAATAAGTCCACAGAATGACAGATGCATGAATTTCAGGTCGATATGTTTCATTCATTTTAATAATATCAGCATTAGAAAGAGATGGTCTTATTTTTTCGCTGAAACGTCCTGTAAGAATATTATATGTTCCGCCATTTATTCGATCAGGAAAAAATTCAAGATTATTTTCCATTAAAAAAGGAAGATCATGTACTAGATTTTCTTTAACAATTCTGATTTTATCTTTGTACGGAATTCTTATCATCATTCCATAAGGGTATATACCACAGAGACCAGTCCTTTGATCAAGCCATTGAATCTTTACATCTACTGAACCACCAGCTTCATAGTAATCAATCATATCATCGCTGCGATAAAATGATTTTTGTTCTGGAGGTATAATACCAAAAACGTTTGGAAATCCGAACTCTCCGCAGTAAGCAAATCCTAGATGGAAAATGCTTTCTATTTTAGACTTCTTTTCATTTTCAGGTAAAGCCATGAAATCTTTGGCATATTGATAAATACCCCAATTTATGCCAGAAATATCTCCTTCCGAAGGACCATTTGCTTGCGCAAGTATTTCTTTGTGTTCTGAAAGCTTAGACTCGTCTAATATCCATTGAAGAAATGGAATAAACATCCTACGAGGACGCTCATAATCTTCATCATCATATTCCTCTTTTATTCCAAGCATCCATTCCTGGAATCTTGAATCTGCTAGTCTTGTTTTTTTGTTTGTTACAACGTTATCAAGAGCATAGCAAAGGTGTTTTTTAATCCTCATTCCCATTAGGATCTCATCCTTAGTCCTTCAACAGCCCATTTTCCACTAACAAACTGTGGATTTAATATTTCATGTTTCAAACCAATCGTAACGATACTACAATTCCCAGGAGTATCAATTGAGTCAAATTGCTCAACTGACAAATGCATAAATCTCATTACAAAACATTTAATAATCATGCCGTGAGTAACAATTACAACGTCTTTCGTTGAGCCGTTTGGACCAATTTTTCTTTTCAGTTGTCTCATCATTGAATCAAGGAAGGTTGCGCATCGCTCAAAGCAATCTGCTCCGCTTTCGCCACCATCCATACGATACCAAAAGAAACCTTCATGTTCTCTTTTGTCTTTTTGGCTTTCAGGATCTCCATAGCCAAAATCAACCTCTCGCAAACGAGGATCTTCATAGACTCTTAGATTGTCTGTGTCTTCAGTAAAACCTGCTCCAACTTTTATGAAATGCATTGTTTGTCTTGTTCTTTTGTAAGGAGAACAATATAGTAATGAGTCCTGTAGGAATTCTTTTCCTAGTAATTTGCCAGCATTTAAAGCTTGATCTACGCCTTCAGGTTCCACAATAGGAATCTGATGGTTTGGCATATCTTGATGCTTAATAAGCTTAGCATTTAATGCAGAAAGAGCATGACGCACAAGTTTAATCTGCATGATATTTATCCAAGTTTCGCAGGATCAAAATTAAACTGTTTTTTGTATTTTACTTTAAGATCCTCGAAAACTTCTTTCGAGATCTGTTCCCATTCTGATTGCTTAATTCCTTTTACACCTTGAACACTTGAAACAAAATCAGTAGTTCCACTTATCATAAAATCTGAGGGCAAATAAATATTTGCAATAAGCATTTTTGTATTATTTTCATCGTTCATGAATCCCATTACATACAAAAGAGCAGGGTTTTGATTTTCTGTATTTTTAAACTTATAAAAACAACCTTCTTTAAAGTTGTAGACACGAGTAGTTGGATCATCTTTTGTTGGGTCTATATTATCTGTGCCGCAATCTTCGCATGGATAAGACTGAGGATGTCTTTTTTGTACTACAGTACAATCTTCGTCTCCATACTTACAACCATGAACGATGCAACAATGTTCTGTGTGAACGTCTTTAGCCATTGTTGTTTTTTCTTTTCTGTATAAGTATGCCAAGAACAGAATCGGCACGGACAGCAAGTATTTTATCATATACCCCTGTTTCTTTATTCCAAACAGGAACATGAAGCATTTTTACCGTCTTAGCCTCGGTTCTGCAAATAGGACAGATTTTGGTTTCTTGTTTTTCCATTATGCGGAAAATTCGACCAGGTAACGAAGCTGATGCTGATCTCGATCAAAAGTAATGAACTCGTTGTTCATAACCTGACTTACATTTGCCTTTCCAAAAATACAGTGGTGGCCCTTTGGAGGTTCAGTATAACCGCGAGGACCAGGAGCTACGAAAGGATTGCCAAGTGCAGTATCAGAGACGAACATGAACGCATGGCGACCAGCAACGGAACCTCCTCCGCCGCCCCAACGAGAATATCCAGAAGTATAGCCAGCGCTCTTTTTCCAGTCATCAGCCCAATATAGACCGCCTCCGAACATAGCACCAGTAATAACAACGCCAACGAGAGTCTTAGGAAGGCGAAGGTTCTCTCGAAGAATACCAGGAACGTTCACAGAGCGAGTTCCGTGGAACATCATAGAAACGTTAGCTTTTTCATAGAAAGGAGCTTCATTCGGGTCAACATCATTGCGAGAATGAGGTTGGTGCAAAGCTTTTTCTGAAATCTTTGATTTACTGGCAGCGATTTCTTTGATAGCCTTTCGCCATCCATCAACATGAGCAAGCTGACGAACAGCCCACATGTTATGAATCTTCATTCCTCCAACGTCACTATGACGATTTCGCGTAGCATTAGGCATCCATCCAAGAATAAACTTGCCACGCTCCGATTTAGGATCAATATAGGCCATTTCAATGTTGAAACCAGCAAGAGGATCAACATCTTTATCAAGGCCCATGTCAACAGCATATAGAGCAGACTCGAAAGCATCGAGATCCTGGTCCCATGCAGTAATGTTGTCTTTATTCAAAATCCAGTTAACATCGCCAACTCGCTTTACCTTCGGAATACGAGAGTAAAGATGGTTGGTGAGAGCCTTAAGCTCTGTATCATTCATCTGGTCTTTTTCATTATCGCCAACTGCTTTGACCCGCTTACGAGCTTCGGTCAAGATTTCTCGACCTTCATCAAGAGATGCCTGAGTTGGGATATTGCCACCTTGAACAACAGTCTTTGCATAAGCAACAGTACCTACGTTCATATCTCTCATCAATTTGAGAGTCTGCTCGTCCCATTTTGGCTTTGTATTTACGTTAGCTGTTGAAGTATTTGTAACCTGAGCCGTCTTTTTTGCTCCGTCATTGAAAGCAATCTTTTTTGCATCAGGAAGACCAGTTGTACGAGTTGCAAGAGGACGAACAAGATAGCAATCCTCTCCAGATTTTGCTTGGAGAACTTTGCGACCAGCAATGGTTGTCCATTCACCTCTTTTATCATTCTTGGAATGAAGCTGTTTTTCGTATTCGCGTTGCGCTTCATCTTCACTACCGCATTCAACAAAAGTGAAATCAGCTTTTGTTGCGCCAGTGCGACCCCATTCAAAATATGCGAACCAGGAATTGGTTTTTTTACTCTTTACCACTGATCCGTGGTAATATTTGTTTGAATCTTTTCCGTCCTGCGTAAAGCAACCCATGTCAGCAAGTTTAGTGCCTGAGAAATTGCCGTCTTGGGTAGCGGGAGGACCAAAGCATTCAAAATCATCAACCGTGTGACCTTTAGGAAGCGTGCCTCGACCAAGTTTGGTTGCCATTTGAGATTCTTTCAAAACAGGTTTTAGTTGGAGATCTCAAACGATCTCTCGCACACCATATTTTAGCCAAAAAAGTCTAGAGTCAAAGGCTGAGCAAGTGACAGAACAATAAAGTTTCTTCAGGTTCTTTTATTTTACTTCATTTTATTTTTAAAATATCCAATACTAAATCCCATGCTTAGGAATTCAGAAAGATTTCTTTTTGCATCTTTATTATTTATTCCAGAAAAAACAACGCCCTTTGTATCTATCCCTTCAGGGAATCTTGATAAGCATTGATCAAATATGTCTTTTATAGAATCTCCAACAAGAGTTATAGAATCATCTGAATCTGTAACGAGTTGGCATACAAACCTTGGAGGGCCAGGAATTTTTAAGATTTCAAAATCAAAAGCTTTCATTCTTTTCATTATTGTTTTCTTTTATATGAGCATCATAGAGATCAGATACTAGCTTTATCAAATCTTCTTTTGAGTTGAATTCAATAGAAAATCCAGGAATCCACAATTCCATATCTCCATCTTTCTCTTTTACTATAAATCTATTTACGTCTTTCATTTCTCTATCAGTAATTCCAAGACCACCATTTATAAACATAAATACTCCTTATACTAGATCATTGAATCCTATATCATTTTCTATATATTTATCTTCGCAAGATTTATATATAGCATCATAAAGCAATTTAGGAATACTTAGAAGAAACTTTTTCCCATCTTTCTTTTCGACAATAATAGTTCTTTCTTTATCATCGGTAGATATAATAGATTTTATTTCATTCCAATCAGATTGACTAAAACTATTTAATTTTAGTGGAAATGGACATTCCAGAGATCCTAAATCTATATCAAGATGCTTATTCATTGTTGATTGTACCTGCTAATAAGATGCAAAAACTCATTAAGATACTGTTGTGATTCTTCTTTCGTTTGTCCAGAAAACCCAATAGCTTTGAATGGAAATTTTTCTGGAAATTTGCGAGAAAATTCAAAAAATATATGAGATACGGAATTTCCTCCTATTGTTATAGAATCATTATTTTCTAATATGAATTGTAAAACAATCGGAAATTCAAATTGCTCATCATATTCATGTATATTATTTTCCATTGTGATTTTGTTGACAATATGAATACATCGCTATCCCTGAAGCAACTCCAACATTTAAACTTCTAACACTTCCAAATTGCTTAATATATACAATCTCTTTACATTCATTTATTACATCAGATGTAAGACCTACAGTTTCCTGACCAAAACACATAATAACATGTTTTTCTTTTGGCCAAACGTATTCGTCTAATGGTTTGGCATTAGGCAGATCATCAAATCCTATAAATACATTATCGCCCATAATATCTTTGATACTATCAATATGTATTATGTTTTCATAATGATTTGTTCCTACCGCCCCTCTGGAATCAAATTTTCTTTTGCCCAAAACATAAAGATTCTTACCTAGAAACGCATTTGAATTTCTGATAACGCTACCTATATTGAAATCATGAAAATGATTTGTTATAAGGACTGAAAAATTGTGTCTCTTTGTGTCAAGCTTTACCTTGATAGCATCTGTTGTCCAATATTTATATACATCAATTATGTTTCTTTTATCTACCTGACATTTCTTTTTACATTCATAAGCTTCATCTATAGTGCTATAACGCTTCTTACAAGAAGTGCATTGAAATTTTATTGTTATTTCAGTTGTCATAAAAGAATAACGACCAAACAAAAAGAAAAGACCATGAATTCACCTTATAAATTTTGCACAAAAAGAACAAGACTGCTCTCGCAGTCTTGTCTTTGGATAATCTTATAAACGATTAGAACAAAAGTTGGAACTGCATACGGAATGACATTTCGCCATCGCCAGTAGATCCAAGAAGTCCTGTATTAGAAAAATTCGTCATATTTGCGAGATTCGAAGTATCATCGAATGAATAGACCATATCCGTAGTAATCTTTGCAGCCTGCCCATAAAGGTAGTAATTCAAACCAACAGTTGCAAATGCGAAATTGTTATTTGAAAAGCCTCTTGCCGAATCAGCAAAAACTTCATCATAGCGAACAAATGGTTCAATTCTTTCTGTAACTCTGTATCCGCCTTGAGCAGCTAATCCAAAGTCTTCATATGTTGCAGCAGGATCTTCAACACTTCGTCCAACGCCAGAAACAAACGCATTCCATCCATGATTCTTCCAAGTCAAATCACCTGTGTAAGAATATGAAGTGCTTTGAGTTGAGCCTTCTTGATAATGGAATGCAGCTCCAGCTAGCAAAGCATTCTCGTCATTAGTTTCAGAAGTAAACTGGCTAAAATCTCCGTTATTTCCCAAAATGGAATATTCGCCTCTTACAGTAAGAGCAGTATTAGATTCAGAAGGATCTGTATATTCTGTGTTGACTGTATTAAAGCCATCAGAAACAGCTCCAACCAAACGGAAACTATCAGTATTGTAAGATAGCTGAACTCCCTGAGAACGTCCTTGACCAAAAACGTAAGAAACGATAGAACGATCTATTGCAAGCTGATAGCGATCAGAAACATTAACTTCCTTCATAAAAGGAAGCTTAAACTGTCCAACCTGGAATCTGCCACCATCAAAAGCCCTAATACCTGCATAAGCATCAAACAAAGTAAAATTTCCGCCTTGGCGATTAAATCCGCCTTCTAGCATGAAATCAATTTGTTCATTTATATTTCCGCTAAAACGGATTCGAGCAAGAGGATCACTAAATCCTACATTGTTATCACTATTGCCTTCGCGGTTTGTATTCCAAGTATAACGGAACTGCACATCACCGCCGATATTCAATCTCGCTCCATTGCCATTAGTAATGAAAAAGCCGTTGGCATCATGACCTGAACTATTCAAATTAGAACGAGACTGAGCATCTGCTACCAAAGCAGCATTCTGCAATCTTGCAACATCTGAAGTCTGTCCGATTGCAACAGAACCAAGAAAAACAGAAATCCCAAAGAAACCTAAACTAGAAATCTTTCTCATTTCAAAATCCTTTAATTGGGTAATTACAAAAATTATACTAAACCTACCCTGGTCTAATATAAATAAACTAAGCCATACGAAAAGGTATCGGCTGATAGCGAACGCTAACTCCTTAGCATTCACACAATCTCTTTCGGCTTTTGATGATATTTTTCTTTAGGAATAGAAACAGTCACATTTGGGTATGTTGTACATAAATCTTTACAAAATGAAATTTTAGGCTAAATTTTGCCAAAAATCATTATTTTATTTTTTCATTTGGATTGTATTCGGTTCTTCCAGACTTAAGAGAATCCTTGATATAAGGAAAGCACAGTCTGCATTTTGTGCCGCATTTTAAGTTTTCTTGAACTTCCTGTGCGGACCAATTTTTTTCTTTTGCAATAGAAAGAATTTCGCTAAAAGTTTTGTTGAAGCATATACATTTGTTTATCATTAAAAAGCCATTCAAGATTTCTCTTGAGTGGCCCTTGTGTTTTAGGACTCGAATTCTTCAAGATGAGCAAGCATATTGTCGATCTGATCAGGAGTCAGCCCAATAGATTTCACATCATCAGGAGTTGCATACGGATATCTTGCGATTGCGTAAGCAGCTTCAATGCCCATGCTATTAAGGGCATGGCATCCTTCAGGAACAAAATTCAATTTTCCAAAAACAGGATATCGCTGAGGCTCAGGCTTAGGACCAACAATTTCAAAGCCGGTTTTCTGACCATTCTCATTACGATACCACTTACGAAGAATGCGATTCTGGGGTTCTTTGCGATTCCATCGCTCCCATTCTGCATTACGACGAAGAGCCTTCCAGTAGAAGCTATAGAGTTTCTTGAGCTTCTTGAAAGTATCGAAATCGCAAGCATGATAACCCCAACGACCTTGATAAGTATTCTGGTTGAACTTATTCTTCTGTGCATTCTGAATCGTAGTCATAAATTTTCCTTTTTCTAAAATTACTGGTTTCCGTACTTTTCTTTGAGACGAGCATATTCTTGTTTATCATGCTCTTCATTTAACAGTTTCATTCTTTCTTTTTCTTGCTGTTCTTCTTGTTTCTTTTTTTGCTCCTTTTCTAGTTTTTGTTTTTCCTCGTTTGCAAGCCTAATTGCTGTCGCATTTTTCTTTTTCTGGTTAACTATATTTAAGAGTTCTTCCCGATGTTCCCAGTCAGTCGGAGTATCTAGAGTTCCGTTTTCTCCGCTAATACAAAAATTTTCATCAGTGAAGCTATATTTTGAAATAATCAGGTGTGAATATTCGTATTCAGGATCATGTTCTTTGGTCCGAGACTTAGCGATGCTTTCTTCAAACTCGCTATAGTATTTGCATCTGTGAACTTCATCATAGAATTCTCTATCAAGTTTAACAATATGATTGGCGATATCTTCAAGAGAATTGAAAATTTCAGTTACCATATTGGCATCCTTGGAGTGCCGCCAATCGCACTCGCCTCTGAAATAACTTGCAAGTTCGCAGTTATTGATATGACTGATAACGATGACAGGAAAACTGTTCATGATCTATTCTCCATATTTGATAAGTTCAAAAGTTGATATTTACGAAAAAGATTTCTCTTTTTAGAATCAGCAGGAATCGGTTCTGTGGCAATGGCAGTCACTTCGTAATCCTCACAATTATTGTTTATTGATGAAACAGTCGATACTACATTGTATGGAGGTTTATTATGACAAACATTACCGTTGGATCTTCCTTTGGGAAATGGAAAGTCATCTCTGTTGGGCATAGACCCGAAGGAAGCCTTTCTAGGGCCAAATATTTTCTTTGTGAATGCCAATGTCCTGCTAAAACTAGAAGAATGGTTATAGGGCGTAGTCTTCGCGAGGGAACTAGCAAAAGTTGTGGATGCATTGGTCCATCTCAAAATACTGGGAAAAATGAAATTAACAAAACGTATGGAAAATGGACGGTTCTTGATGAAGCTAAAAAACCTGTTCATATAACTGGAAGAGGTAAGTATTTTTTGTGCGAATGTTCTTGTATTCATAAGACTAGAAGAATCATTTCTGGTCACGCACTCCGTAGCGGAGGATCTAATAATTGTGGCTGTAAATGGAGATATTCGATTAGAAATGTAGACGCTCCATTTAATATGTTGCTTGGAAATTATATAAACAGCGCGAATAAAAGAAACAAGTCTTTTAACTTGTCTTTGGATGACATTAAGCGTCTTTCGCAAGATATTTGTTTTTATTGCGGACAACAACCAATGGCAACTTTGAAGCCATTTGGCAAGCATAATTTTGTTTATAATGGTATTGACAGGATAGACAATTCTCTTGGATATACCATTAAAAATTGTGTTTCTTGTTGCAAGAACTGCAATACCGCAAAACTTGACATGAACGTTGACCAGTTTAAGAATTGGATTACATCGGTCTACCTGAGACTTTGTAAGTGAATTCGAATTTCTTGGTCTATCAGGTTCTTGAAACTTGGCGACCTGAATGCCATAATATTGGAGACGATCGTGAGCTTTCAAAAGCTCGCTTTCGTTCTTTACGCCAATAAGAACAAGATGAGGATGTTCTTGGTTCTAACCAGGAGCAAAAGCTCTGATTGCCTCAATCACAGCGTGTGCGCTTTGAACAGCGATCTGCGACTGCGAGAGGTCTTCTCTAACGAGAACGTACATGTAAACAGTTTGTGATTGTACCTACGTCATATTTTGTCTCCTAAGTAAGTCTATCGTCATTTTTCCCAAAGTCAAGCCTTGTTGGAATTTTTTGTGAAAATTATTAGTGTTAGTAATCTATTTTTACAAGATTTACGAAAGAATCCAGTTGCAAATTCTTTCCAGCAAACTTTTCTTTTTTACTTCCGGTTTTGGTGACACTGAAGGATTCATTGAGAATTTGCCTTCATTTAGTCCATCTCTTATCATTTTAAGACCAATTAGGTGGGATTGAACTCTCAAAGATATTGTTTTGCCAATATCTGCATATTCGTAATATTCTGAACCAAAAAAATCATCGCCATAATCTGACAAAAATTGCACCCAATTAAATTCGGTTTCACAAGCTCCGATTGCCTCGTGACGCAAATCTTCAAAAACGTTTTTATTTTTAATGACTTCGTAACGATAATCAGTCTTATTCAAAGACTCCCACTTCCCGCTCGTATAAAGATCTCTGAGATAATCTTTAGAAACGGAAATTATTTTATTTTTCTCGTCAGCAGAAAGATCTTTCCAAGCTTTATAACCATCTTCAGTATAAAGAACAGCCATTTCAGGATATTTATTTTTCAATACATCTTCAATATGTCCATCAAGATAAAGATCGCTAAACAAAGAATCGCCTTGATCTTCTCCAAAAGTATGAGTTTCAATGTATTGTTTTACAAAATCAATAGCAACTTCTTGATTCCAGGTTTTGCCTCTTTCTCCACAAGAACTTGCTCGGCATTTCCCGTCAAAATAGTCCAAATCACAACCGCCTAAAAAGTTTATACTAATAGGAGAACCCCAACTATATACAGCTTCTCCCAGATCACCAGAAACAAAAAGAGTAGCAGAATTCTGGTCAATATAGTAAATAACAGCAAAGTTCCAATCGCCGGGCTTTTTCCATTTAATTTTAATTATGTTACCATCTTCAGAATAAGTAAAAGTAGGAACATGGTCTTTAAACCAGTTTTCTCGTATATTTTTATCTTCTCTTTTGTAAATCTCATACTTGCTCACAGATCAATTCTCCGAGTTTCTGAGTATGGAGTCTGGTCACAAGAAGGACATGCAGGATAAACGAAACCATCACATGAAACCATGTTCTTGTCAAGTCTCAAAGAAAAATCATAAATCTTTCCACAAGCACAATGAATAGAACCTTCTCCTGCATCATTATCTGAAATAGTTCTATGATCAAATTTGGTAATATTGACTTTACTTACGATCTTCATTGGATATGACCTTTTTAGGCTTGTGTTTTCTGAAAATAAACTTAACAGGCTTTGGAACTTCCTTTTTCGGTTCTTCTTTATTATTTTGAGAATCTTTCACAGATTATTCCTTATTTTTTGTGTCCTAATTTATTGAAAATAGAAAGAGCTTCTTCAACAGAAACTCCATGTCCTGCAATTGCTATTTTGTCCTTTGGAAATTCAAAACCAACACGGATTTTTCCTTGTCCAATACTGACAATTTTTATTTCTCCAATCTTCTTACCGTCTTTAGTATAAAGAGTTGAAGTTTCCTCAGGTTTCATTGTAAAAACCAACATAACTTTTACTCCTTCAAAGAAGCAAGATATGCATAAAGATCTTCAACAGAATCAAACACTGGAATTTTTAGAAAATTTGCAATATTAATTTCTCTTTCAACACCAGAGCTTTCTCCTGGAAGGCGAAGGACCGCATGACAAAGAGGAAGGAAAGACATGCAATAAGCAAGCCAATCTTCATAGCTACGAGGTATGATGCAATGGTAAAAATGCGTCCACAACATATTGACAGGAACGCATTTTCCTTCATCCATCAACCTGTTAAACATCTTTACTGAAATGTTAATGTTTACAGCAGGATCAGGCTTGGTGTATGGAGAACAAATGAAAACACGTTTCTTGTTCTTTGAATTCAGCAGGATTTGTTCAGCAGTAAGTTCCATTTTAACCTTTCAAATGCCCTCGGCGGGACTCGAACCCACAACTCTCAGAATTTTAGAGATTCCGGTTCTGCCAATTGAACTACGAGAGCAATATCAGTCACCTTCAAACGAAAGAGAAAAAGGCTTTCTCCACATTCCGTAATTGTTCTTAATTTTCATACCATCAATAACTTCCTGGGGAGGAGAATTTGGAATGATAGTACACTGGTCTTCATGAACATTGAAGTCTCTATCTCCTTCGGCAGTTTTCGGGTCCATGACCTTGTAAATAGCGCCAAACCAGGAGAAAGCAAACTTACCGTCATCACACTTCCACCAGCCAATATCTCCAATTGCATCACGATTCTTGCGAATCCTTCGCATAAGAGAAAGCGCCTCTTTAGAAACTTTAACCATTTCCTTAGAGTTTATAACAACGCATCCAAGGTTATCGTTCCCAGTAGGAAAGAAACCTTTGTTCTTCTTATGAGAAGAAGGACAAAAGACAATCTTGCCATCAATAGCAAAAATATTTACAGTAAATGGATTTGCCTTTTTTGTTGGTTTTTTGGTTTTTGTTTTACTGGTTAGAATTTTTGAACCAACATTTTTATTTTTTACTGTCATATTCTTATTTCCCGTACCAAGCCGCGATTGGTTTAATAATAGCAAAAGCTGACCAACAATGATAAACATAGCCAAAATCGTGACAATTCATTCTAAAACCTTTACCAATCGTCCCGTCAAAATCTTTAATTTCTTTTTCCCAATTATTATCTAGATCAAAGTCATTCAAGTTTGCATTTTTCAACCATGCAATTACAAAATCTTTCCAGTCGATATCAAAAGTTTTTACTTCTATTTTTCTGGCTTCAGAATTAATCGTAAAATATTGGTCTTTTGGGTCAGTCCAAAAAAGAACAAGACCTTTTCTTGGTACAATAGTATAATGAGAGGCTCCTTTAGGACAAAGAGCAGACAAATAATCAAGACACGCATTTAGTGTCTTATAATCGCCTCTAATATCGAATAATATGTTATTCATTTTATTCTGGATCTTTTTCAATAGCGACAGAATGACCTGCTAATCCAAAGAAAACAACATCCGCAATTGAAAGCATGAACTCTCTATGTGGAGTCCTCTTAAACTCATGCAGGAATACTTCGCAATTTTCAGCCTGAACGGCAGCTTGTTCCAGCCTAGCTTTGATCTTTTCAATTTGACCGCTATTTATGGCGATAGAACGATCAGCAAGAAGCTGTGTCATCTTGCTTCTAAAATATTCTTCTTGCTCTTTGTAAAAGGAAACTTTTTTAGTAGCAGCCTCTATCAGCAAAGAACCTGGATATGTAAATTTCCATGTTTCCCGATTTCTGTCTTTGAATTCACTGTACATTTTAAATTCCTTTTTGAAGTTTTTCTTACTCTAAATTCGCCTTGAAAAGTCTAGGGCCAATTTTGTTGATGGAGGCAATCTCAATAACCAGTCTGTACTAAATGGTAATTTTATCTTTTGCTACCAGCATTGATTTTACGCAATCTCTTCGAGATCCTGAACTAACATAAACTCTCAACACATTGCAAGATTTTGCAACAGTATGTATAAGATCATTATACCCTGAAACTTTTACAATTTCATTGTTATTCTTTATTTCTACATCAGGAGGAATTTGATCAATATGAGTTATTGCAACCTGATGTGAAACTGAAATTTTACTTGTATATGTTTGCTGCAAATCATTTTCTATGGTTTTTGACAAAAGATCCACATCCAGACATCCAAAACGCAATTTTCCCTGAAATTCATTTGGAACATTAGTGCTATCTTTATAGGAAAGATTAGGATCTTCTGTTGGAAATGGACCAAGACCATGACGAGTCATGTAAGCTCTAGTTACATATACCGTATCAAGATTTTTGATTTCAAATTCTTTGCAAAGACTAAGTACATTTTTTAGACCTGTTTTACTTCTTGTTACATGCGGGAAAAATTCATGATCTTCATCTAACAGAAGACCTTGAGCGCCTTCAAAAACAACAGATTCTGCTTGAGAGTCTTCAAGAACCTCTTTATCGTCAACTATTGTGCTATTTTCAATAAAAAGCTCAATATCACTAATGAAATTCTCTAAAAGATTATCTGAATCAAATATTTCAAAAAACTTTTTATCTGGTTTTAGGTTAAGCTGTTCAATACGATTTCGGAAATACCCGTCTCTTAGATGTTCGTATTGTCTTTTTCTTTCTATACGATCTAAATATGTTGCAATAGTTGTATGATATGTATCGTTTATATTTTCTATTCCACCAAGAAATCTGGTGACGGTTTCATTAATACCCATTCCACAAGAACCATGTTTATTATTTCTTTCTCTCTCAACCTGTTGATTTATCAACATATCATATGGAAGAGTCATGCAAGCAAGATCAGAAACAAACAATTTAGGTTTTTTTATGCCTATTCCATTGAGTATTTTGAATTCTTTTTTCCAGAGTATTGGATTGATGATAAAGTAATGACTTAGAAAAGTAGCAGCCCCAGCTAAGGAGCCGCTACCAAAGTGACTGAAAACATGGCGCAAACCTTCAGGAGTAACAACAGTATGTCCTGCTTGAGCGCCACCGTTATATCTGACAACCAGCGTATCATTGGAGCTAAAATAATCGGTCATAAGGCCTTTGCCTTCATCACCAAAGTTCGCTCCAATGATCGCTGTAGCCTTCATAACGATTCCTTACGATTAGAGGCGAATGAGGTCGGTATTTGAACTAGAAGCCTTATCGAGGTTCTTGATTGCGTTACGAACAACAACAGAAGTAGTCCCGTCCCAGCTATCCGCAACCTTATCAGCATCCTCGCCTTCGATAACCTGAATGGTTGAAACAATTACTTCTGCCAACTTGGATTCGTCAGGAATTACAATAGCTCGCTGGCCAAGCAAGTCACGCCATACTTTTATAGCGCCCTGTGTTTCGGTAGCGCCGGTCTTAACAATGATATGGAAGACTTCCCAGTTCTTCTCAGCCAACTTGAGAAGATCTTTAATGGACATATCCGACTCAACATCATCACCAAAAAATTGCTTGATTTGGCTCTTGGAAAGCTTGATTGGGCATTCGTCGCCAACGGTAAAGAGATAACCCTTGCGCTTGCGCTTGGTGATGGCATCGCATTTGGTCTTATTAGCAGCAAAATACCATAGAATCGGGTACGATTCGCCACCGTTTCCTCCGCCGTTTCCTTCGATGTATATTTTTTCAACCTGCTTGGTGATTTCGGTAACACCAGCTTCAAATTGAGTCACTTGAATCGGAGCGCGATCACAAGTTGCGTCTCCAATACCTGCAATAAGAATATGAGGATCAGATACAGGCTTTCTCTCGTAAATTTCCTTCATGACAATACCAAGACCTTTCTTGATAATGTCTTCCGCAAGACGACCCATAGAGCCAGTTTCATCAACGCCAATAATGAGAGGAGTTGAATTAGGATTCTTGTCTGAATCAACAGATTCACGGAACTTGAACTTAGAAGGATCAAGTCCGTTATCCATGCCAGAACTTGTAAAAATAGCAGATGCTGGTTTAGATGAAACTGAAGAACTATAGCTGGTCCAATCACTTGCGTCAAAACGTGTGCCGCCCATAAACTACTCCTTGTAAATGTCGCTATCTTTTACCGTCATTTCAACGAAGCGACGTTCGCCGAAACTTTTATCTCTTACTTTTTCCCATTTTTTATATTCTTCAAAAGCATTACCGTTATTTGAATTTCTTAAGAAGTTTATAAATGGCTTCGGAAAAGAATCGTCATGTAATAGATTCATACCTGTTGAATCACCAAGACATTCTAAACCCACTTGTTTAATCAAAGTTAGATCCAAAACAGGATCAGCTATTTTTTTATCAAATATATCTGATGGACAATTATTCTTGGAATGAGCTGGTAAAGCAACAAGATTTTTGCCGGCAGTTTGAGAATACCACCATCCTCCATAGAGCAATACACTATGGAATTTTGGAGAAATAAAACAAGTTGTAGTTGAAATGGCATTATGCGTAATGCCAATTGTTCGCATATAACATGCTAAGTTATGCAAAGAACTCATAATCCAAGCAACATGCTTTGGGTCAATCGGACCAAGAAAATCAATTACATCTTGAAGCAAGAAAACATCTGGAGTTTTCGCCAACACTAGAACAGATTTGCCGTCAGATGTTTCAAAATTATCAAGAACTACAGGCAAATATTTTTCAATTTCTTTTTTCAGTTTATCATCTTTGTAAACAAAGGAATGTTTTATAGTTTCAAGACCTCTACCGAATAGGTCTTTTGCAGAATTGTCAACAATATAACAAAGGACTCTTTTACCATAGGCGACTTCACCTAGTTCAAAAGCCCTTTTGCGAAGATATTTTATTGTTCTGATTTTACTATCAGCGCCTTTGAGTACAAGAGTATTAGGTTCTGCCCAGGTTTTGTTTTTTATTTTTGAATTAACGAGATCGTATAATTGTCTAATATGTTCTACTATTTTACCTGAATTTTTTGATTTATTTACATCAGGATGCCATTTTAGGAGAAGCTTCCTAAAAACAGCTTTAGCATCTTCTTCTGAATTAGGAAAAAGACGTTCTGGTTCGCTATTTGGGATACTAAGAATTTCTTCTTCTGTCATATAGGCTAATGCTTTCCTAAAAAAGTCATTTTCAAAGACTCATCTCTTCTACGGATTTTGAGTCTCTTTTCTTGTTTCTTTGTTTTTTTTCGCTTTGACAACAGTTTTGTGTCTTATTTGCATTATGTTACTGGATGTTCTACCGCTATGCGATTTAATTATACTTGCAACAAAAGCAAACACAGCCGCTATTATACAAGTAAAAAGAATCCAAATAACAATTTTTATCTGGTCTGCGGTCAACCCGTAAGGGTGAAGTTCGGAAAACTTTTCGTTCATTTCATGTAAGTGTATCAAAGACATTTCCACTTTTTTGATATTTCGTGTCTATTTGAGCATTTACAAACGAATGGGATAGTCAGTAGAAATAAAGTAAGAAATCAGGAAATAAAATACAAAAAAAACAATACATATAATTATAGCAACTATAATTGATGAAGCAAATAAAAATAAACTAAACATCAAAGTCTTTTCAAGTTCTTCTATGAAGTTTTTCATCTAACAATCCTGAGTTTTTTCTCTAATACTTCTATTTTTAGTTTCGATGAAATATTTTTGCCAGCAAAATTCTATATTGACTTAGAATTTGAGCTGACTGTTCTATTCCCTGGTCTTTTGTTTCCAGTGACGAAAACTCATTCCAATCTTTTCCAGCCAATTCTCCAGCTTTATGATACAAATTGAGCAACAATTCCCTTTCTTCTGGGCTACCTTGTGATTCTATCCAAGCTTCTTTTCGAGCTTGAATATAAGCACATAAACTTTCGTTGTCTCCATATCCAACATTCATTTATTTCACCAAAAAATGAGCAAGAACAACAAGGCCTCATAAATGCCGTTCTGTTTTTATCCTATCATTTCTCTAATGGCCTCAACCCGTCCTCATAGAGCCACCGACACTCTCAGACTGTTTGAGTTGCTACTTAGGTTGTTCAATCGACTTTTCAGGTCTCCAACCGTAGGTGGAGTAGCGGCAATTTTCCTCACGTCTTTTTCAAGATGGTGCGATAGGCCGGGCCTCGTTGTCCTATGCTCGTAAATATCTTAGCGATTTATCGACAAGAAAGCAATCCTTATTGCATTTTTTGTGGTTTTCTAAAAAATCGGGATTTATCAACATTCAAGTATTGAATTTTCATCTGGTTTTGGTTGCATAGGAAGGTTTTCCGGTTTATAAAAAACACCTATCATAGAATGATTAACTAAAAATCTATAATATTTATATTTATCATTAAAGACTGACCAGCAACCAGTTTGATTCAGTTTCAGATTCATAAAAAATACAATATCTTTTTCGTTACTGGAAATGTTATAAGAAGAACCTCCAAATAATAAATCATTATAAAGACTATTAGCTTTACCTCCAACTACTATTTGGTTATAATTAGAATCTGAATTTCCGCCATTCAAAATAAAGTTTTCCATTTTATATTACTCTATTTTATAAATTAAATAACTTCCTGAAACAATAGTTGAGCTAAAATCCATAGGATATATTCTTGATTGTTTTGTTTTCAAAGATATAATTCCAGAAGAAGATGTTTTAACAATACCGTCTATGTAAAAATAAAAATACTCATTTTCAGCATGAGACTCTAAATTAATTGAAGTTCCATAATCGGTTTCAATTAAATAATTGCCTTTAGGTCTTGTTGAATTTGAAATTATTTCATTAGTTAAAATTCCTGAACTTCCAATTGGGGAATTAATTCCAAACAAAAAACTTGCATTAAAACTTGAATAATAGTTTGTATTTATTTTTATATAAGATTGAATGCGATAATTTTTATTAGCTTCAGCTTCAAATGACAATTCATTAATAGAATACCATTCTGAATCCAAAACTATATTTTGATTATTTTGTTTTACTATTTTTGAAAATAAACCAGGAATAAATTGAGAAGGAGGTAATACATAAGACAAAGAGTTCCATCTAGAAACTCCGTCTCCAATCTTGAAAAAATTTGAGCTAGTTTCAAATCCTATTTCTCCGCTTAGAAGAATAGGATTATGTAAAGACCAATTTGCAGCAGAATCGTGTCGAATTTGTATATTTGTTGCCATACTACATATTACTGTAGTATTAATTATTCATCCTTCTTGCGAAAAGAAAAATTTGGTTTCCATCCATTTTTAAAAGCTCTAATTCAAATTTTAGTATTTCCCTATGGCAATTTACACCATTTTCAACAATATCTCCGTAAACCATCATACTTCGCAATGGATCTTGTGCATGTTCAGATTTAAGTTCTTTTCTTATTCTTTCTTTTATATGTTCAGGAAGTTGATTATAAAATTTTCCTGGTTTTCTTTGTGGATCTAAAATATTTCTTTTGATAGATGAAAGATATCCAAATTTTACTTCACCATCATTTCGTGCTTGTTCGCAAATATCTAAAAACAAAGATTGTATGCTTATTTCCATATTAATTTATATTCCCAATTTATTCGTCTCTCCAGAATTTCCAAAGAACCAATGTTCATTTGCTGTAACGTGTCCTTTTCTAACAAATTTTGCTATAGACCTTGAAAAATCTTTATAATGAAAACTATCGGCCAACCGAACAACGTATCCCTCACAGTCCTCACCATTTATTACTGGTTTATAAAGTTCTTTAATCGTTTTTTCATTCCATATTCCTCTATAAATAATCGGTACTATTGGAATGCCAAGAAGTTGAAACCATTCGTTAGTTGTATCCCAATCAAGACAAATTAGATTGTTCCAAGCTGAAATCCCATAGCAATAACTTTCCAAATTCTTATATGGAATGGAATGTTTTGCATAAAGATTTTCTACAACAAATCTCATGTTCTCAGGAATATCATGACAAATATTCCCGTGAAAATTCTTTATCCAACTTTTTGACCAGTGTTTCTTATCTGCTAAAGAACGAGCATGAATATAGTCATTATACATTGTTGTATTTTCACCATCCATCTTGATGGTTACTACAACCTCTTTGCCATTAAATATGTCTATATTCTTTATAATGCGATCATCGTCAGTAGCTCCAGGAGACCAAGGCAAATGCCAAGTTCTTGGATACTTTACATAACGACTAAATAAATTAAGTACATTGCCTTCGTTCAATACTTTTTGAACAGAAATATCATCAAAAAGCTCGCCTCTGAGTCTTGTCCCATTGGGCATAATAGGATTAGCCCATTTATCATACACTTGATCATCGTAAAGATGTTCTGGTATAATCTTATCTTTTTCTAGGATTCCGCAAGCTGCTCTAATCTCTTCAACACATAAAATTGTCATTTCAGCTTTGATATGACATTCAGGGCAAAGGCTAGAGCCGTTGTTGATTAGATATCCACCGAAAGTTTCCGGGTCTATCCATAGTCGTCTTTCTAAGATATGATGAGCATCGAGATTCGTCTTAGTTGATGTCTTAAGACAAATAACGCATTTGTGATCATCACGAGCAAAAACCTTCTCTCTAAATTCGTTTCTAGAAAGAATTTTCCGTGACCGATTTACATAGTTGTTTGAATTTGACTTCATCAAAATTTCTTTTCATTAGGTTAATGTCCTTATGCGTCCATTGAACATTGCCCTCGATATATCCTTTACTTGAGTCTATGCGATCAAGAGAAGCAGTTGCGCTACCGTGACTGGTTTTTGGAAAGGAAATCTCCAAACCCGAAAGTGCGCATTTCCCTTTTTGGTCAAGATAGAGTTTCCAACCATATTGAATAGAAATGGAAAAGTCTAATTTTCGTTTTGATGCCTGAATTCTATACAAGGACCATCTACTTGCATTAATGTCTCCACAACCTTTGAATAGCGGATTGCTTTCACCGAATCTGCGAATTTCATTTCTGGCACAGCCGCAAGACTTGACTTCGTTTCGAAGAAGAACCCCAGGTAATCTTTCTACATTTTTCTTTCCGCAAGAACAATCACACATTGCGATCCATCGTCTTCCCCATTTACCCTCCTTGACTCGCATATCAATGACGGATAATTTACCAAAAACTTTACCGATAAGTTCTCCGTTGTATTCAGGAACATCTCGATTTTTTCTATCTATTGCTGAACAATTTTTGCGTTTTCTTAATCTATTTAGGGTGGTTTTACTAATATCAAATTTTGAACATATTTCTTCTATAAACTCCCCTGAACGATAAGCTTCTACTATCGCCTTTTCCTGCGATTCCGTAAGTCTCTTTCCTTTAACCATAAATGCTCCTTTCGACAACATGAAAGGAATACAAAAATGATTAGTCTCATTCCTTCTTAGAAGATATCATTTTTACAAATTGCCATTCACTTGCCATTAATTTGTTTATTTGCTTCAATGGCGTAATATGGTTGACTCCATTGACGATTTTTCTTGTCTATAGAAAACAATAAACCCCATATACGATATACAGGAATATCCCCATCATCAAGATATCTTCCTACAAATCCTCTTGGATTTTCTATCCATCTTTTAATTATTTCTATATCGTTTGGATTATACTTTTCAAGAAGTCTAAGTCCTTCTTGTTCAAGATATTTAATCTCTATTTTGCTTCTTTGAATAAATTGACCAGAAGCTATTTTAACCTTCAAAAAGGGCGCAACAACAGCATCAACATCTTTAATATATCTATCTCTTCTTGCAGCTTCTTTTATATCAGAATAAACTGAACCATCATCAGCTTGGAATACTTTTTTCATATTCTCTTACCGTCCTTTGTTACCGCACAAGTTTTTTGTTCAGCTTCAATATAAGGCAAACCCTTAATCCTAGACTCATGATATTTTTCACAATTAGCTAAAAATTCTGATTTACCAGGAACTGTATCATGATTATATTGAGCATTAGGATCAATAACTCTCCAAAGTTCAAGATCATTTTCCCAGCAAAGACCATTGCCGCTTTGTTCTTTGTGTTTTTTAATAGCATTAACCAGTATCTCAACTGTTAGTTTTTGCATTTTTCTTAGCTTTCTTTTTAGGTTTATTAGAAATGATTACTTTCTTTTCAGGAGTAGCGTTATAGCCGTACAAATTATACGGTTGATATTTTTCTTCATGTGTTCTATTTGAATCTTTATCATATTCTATCTTAGCATTTTTGCAGGCTTTAAACTCTGCTGATAAAGCTGAAAGAAATTTCTTGTCAGAAAAATCCTTGTCTTTGCTAATAATTTCAATAAGATTTTTATGCTGATGATCATAATAATGACGACGACCAGACATTCGCAAAGCAACAAGTATACGATTCCTTTTAAGCTCAACACCTTCTGAACCAAGCAAAATAAGATGCTGATTAACAATCCATTCTATATCTTCACCAGTGTCTGAAATGACTCTAGTTATGTCATGATGCATATTTTGATAATGCAACCATTCGTCAACAACATCTTTGTATTTATCCTGATAATTAATTCTATAATGATCCGCATAAAGAATCTTACATATTTGATGTACAATATAACATTTAGAAAAATCTGGATTTTCATAAAGAATAGAAAAACAGGTTCCCTGAATATTGGCTATTAAATCAGAAAACTCTTTCTTTTGTTCCAAGTATTCATCATTATATCTCCTAAGAGCATAAATGATATTTTCTACTAACTCATATATTTCACAAATACATGCAATATCTTTTTTATCAGAGTCCACAAGCAATGACGGAATAGTAAGAACGTCTTTTATTGGATTATATCCATCATTATCTGGTGTAATATCTTTACTAATTTTACCTTCATCTACCCTTGGAATTGAAGAAGTAACAGCAACAGACCACAAATCTTCATTATCAATAACTACTGGATTATGGCTTGAAGAACCAAGTAACCAATGAACAGAATTACTTTCTGATCCGAGCAAAGTAGGCCAAAGGTTATTACAGAAAACAATTAATCTTTCAATCTTATCCTTACAGGAATAAGATAAAGAAAATCCTTTAAGGCTTTCTGCCTTTTCAATTATTTCACGAACACAATAAAGAATTTTACCTGTACGTTCTCTGTTGCTCAGTCCCATTTGATGCTTTCTCTTTTTAATGACTTTTTATACTATCTCAGGAGCCATTACATAAATACCTTCATATTCATGACCCGATCTATGAGAAAGAATTGAATATGCTGACCATCCATCATTATTTGAAAGTGCTGATTGAATGCTATTCCAAACAATTTTATTTTTCTCATGATATTTCAATTCGCCTTCGTATAATTCCCATATATTCAAAAGAGCTTCTCTTAATATTTTAGGAGAAGCCTTGCCAGCTTCTTCTTTACTTATTGATGGAAGTTTAGGAAGTTCACTCTTTTCAGGATTTATGTAATACATTTCGCTTTCCAAGCGATCTTTCAATACGCTTAAGCAATATTTTAAAAAATTATCTTCACTTTTGATAAGAACTTCATGATCTCCATGCTTCCCATTAAGTACAAAAAGAATGATAGAACCTTCAGAAAACCATTTCTGAATATGTTTTTTAGATGGAGTATACGGTGTGAATCCCATAATTTATCCTGGTTTTACAGCAATATGCCTTGTCCAGAAATCAACTGATTCCATGTACTTATTGCGGTCCAGAGGAACACCAGAGCCTCCCTCAGCTACCCCAAGCGCATTACGCATCATAGTTATAGGAGGCAAAGGAGGCTCTTCCAAGGTCATTGTACGAAGAATATTGACTACCGCAAAATCTCCATCAATAGGAGATCCCTCCTTCGCCATTTGATCTTTGTCATAAACAATAACACAAAGATATTTAGCGCGAAGAATTAAATTACCATCACTAGAATCTCGTATCAACGCTGGAAGTTCCAAATATCGCGTCAACACTGGAAGTTCAGTTTCACGACGTGCTTCATATTCGGTCCTAATAAATGGCAAAGCTTCATTTGTAAGTGGAACAATGCCAGCTTGAGCATTCGTCCAATTTTCAAACCATATAAGAGAACAAAAAGGCGCATATCCTTTTTCAACCTGAACAGGAACTCTTTCGTTTATTTCAGTCCTAAACTGTTCGGGTGTAATGCCAGGAATAGCTGGGCTATGTTTTGTCCCATCAAAATGACTAAGAGCGAATTCTGGCAATACGATTTTTAGATAAGCCGCCATAAAGATCCTTTTATGACATGATTGCTGCATGACGTTTTTGAAAAGCCAAATGAATCAAATCTACAGCGTTTATTGCTGATTCAAGTTCAAGTTTTTGATCTGTAGTAAGTCCTGAAGTATTTAGAACCTTTTCTTTTGTTGATTCTCCTTGCCTGCATATTTTATAGTCAAAATATTCTGCCGCAAGATTTGCAACATCCATTATTTGTTCTTGCGATAAAGAAGTACCAGATTTCATGTTTTTCCTTTAATTTTCTCAGACTCTTACTACTATGATATCAAATAAATGATATCCTGTCAAAGAAGTGAACGCCTTCAGCAGATCCATCCTTAGCTGTAAATGTTTCCAATATTTTAAAATCTCGTCCAACAAAAATCCAGAGGCCACTTCTTTTTAATTTGCCTGGTTCATTTTTGGCAAAACCTTCCCAGCTTTTTCTTACTTCATCTTCTTTTTCGCCATATACAAAACAATTCCAACGTTGATCTGCTTTTGTCTTGCAGAATATAAAACATCTTTCTTTTCTCCATTTTGCATAATGATTTACAGCATCATTTATTGAAGTAAATCGAGTAGAAGAAATAAAATTATCTGTTCTATTCGATGGACTGCTTTCATGTTCCCATTCACCAGTGTTCTTATCTAAGCAACGGCTCCAATGAACCAACGCCCAGGTATTTTCACTTCTACGTTCAAGCGTAACGTCGAAAAGAGGGTCAATGATAAATGAATTAGCCATTTCTAGAAATTCATCGTTTGTAAACATTTTTACCTCGTAAATTTAGACCACCCTTTTCCTAACACAAAACCGTCTTTTTGCATCATTTTTTTAATTGATTTATAACCAGCAGGAGTATTTGAAAAACAAATAACATTGATAGGAGAAAGATCCAAACGAAGATGATGAATACTATAATTTTCGTTTAATTTCTTTAATTCTGCTTGGATCTCTTCAAGAGATTTACCTCTAAAATCACCAACATCTTCAAATTCGGTTTTGTCTATAGGACTTTGATTTGAATAACGACAAGGAGCAAGAATCCTGTTTTGTTTAGCAAGAATTTTTAAATCACGGATTATTTCTTCTTTGCTACTAAAGATTTCAGGAGAAGTAACATTGAAAGAAGACAAGAAGCCAAATAAAGAGTAGTCATTACATGAATAAAGCTTATCAAGTTTCCAATCAAGAACTACCAATCCGTATCCATTAGGAGCAACCCTATTTTGAGATTCAGGAGCAGCGTAAATGTTTGGTCGATTAATAACCTCATCTACAACAGAACGGTCTTTCTGGTATATCCTAGGGTCCATTAAGACATAAGGCATGGAATTAGTCCATGTCAATCTTTTATGAACAGACCCATCAGTATCTCGAAATACAAATTGAATAGTTCCGCCCATTATTACTTCTTTCTCAGGAAAGGATGATTATCAGCACTAATGTCATAATTGAGCATAAATTCATGCGCCCAATCTTGAGTGTATCCGCATTTATCTGGACAAATCCAGCCTTCATTAGTAGCAACAAGGATTGAACGACAATATTTGCCGTCTTTTTGACCGCCGCAAGTGAATGGATGATAAACACCACAGTTTTGGTAATCATTTAGATTTTTAACTTGTTTATCTGTCCAATTTGCAGGCATTAAAACCTTCCTCCAGACCAAACACATTCGGCTTTGTCGTTATAAACATAGGCTTTGAGCATTTCACCAGAATGTTGTCTAGCGATTTCGATAGCTTTTTCTAGAGTTTTTTCATCTCCATGATTCAAATCAGATCCATCAAAAGTATCTACGGAAACAACTCTAAATTTCCCCTTAGGAGCTTTTAATTCAAATTCTTCTCCTGCTGCTCTATTACCACCTTTGCTTATTGGTCTTGGATCGTATGGCATGTTATTTCTCGCTTTCATTGTTAGCAATAGGCAATCTTGTTGGGTCTGTTATTCCTCTTTCAGCATTAGAAAGAATAACAGCATCAATTCCTAACATTTCAGCTTCTTTTCTAAGCGTATTACCTCTCTGTAGTCTATCTTTTCTCATTGTATTACCCAAATGAATCCAGGTTTCTTGAACATCAGGTACTTCTCCTGATTCTTCGCAACGATAACATGGTATAGAATCAATAAATTGTCCATATCTATTATATTTTGGTATAATAGCTATTTCTTTTGCGCCTTGACAATCAGGACATATCATTTTTTGAACTCCCTTTTTATATTAAAATCAATAAGCATATCTCTAGCGTTTTTTAAATGATCTTTTACTTCTTGTGGTAACTCTGAAAATTCTTGTGGTGTAAGTTCCTCTAGTTGTAAATCTTTATTGAATCTAGCTATGGTCGTACAATACATACAAATTGAAATGTCGCCTGGAGATGGAGAAACATCTTCTCCTTTTGACTCCGTAGCTCCATTTAAGGACTTGCCACAACAAAGGCAATTATGAGTTTTATCAAGTTTCAAAATATTAGTCCTTTCTTTTTTGAACTAATCTATTCCCTCTCCAATAAAACCTTTTAAAAGGAATATCTGATTTTTCCCAGCTTTTATCTATTTCATCATATGTATCAAGATTCCAAAAACTTTTCTTTTTTCCAGCCAAATTATTGGCAATTTTCCAAAGTTCAGGAACAACTTGCTTATGCCAATTTATTCCTTTTCCAGGAATACGAACCAAAACAAAATTGAGATTCGTTTCTCCATATGAGAATTCTCCGTACATCAAAAATGTATGATATTTAGGAGGCGGAGGTTTGATCTCAATTTCTTTTTTCCAGCACTTTAATTCAGCATTCCAAAAATAAGAAGTTCTATCAGTTCCAAATCCTTCGCCATCAGGTCTTGTCTCTGGAGGTTTTTTACCAAATGAAAAATCCATAAAATCTTTCTCAACTGCTCTATTCTTTGCAGGAGAAAGATCAACTAATTTAGTTTCAGGAAGTTTCCAGCCCAATCAAACTCCTGCCATTCTTAGGAATTGATCCTCAGTAATAAGCTTGATCCCAAGCTTACGAGCTTTTACTGCCTTGCTAGAAGTGCTATTCAAATCAGCAATTACAAGGTAATTCAAAGTATTATCAACACTGTCATACGGAGTTCCGCCATTATCTTCAACAATCTTCAGAAGTTCCTTACGAGGCTTATTGGCCGCGCCAGTAAAGCAGAACGAAAGACCTGACAAAGATCCCTTAGAATGAACCTTAGGAGCAGCCTGACCCTCTTTTACATTAAGAATAGATGCCAATTCTTCAATAGTCTTCCAGTTTGCCTTAAGACTCTTATGAATTCTGCCAGCTTTCGTGTCTTGAAAACCACCAAGCTTCAGCAAATCAGATTCTTCCATATTGCGCCAACTGGCAATAGTATAGAATCCTCCATCGACAATATTCTCTGCCTGAGATCTTCCAAGCAAATCAATAGACAAAGAACCAATCAAATCAGCGAGCGTAACATCCATAGATTTCTTGATTTCATCAAGAATCTTTTTGGACATTTCTTCTCCAAGACCAGCTTTGACCATTGATTCAACAGTAAGGAAATACAAATCCTTAACGCAAGTTACCGAACCAGCATCAATAAGCTTGTCAAGAGCAGAATCGCCAAGGAACATGATTTCACGTTTCTTGATATACTTCATAATGCGTTTATTCAAAACGCCTTCGCAATTGTCGTTAGTGCAACGAAGGAAAGGCCCATCCTGCTTGACAGAGCTATCACAAGCAGGACATTTTGAACAAGTAATAGTTTTGCGAATTGATCCTTGCTTGACAACGCGAACAATCTTTGGAATAACATCGCCAGCTCGAACAACTTCAATATCATCGCCAATTTGGATGCCAAGACGATCAATCTCGTCCATGTTATGAAGCGTTACATTTCGGATTGTTACGCCACCTACTTCGACAGGCTCAATCAATGCCACTGGATTGATAGTCCCACGAGTTCCTACGTCCCATGAAACATCAAGAAGCTTACTGAAGCCTCCCATTGATGGAAACTTCCAGGCTCTTGCCCAATAAGGCAAACCGTCTTTTTCTCCAAGACGATCTTGATGAATTACGTTATCTACGCTAATAACCAGACCGTCAATCTCATAAGCAAGATTGGCACGGTTAGCTAAAGTCTGATCAACAACCTGTTTTACCAAATTAGAAGTAACAAAATATGTTTGGCTCACTTCAAAACCATTATCATTCAACCAAGTGAGTTTTTCTTTATAGGTTTGCCATTTTTTCGCGCCAAGAATATTGAAAGCAACACAATGAATGTGTTCAGAATTGCGAGAATCTGTTCTACGAACTGTTCCAGCACAGGCATTACGAGGATTCTTGCCTTCTTTATGAAGAAACTTATTCCAGTCAGAAAGACGAAACAAGGCTTCTGCTCGAACAGAAATATCAACTTTCTCATCAAGTTGTTTAGGAAAGCCTTTTGCGTTTTTAATCGTATGAGTTACATCTTCTCCGACTTCGCCATCGCCTCTGGTAATCGCTTGTACAAATTTACCAGCTTTGTAGACAAGCTCAATGCTTGATCCATCTAGTTTCCAGTTTACAGAAAGAATAGGATTAGCACCAGTAACAGGAATAATCGAGTTCAACCAAGTTTGATATTCGCCTTCTGAGTTGTTGATCTTTTTCAACGAACCCATAGGAATTTCGTGCTTTACTTCTGTCAATTTATTATCAGAGACAGGAGCGCCAACCGTTTTCAAAAACGGGTTAGAAGGATCTAATGAAACCAGTTCGTCTTTTGCTATATCAAAAGCAGCATCAGACATTATAGGAGCATCGCTATTGTAGTAGGCGTTACAGGCTTCTTTGAGCTTTGAAACCAGATTTTCTACTTTTGCTTTTGTCGTAGAGTCCATTGCTTTTTCCTAAAAAATTTCGCTGACCCATATCCTAAATATTGTATAAAAAGTCTAGGGATAAGTCATCAAGATTTTCGTCCAAAAACAGAAGACTTTTTACGAAACACAAATAACACTTCCTGAAGAATAGTATAAAAACAAAAGATATGCTGTAGTAAGCATATCCTTGGTTGATTTTATTTTCCACTTTTTGTGCAGATTCAAATAACTGTAAATTCAATCCAATTTGTAATGCTGGATGTTTTAAAAACATTTGTATCTGGAAAACTATAAGCAGATCTTATCGCATAACGATATTTTCCAGGACTTCTAGGAGACCTAGTATAAGAACTTCTATTTGAGGGTATTCTTATCATATCTTGTCTAATCCATGAATTATTTATCCATTTTTCTTCAAGTAAATGAAAGACAGTTTCATCTTTTGAATTATCTTGCCAAACAAAATAAATACTCTTATCAGATTTAGATGTTCCTCCAAAATTTGAAGGAGAAACTGGTTCTTTAAAATTTCCGTCTACTAATATATAAACATAATCACTAATAGCAGAATATGTTATTGAAGAATCTGTTTTAAAAGTTACCTTTTGTAATGGATCTTTTGGATTTACAGATACTTTTCTATTAAAAGACCAATTATCTTCAGGAGTGGAAATAGCTGAACGTATAGAAAATCTATAATAACCCGGTTGAATAGGATATTCTAATTCTGTTGTATTAGCATTTGCTCTTATATATGAAGGTAGTCTTGTCCATTTGTCTCCAATATATTGATCTACAATTATATGGAAAGCAGTTTCATTATTTAAAGTATCATTCCATGAAATTTTTACTTTTTGTTGACCAATACTCTTAACAGATAAACCAGTAGGAGTAATAGCTGTAATAACTCTTGTATCAATTACGAAACTCTCAGTTACTAGATTTGGTCCTCTTGACTGTATATAATAAACTCCTGACTGAGGAAGAGTTATGTCAAAAAATCCATTTATATTAAGATCAACATCATTAACTGTTGTTTGTTGTTTAAAAACTGTTTTTACTTCTTGAGAAGGCAAAGCATACCAATATTTACACTTTCCATCTACAATCACTTCATTTACTGTTTTCATATTAGAGCAAATGGGTTTTTCTTTTTGAGGAGTTAAGCAGTATATCTGAACAAAATGAGGGCTATTTAATCTTATGACATTATTGCCTAATTTTTCAAAAAGAGGTTTTGAATCATAATTTTCTTGTATTGGCATCATTGAAACAAATAATGGAAAATCAAAACCATATAGTTCTGGATCTAATGCAGGATTTTCTACTTTAGATACAGTAGATTTTGAAACCGATACCATTTTAATTTTGTCTGATTTCATTTATATTTCCTTGATCTTTTTGCATTTTATTTATACCGATAACATCTTGAAATAGCTTTATTGAGGCTTTACTTCCTCCAGCAATAGCAGCAGCAGTTAGAATAAAACCAAGAGTTTTAACTCCTTGAGTATTTGTCATAAAAGATATTACATCTATTTGCCAAAGTTTACATACAAAAAAGCAAACAGAAAATGCTATAATTTCTTTTATAGCTTTATTCTTTATAAGTTTTATTATATGTTTTTGTTCAAATACTAAAGCTAGTGACCTTTCTACAAGGACTGCCAATATTGTTAATAACATAAAAGAATCAAGTATTGCAGTGGTGTTTATTTGCATATATTCCCTTTTGTTTAGGCAATAAATCTCTAAGTCTTTATATTCAAGACAAAAAGATTAACAACCTCCAAGGAAATATCTATCAATTATGATGGAATCTATTACCCATATTCCAGGATCTAGGCCAAGGACATACAAAAATATCCCATAATTCATGCCTATAAACAAAAAGACCGACTCCGCTACCATCAGGAATCTTCGGAGGAGGGCTTTCTATATTTAGGCCATTATTTACAGATTCTTCGTATTGATCACGAAAATCTTGATCTGCTATATCTTGTTTTCTTTGGTTCCCGCCCAAGCAATATTCGCAACGACAGCGCCAAGAATATCTACGATCCTTGCACTGTCCTTTTTTTCTTGCTTGTTCTTGCGCGTTATATCTACGAAAAAACCAGGATTCTGGAGTTCCATGATATCCACAAAACAACTGACGAAATCGTTTTTCAGCAACGATTCGCGTTCTAAATCGACGTTCAGCTCTGTTCATTCATTTTTCCTTTGTAAGTTAAACAACCTACAAAGGAGCAAATGTTATCCACCTTTTCATTATGACAATTTCCTAACTATTTTAACGTTTTTCTTTCCCTTTTTAATTATCAAAAATTTATCATAGAAAAACTGATTAATTTTTACGATTGGTTCATTTACTTTTGCGCCATTTATTGTTATACCGCCAGATTCGATTATTCGAACTGCATCTGATTTGCTAGTCGCTAATCCGCTTTGAATAAGGACTGACACAACCGGAACAGTTTCGCTATCAATGTTTGCAGATCCAAGAACCTTACATGCCAACTCAAATTCTTCTTGGGTTAAATTATCCCAATCTTCGTAGTACATTGATCTAGAAATATTCCTACATTTGTAGGCTGAATCTTTACCGTGAACAAGTTCTGTCATTTCTATTGCTAGCGCATTTTGCAAAATTCTAGCAGATTTGTCTTTATTATGTAGTTCTATATTTGTATCAAGCTGTTCATCTGAAGACAGACTAAACATTTTAAATACATTTTCAATTTCATCATCTTCAATATTCATCCAAAACTGGAAAAAATCCCATACTGAAGTTTTGGAAGAATCTAGCCAAACTGCTCCTTCAGAAGACTTGCCAAATTTTGTTCCATCTTTTTTAGTTAGAAGAGGGAAAGTTAATCCGAAAACTTCATTCTTTTTCTTTCTACAAAGCTGTATTCCAGAGCAAATGTTTCCCCATTGGTCATTGCCTCCAATTTGAAGTATGCATCTAAATTTTTCAAATAGCATATCAAAATCTGAAGCCTGAAATAAAGTATAACTCATTTCGCCAAAGGTAAGTCCACCATTTGACAATCTCGCATGAATAGCTTCATTTTCTAGCATGTTATTAACAGAAAATCTACAAGCAACATCTCTTATAAATTCTAGTATGCTCACATTTTCGTAAAATGAACCATTAAAAACAATCTGAAAAGGCGCTCCAACAATAAGAGAACACTGTACTGCAATCTTCTGAGAATTTATATGAATTTCATGTTCAGTAAGTTGAGGCCTATCAGTTCTCCGACCAGTTGGATCTCCAATCATTGCAGTAAAATTACCAACTAAAATTATTGGCATATGGCCATGCTTAGAAAACCTTTTAAGGGTTATCAATGCAAGAAGATTGCCTACAGTGAGGCTATCTGAAGTTGGATCAAATCCACAATAGACAGGTATAGTTCTATTATCAATGATTTGAGAGACTTTATCAAAGTCTGAACATTGAGCAATAAGATCTCTAGACTGTAGTTCTTTAAATAAACTCATTTTACCTGCCATTCAACTTCAACTGTTTCTGTATCAATTTTGTACTTGCCAGAATTTGATCCATACAATTCTGTATCAAGTCCTCTCCAACTTAATGCAATGTTGTGCTTTATTGCAGTCTTTACAAGATGATCTTCTGGAACTTCTTCAATAGGAACAATGTCCCAAAATGATATATTATTTTTTGAAGAATAATTTATAAGTTCGCAAAGAATACTTCTTTTTGCAGTAAGTGTCCCAAAAATTCCTTGAATTTTTACTCTTCCTGATTTAGGAGGAATTTCAGCCATTTTAATTCCTGTTATTTACAACAAATGGTTCTGCTACTTCAAGAAAACGAGTTACCTTGTCTAAATCAAGTTTAGAATCATCTTCTGAACGAACTCTTCTTTCGACATCAATCCAAATACGAGAATCTCCAGCCACTAACTTGATCTTTTCAATTTGTTCTGCTACATTATCTGGAGAAAGGCCTCCAGCATAGCCAGTATAAGATTCCTTAGCCTCAGGCCAATAGGATGGAAGGATTCCAGCTCCTCCTGATAGATCAAACAATGGGCTTGCGATAATCCCCATTTTCTTAGCTTCATCAAGAAGAGAATTATTTACGTTATCCATCTGAAAAATCAAAGACGAATTATATACTTGAAGGAATTCTATTCCTCCATAGAAAAACTTTTCCCTATTCAAATTGTGAACTTGAGCATGAAAATTAAGCTGAAATCTTTGGAAAGAATGTAAAATATCAGACAAATCTGGAACCATAGGTAATTTATCTTTAACAATAGTCCAGTTACCTTCGCAAATATCTCTTACCCAACGACCACAAATATGACCAGATAGATTTATAGTATTAGAATGTTTTCTTTCTTTAATTGCGTTTATAAGACTTTGTATCCACGTTCTTGTTGGGAAACGAAAAGATCCTTCGCTACTCTTTGAAAAAAGTATACCCCACTCAACAAAAGGAAATCTAATAGAAAGTTCTATTAGATCCTCTGGTCTAGTGCTATCATCTGCTCCCGTAACGGTTACTCTATCAAGTATCATCTTTCTTCTTTCTTTTTCGGATAAACCCAATATCTCTTTTTTACACATTGTTCAAATGGAATAACCCAGGATGTTCCTTCGCTATCATTAAAGGAATAACATTCTAAGTTGCCACTATCCCATCCTCTATTCGGGAAGATGTCTCCACCTTCCCAAACAAACGACATTTCTTTCCCTTTATACATAAAAGATAATTCTGTTCTTATATACGGAGCATCTTGTGGATTTGACACAGATTTAGTATCTTTTGTATCTAATACATTAAAAGAATGAATTGCAAGAATTGCAAAAATTACACTACATAACGCAACGAATACATAAAATATTACATTTTTTGTTTCTAACCAATTAGATTTTGGAGTTCTTGAAACTAAAGTTGGCATCGTGAATTTCCTAAAGGGGTTGACGGGACTCGAACCCGCATCTTCTTCGTTATGAACAGATGCTTTCGGCTTATTACGCCTTTTCCTTGGAGTCTTTTCTAGAACTTATGATCACTAGATTCTAGATATCCCTCGCTTAAGCTACAACCCCGACTTTAATGCTTTTATCTCATTTAAAAGCTTTTCAATTTCCTTTTCTAAAGAGTTTTCAAATTTTGGTCTTTTGAATACCAGAAATTCAGCAGCAGTTTCTGCGCACATTTCCCAACCTTGCTCTCCTAAAGAGTTGAGCTGTTTTGTGTACTCTACCGTTGAAGAGGCTCCGGTAATAGATTGTACTACTTTGTATTCCCAAATCATAATTCACCTAATGGAGCCGAGGGGAATCGAACTATTTCCCAGTAACTATAAAAACCTGCTCAAGCATCAATCGAGTAATCCTAATGCATTCTTCAGCTTGCCTTTTTGTTGAACTCTTAATGTCATGGTTTGCAATATTTCCATGTTTTCTTAATCTCGTAAGAGCAGGTTTCATTTTCTTGGAAAGAAGATTAGTGTTGACTATAAAATCAACATAAGCAGCAAAATTCAAACCAACTACCGCGCCTTCTTTAACAGCAGCATTCATTATCATTTTCCTGCAAAGCATTGTACATGCCGTATAATGCCCACAAGAAAAAGACGACTTAGCTTCTCTATAAAGAGAATCTAAAGATTTTGGAAGTCCATTGATATCAGCAGGAAGATATTTAATAAAACTAGTTACTAGTTGTTTGCTTAGATCAGAAGTTTGAGTCACTTTGTTTCTCCGTAACTGCTTTGCAAAACTCTATTACTTCTTTGTCGTCAAATTTATTTCTTGCGTAGTTGGCAATCACGGAAACAAATCGAACATTCCCTTGTATGTACCCCTTAGAGCAGTCTATACGATCAAGACTTGCTCTATTTGTTACGGGTTTACTACTCCATTTAACGGTTCCAAGAGGAAGCTCCATTTGCCAACCAGTAAAAGGACAAATGCCTTTTTGTCTATCCCAAATCTCTTTCAGATATTCAAGAGTTAGAGTGTTTTCTTTTCCTTGTTCTTTTACTCTTGTTCTGATCCTTGCTAAATACCAACGAAAAGGACTAAAATCATCTTGTTTTTTACCTTTTTGAAGGTTTTCAGGTCTTGGCTTAAATAATCCATTTGCAAAGTTTTCTTTTGCCGCGATAGAAGAGGAACAATCTCTACTACAGAAGTGCCTCTTTTTTCTTTTGATTGTTCTGTTGTATTCTGATACGGTTTTCTTAAACTTCACTTTGCATGAGAAACATTCACATTCAAAATAATTCATAACTAGATTCCTCCTAGTTATGAATTACTGTATTATAATGGAGCAGTCCTCTAAAAAATGGAGGAAAGCTCATGTATTTTTACTGGAGCCGAGGGGAATCGAACCCCTGTCTTTAGCGAATCTTTCAAGCGTTACTACAAGTTTGTTTGATGATTTATCTTATCTCAATGTCTATCATCAACGAACATACATTGAGAGCATTTTTCTCTTATCTCAAACTGACTTAATGAAAAAGGTTTGGGTCAGTTCCAGCAGATGTTTTTCGCTAAACTCATTATCTGCGTCAAAAATTTAGCGGGTAGCCTTAATTAGGCTGCCATTGCGAGAGTGCTGTTGCCAGCTAGTTTTTTGCATACTTTTTACGAGTCCAGCATGCTCCTCGACTTGCAACGTTCTTGTCTAATCCCTAAATCGAATACCAGTACGGCCCCTTGTTTTTTGTTCTCTTCAAACGGTTGACCAGCCCTTTTGACTTTCTTAATCCTTCTGATCTCAAATGGGGGCGGTCATCTCTGAATTCTCGCATCTTCTTCTGCTTCTGAGCGGCCATGAAGTAATCTCCATAGCCAACGTAATTGTTGGCTAATTAGATTTCATGGCACGCTCCTTTCTGAGATTTATCATCTTACTTCCTTGGTGTTCTAAATGGATGCCTGTTACCAGGCAAGTTGTCTCTTCTTATCGGAATTTGCTGACCTGGAACTTTATACTTTTTTGATGGAACATAAACACTTTGTTTTGGAATATTGCTTCTTTTGCTTTTTATTGCTTCTTGGGTGTATTTTATTTCTAGAGGAGGAGGTATTATCTTCTTCAGGTTTGTTAATTTATCGTATTCTTTCTTGTTATTCTTTTTCAACCATTTCGCATATTTTTCATTAGTATTTAGAAGTTGAATAGATCTCTCAGCAAATTTCAACATGTCATTTCTATCATCTCTTTGCATTGCGTCATAAAAATATTGAAGGTTCCATTTTATAAGATCAGGTTGTTCAATATATTCGACTTGACGAATAGTGACTATCTTTGCCTCATGCTTGATTGTAGGAGGCAAATGCAAAAAACAAGATATAAAAAGTGCAGAGAGCATAAATCATTGCGGGGCTTTTCAACCCCGCAACGAAAATTCAAAATTCTTCACAGTTTCTATCGACAAGCAATTTTTTTATAACTGCTCGGAGAGATTTCTTCATTTCGGTTCTACTATTTTCCACCAAAGTTAAACCAGCGTAAAAAGATTTTTCCGTCTCAAGAACTCTATGCTTTTCTTTAAGGAATTGCAATACTTCTTCCGTTACGGAATCAATCTCTTTATCATCCGGCATATGTGGACCCATACATGGCATTCAAATATATCCTTTTATACCAAACAGGTTGAACACTCAGAGCAATACTTTGCGCTAGATTTGCAAGCCTTACCGCAAGTAGGGCATTCAACCTTTTTACGAGTAAGAATAGGAGTAACAACCGCATTTCCTTGAGTTGTTTCGCCCTTCAATTCAAAGACAATAACATGCTTTGTTGGATTAAGACTCCATAGAGTAGTGCTTCCAAAATTTTGATTTACATGAGATCCTGCAACAGTTATGCCTGCTTCGTTTTGAGAAACAGTATGACCTCTTTTTACATTCGATTCTTCAACTACAGTAGAACTCTGAAAATTTTGGCTCTTTATGCCTTTAGTCTTTACAGATCTAAGATTATTTAGAGTCCAATTATCAGGACGAACCCAAGTAGGTTTTGTCTTATAATGATCATCAAAAGTTACTAGAGGACGAACAGGATAAGTGGGAAGCTGATTTTCGTATTGGAATTCAATACGAATAATTCCATCGTCAATTCTGTCTCCGCGATGATTGCTTATCTTTTCAGTTTTTTCGATGAAACGAAAAGCGTTCTTAGCAACATTGCCAGAATCGTCTAGGAAACCTTTGATTTCGCTTTCAGAATTTCCATCAATAACGAGCTGACGATTATTCAGAACATCTTTTCCATCAACTGTTACTCTTACTGCTGCTCTGCGAACATCGTTATTCTTGAAGCGAATACTATATTCACTTCCAAATGGAAGATAAACCGCTCGGCTTCCTCCATTATTGATTTCGCGAGCAATCTTCCCATTAACTGCAACTACTGCTACCAAGCCTGCTGTATACATCATAGTATACTCCATTTTTTAGAGCGTTCCGGCTAGCCGCTCAACCTGTTTTAAGCCGGATGGAACTTCTTTGAGGAACAACCTCTTAGAAGCATGATAAGTATATCGTCTTTTTTTCACTTGTCAAGAACATTTCACGCTCTCATTTCATTTTTTCCAATTTCCTGCTTATTTTTTCTCCTCTTTTTTCCAGTTCAACAATACATTTATGATAAAATGATTTTCTATTCTTGAAATTTTCTTTTTTATCCCAAGTTGCATCCAGGTATGCAATCATCATTTCTTGATTCATGTCTAAAATATTTGCACTTGAAAATATAGTGTCAATTAGGCTATATTGCTGAGCCTTACAAATATCTTCTGTAGCTAAATAAATATTATTGATATCGCCAAGCGAATTCGCCATTAATAGCTCCTTATTTTTATGGGAAAATGGACGAGAAGGAATTGAACCTTCAATCTTTGATCGGCGGACCTGCAAAGGTTGTCTAGTTTTCACCAGACTGCGAAGTGAGAGCGGCAGGTTCCTAATTCAATGTTCTACCTTTGAACTAATCGTCCTCGATATTATATGGTATAAATTCTTCAAAATCTTCAATACAAGCTTCATAAGGTTCAAAATCTTCATATGCCAAAAATTCTGCATAAATATTTGTTGGAAAACTAGTTACAGAATATTCTGCTATACGCTTCTCTGTATCTGCTGTAAGTTTGTTTATAAAAGACGGGTCAATCATACAAGGACCAATTTCTTCTTTTATAATAAAATCAAGTTTTTCATGTTTATTATGTGAATTATTTTCCATGTTTTAAATATTTAGACCTTAAAAAAGGTTCTGCGCAAGAATCATAAGGTTGCCAACGATCTTTATAAAATGCATCAAGATCATCAATCTTATCATCTATATCGCTATTTGATGCCCAACGATCAATGTCGTCCCATTCTCTTTTACATTTAGAGGCATCTTCAGTAAGATGATCACACTCTTTAATAATATTCAATATCTTTTTATTATGCTTCATTATTTAAAACGAGTTGTTCTTCTTTAATAACATTTATATAAGCCTTAAATATACCAAAATATTTTCGCATTTCTATATCAATTTTGTTTAAGAAAGCTTCAGCTTTTTCTGGACTATTAAAGAAAACTCGTTCTCCCCATCTATTATTCGTTATACCCTCAGAATAACTCATGCCAATAACTTTACTAGAATCAGGGAATTCACCATTTTTTTGCTTGCAAGCAACTAGCCAAACTTCATCTAATAAAACAGAATTTTTATTTTGTGACATATATTTTTTTCGACTAGAAAACTAGGAATCAAAAACGTCTCACATCAATCATTCATAGAATCTATATAAAATTCCTCTATGATAGCTTCACGATCATTGATAACTATAAAATTTATCTATGGTCGCTTCACGATCATTGATAACTATAAAATTTGTGGATATTTCATCATTTGTTATTGGAGGATAAAATTTTAGAACATTATTGCTTATTGAAATAGAATGGACAATTCCAAAACCTGATATAATTCTTTGACCTTCTAAAAATCCACTATCTCCTAAAGGAATATCATCAACTTCTTTTCCAAAGGATAGAATAGAATAATCTTGATTATTCTTATAATCAATAACAAAAAATATAGTTTCTTTATTAGAATTAGAACAATACATAAGTTTAACATTGTCTTTTATATCTAAGCAATGCCAAACATTATCTTTGTAAATTGTCGTATTTTTGATTTGTTGTTTAGCTAAATCAATGTAGTTTTTTGGATCAACGTAAAAATAAAGCAAAAATTCTTTAACTAAAAGAATTGAAACTATTATCCATATTAAAAAACAAAAAACTATGAAAGCAGTTAGATGTATTTTTTTCATATTCCATTCATCGGAAAATATGAAAAAATCATCCAATTATAGATTCGTCATCAGCATCGACAAGATCTCTCAAGCAAGCTCTATCGTTCTTGAGAAGTTCATCCTGATTAGGAATAAATTCTTCTCCGTTTTGATGTCTTTTGAGTAATCTATCATACATTACAATAGATACAGCAGTTGCTAGATTAAGACAATGCCTAGTAGGAATAACAACCCTTCTATGACAATAGACAAGTTCATCTCTTCTCAAACTTCCATCTTCAGGTCCAAAAACATAAAGAGATTTTTCTGGATGAACAAAATCATGAAGTTGTTCTGCGCCTTCTTTAAGTTCAATAGCAACAGGAACAACATCTTTAGGAAACATATCAAAAAACATATCATTCTGTAAAAGTTGAACGTTAGAATACCCTTTCATGCGTTCTTCACGAGGTATTCTTTCTTTCCCATTAGGATCAAGATTTAGTCTATCTCCACTAAACCATACCTGCTTTATTCCAAAACAAGAAGCAATTCTTATAACTGCTCCAACATTTCTAGAAAACTTTGGATTTACCAATGCTATAGCAGGAGATTCTCCGACCTGTGGAGCGTTTTTACCAATCAGCATTTTCTTAACAGCATTGTTTGTCATATTTATACTTCAACAAATTCATCAAAAAGCTGAGAACCTAGATCTTCAGGAGAAGGTATATATTCAAAATTTCTAAAATCTTCAATGCTTTTCAATACAAGATTATCAATATTTTCTTCTTTTGTATGAAACGCTTTTTGGCCAAAAGCAAAAATAGCTGCATCAATTTCGCTTCTGTCTCTTTTTGGGAATTTAGCAATAAGGTATTCAGAAAGCCATCTACCTGAAAAATCACATTTCTTAAAATGTGAAAGATTTACATGAGAGAAAAACTTTTTAGCTTCTGGTCGTGTTTCTAACAAATCATGCAAAAATTTTTCTCTAATCTTGAACTGTCCAATTTTACCACTGTACAAAAAGTCTTCTTCATATCTAGCAAGTTGTTCACTAGTAAAAATCGGAACGCCATTACTGATTATCATTGGTTCAATTCCTCTTTGATTTGGTCTAGAACTTTTCTAGCAGCATCAAAGTCGCTTAGTTTCCCGCCTTTTGCTCCACGAGAGAAATGGCAAGATTCGCATAGTGTACGCAGCCAATAACCACCCGAAGCTGAAGTTGTGACAGATTCTTTAGTGCCACAATCCTCGCAAATAAAACTGGAGCGATTACATATTTCCTGAAGTTTATCGTAAATCTCTTTACAAAGTTCTTGAGAAGCATGATTGAAACCAATATAAATCGTTAGTCTAGCAAATTTTTCTTTAATCTGTAATATATGTATTTCTGGACATTGATTTCTATACGATTCAAGCATTTGACAAGCTTCATCTAATAAAGAATACCAACCTTTACCAATGCCAAGTCCTCCATTCATGGAGTTCATTGGCTTTCCTCTTTTGATAAATAGTTCCGGGTATTTAGCTTGAAAAGCATCAGCAGCTTTTTCGTCTTCTTTCCACATTTCAGCATCTACACTCATAATAAACTCTTTATAATTTATAAGGCTCACATACACCACAGAAGCCATATGTTGAGTATACTGGAGTTTGACATTTAGGACATTTTCCTATTGGCTTAGGATTTTTCTTTTCAAGACATTCTTTACCGTCACAATCAACTGAATTACAATGGTCGCATCCGGTCAATTTGCCATTGATTTCAAGAGCCTTAAATCCATTTCCTTCAATCTTCTGAATACACTTGGTATTCTTATCTTTGTCAAAAATCCAAAAAAGTTCTCCGGTCGGAGGGTAAACAAGAATATTTCTTTTCTTATTGTGCCACTCAAAAGGACCAGAGTTTCCAACACTTACCTTGCCATTAATTTCAACAATCTTATCAAAATCACTATGAAGTTCAATTGGATTACCTTCGCCAAGCTCATACCAAGGACGAGACATTCTACATGGAGGTGGTTTAGGAAGCGGATCTTTACCAGAAAGAACCCTAAACAGCAAAGCAGAATGATCTGCATCTGCGCTACTGGGTTTTGATTTTATTTTATCAAGCCATAATCCAACTCTCTTAATAGCATAATGAATTTGACTATTGCTCAATCCAATAAAACTAAGATTATAAGGCTTTATTATTTTTGAATTTTGCGCAAAAGAAGAAATAGCTTCAATTTCTTCAAGCCTTTGTTTAATCATTTCTGAAACAGATGATTCATCAACTTTATGGCAATAAAAAGCATCGCACTTATTTGTTTTCTTTTTCTTTCCAGAAGGTTTGAATTTCGAATCAAAAGCTAACTCGTAATTAATCAATGAACTTTTCTGATCGCCGGTTTTACCGAATCTTCCTTGATACTGGGAGTTTTCACTTTCGGTAACGAATCTCTTTTCTATAGAAGTTACTATCCAATAGCCGCTGTGATAGGCAGTAATTAAGTCTCCTACCTTGATCCCGTTTTCATGATCTACCATATTTAAAAGAGCCATTTTTTACCCTTATCCAACAACAATAGATCTAGCTACACCATTATGATTAATCATGGTAATCCTATCATAATCAAAATCGCAAGTTATAAGTTCACCTTCTTCTAAAAGATATACTTTGTAATCTGGAAATTCTTTTTTAATAGCTTGTAAAGCCTCTTGAGCCGGTTTGCCTTCGTATTTTTCTAAAGCTTTATTTGCTTCTTCAAACTGGATAACACATTGCTCTTCTTTGGTTAGTTTTGATGGATAGCATTGTCTTAGAAAGAAAAATAAAGCCATTGCTGCCCAAATACCTTCAACAGTTGCTGCTTGCCATACTTGTCCAGCTATGCAGGAATAACATACAAAAGATGCTCCCGTAAAATTGAAAAAATGATAGAGTTTACGGGTTCTAATAAGATTAAATGAAAGAAGCGCATACATTCCTAGTATTTGCGCCGCTCCAACCCAAGCTGCTATTTCAAGATAAATTGACTAGTTCTCCTGCAAAAATTATCAGAGCAACAAAAACGTAACCAAGAGATAAATCAAAATATTTCAGGAATTTATTTTTATCTTTTTTGAAAGCATGATATATTGAAATTCCTAGCATAAAAAAACCAATGCAAAGAAAAAATATCCCAATTCCATACATAAAAATTTTCATTACAATTTTCCTGCATACGAAAAAGCATTTATACTATCTGAAATGAAAACTTTATTACCTTTAGCTATTTCAGAAAGAACCTTTATGTGTTTATGCGCAGTCAGTAAACCTGAAGTTTCTTGCTTCAAAGTTTTACGAAGAAATTCAATTTCTTCTTTTAGTTTATTAATCTGATTTTCCTGTTCATTCAAAATGTCCGCAACTCGTTCTTCACTAATACCAGACCCATTTTGTCTAAACGTATAGCTGTTGTCGTATGTCAAATAAGCATATTCGTAAGTTTTTTTCATAAACGGATGATGCAGGATTCGAACCTGCGTAGGCTTTAGACCTCTCTTGTTTTCGAAACAAGTGCATTAAACCAGACTCTGCCAATCATCCCAATCATAAACCATGTTTTTTGAAGGTTTCAATATCTTGTTTTAGATTTGTCGCCATCATTGTCAAATATATAAGTATTTGACCTTGAGAACAGGAAGCCCAACCTTTATTTTCAAAATCCAAATAAAACTTGTTTTCTTCTATGTATCTGTGTATTTCTTTTTCTACCTGTAATAGCAAAATAGATAGATTTGTAGAAAGTTTATCCATGCATTAACTTGGCATGAATAATTGTATTTATCCTCTATAATTCCTACTCAAATTCTCCAGCAGAAAAAGACCAATCATCCTCGTCTTTCCATTCCATTTTCCTGCTAACTCTTTCTTCCCAACCTGGATATTTTCTTAAACAATAATCAAAGTGGTTCAATTCTTCATTTTTAGTATTTTCAACAATCAGGAAAAACTCTTCAACTGAAAACGTTTTCTCGTATTCATCTATTATAGGCCTTTCCATTCCACTATTTTCAATTTCTCTCTTCCAGTCCTCCCAAGAAATAATATGAGGGATATTATCGACAAGCCCATGAAAAGAGAATTTCCAGCCAGAAGATCTTTTACCTATGTGAATCTTTTCGTGTCTATTACAAGATTCACATTTGTTTTTTATCAAATAATAGTTAGTACCCATGAATACATCCTTATTTAAGCTTATACCAAAACTCTAGCTTCATTCATGGCATCTTTAATTTTCGCCTCTTCACCAGCCGCCATAAACTTGGCCAATTTTATTCCCCATCCGGTAAGCTGCGAAGTTGCCCATTCAGACGCTTTATTTACGCAATTGCGAGGACCATAGGACTGAACAACCTTACCTTGATTGTTGATCATAATAGAAGCTTTTTCGCCATTATAATCAACATGGAACAGGAAACATTCGCCTTTAATGGCAGTCCTTGAATAACTTGCTATACAATGTCCCATATCAACGCCTTCAGCGATAATCTCTTCAACCGTTTTTAGAAAACGTATATTTTCATTTTCTGGCAAATCAATAGGAGGCATTTTTGCAGGCATAAGCTTTTCAGCCTCCTGCTCAGCAAGTCTTTCTGCTTCTCTTATAGCATACTCAGCCGCTCTTTGAGGAGCAAGCCTTACATATTCCTCTTCTCTTCTTATTGCTTCAATGCGTAACAATTCATAACGAGCCTGTCTTATTAAATCTGCATCCTGATGCCAGCGATGAGACTTCTCAAGAAGTCCAATTATCTCTCCTTCATGCTTTTGATCGTAATCACAAACATAATTTACAAAGTATTGAATACCTTTATGTCCTCTAAGAGTAAAAGAGCATGACTTATGCTTTTTTATATAACTTTTCCTGAATAGCTTGAATGCCTTACGAATCTGTTCAGGACTAGATCTCATAAAACAATCAACATGATTTATTTTGTCTGGTTGCCAAGAGTTATGCTCATTAGCCATAATTACAGCCATAATTTTAATTCTGTCAAATATAGGCTCACTGAGATGAATTTTATTAAGTTTCTTGGCAAGATTTACAGGAATGCCACGAGGCCAATTATCCAAAGTCTTATTAAGTGCTTTGTATGTTTTAGGAATGTCTGAAAAAAGAAGACGCCAATTGTCAGCTTTTCTTTCTACTCTGGCATAATCACCTTCAAACTGGAAAACAATTTTATCTCCATCAAAAATAGATTTATCTAAACAAAGATGAATAGCATTATAAGTAAGAAGATCGTTTATAAAAGCTTTATTGCTAAAGATCTTAGATTCCATAAGAATACGAGGAACTAAGGCCTTTGGGCCTCTTGTAACAAAGAACTTCTTATGAATAGAAGAAACTTCTGGTTGAACGTTTTCCAACATACTCTTCCATGCTGGATAAAGGTAATAACCAAGACCCTTTGTGAATTTAGCCTTGGCCCATTCTTTAAGCTTTTTACCAGGCAAACATTTAAATTGCGTTTTTCCTTGAGCCGCTAACTTATCAGATCTAATCTGTATCCAGTTAAACATAATCTCATCTATCATCTTCTCTTTCAAGAGAGGATAGTTCATAATGGAAATAAGATCGCTATGGTGACGAACACCGTTGCGATGAAATTCTATTTCAATGTTATTATCTATCTTGATTTTAGCATCAAGAAGACCTTCTCTCTTGATATTACAACCAGTATCTGTTTTCTCTACATTATAGAGAACTGGTTTAGTTGCATCAAAAACGAAGGTTTTAACTATTTTCTCTGGCATGTCTGTTACCTCTAAAGCCACCGACAGGACTTGAACCTGCAATATCTTTCGATGCCACTTTACAAAAGTGGTCCCTTGCCATTCGGGTCACAGTGGCGTATTGTTATTATTTTCCTAACAATGCAATTCTTATATTTTCGACTATTCCTGAAAGTTTCCTTTCATCTTCTTTGTGAGATTGATCACAAAATTCATAACCCATAAGCCCATTCTGCTGCATTCCTCCTATAACAGAAAAAGCTTCATTTACTAAATGATGAACAAGAGCCATTTGTTGTCCCGTAAAATCAAATTCAGGATTATTAGGATTCCCAGCTCCCATAAAGATTTGATCATCAAACAATATTTTGTCAGCTATGCTTTCAAGAGAATATCCGCTTCTATCAATAGCTATTTCGAGAACTGATTTCATATAGCAACCTTAGAACAATTCGCCTTTGACTGAATCATTGCACTTTCCAGTTCATTTGCGAGCTTACGAAGATTATCAGGATTTAAAGATATTCCTATAAGATTAAACTCAGCAGAATTTCTATATGATTGCAAAGTAAGTTTTTGATTGGTATAAATTCCAGTTTTAGGACCATTTCCATTATCAAAAAATTCTGTTTCAAGAAAAAGAGATTCTTCGCGATCATCATTTGGATTGAAAACGAAAACGTGTTTACCAACATTTTTGTCTCTATTTGCCATTGCCAATCCTTTACTTAAACAAGAACCTGTGTTTATTCAACCATTCTGCTTCAAGACTAATCTCATCTTCATCATCTTCTATTTCTTCATCATCGTCACAATTTTTATCTATTATATCTTGGTCATCACAGCAAGGACCGCACCAAAGAATACCATTCCCGTAATAGTCATTAAGTTCATCTATTGAAAAGCCACTTGTTCCGCATTTCTTACATTTCATCTTTATCCTCCTGTTTCTTTGATATATGAATATTTTTTGAGAAAAGAGAAAGCATTCCGCCATTAAAGCTTATATAATAATCTTTCTTAAGAATATCAAGAAAAACTTTGGCGTTTGCGTCTTTTATTAATTTTTTCAAATTAGAACAAAAACTTAGAAAATCTTTGTCATTTGGCAATAACATAATCATATCCAATAAGAAATTTCTTCTGGAACCATTATTTCTTTATTTTGTTTTGTAGCTTTTTGGGAACTTCCACCATATCGGTTTTTTATAAACCGATCTTCTTGAAGACAATAAACAAAATCAGCAGTAGCTAGTTTGTGAGAACTAAGCTTTAGTGATTCTTTGACAGAATCGCAAACTATGGCAATGGCTTCTTTCATAGTCTTTAATCGTCAATCAAAGACTATATGCTCAAGAAATACACCAAGGAATTTATTTTATGTGCAAACGGTTGAGGTTGGTATCGAAACCAACTAATCCAATAATCTTTGTTCGTCGGCCTATTTACATAGACATAGATTTGAAGAAAGATTTCTCAACCAAAATCGCTTCGGACGGGATTCGAACCCGCCAACCTCTTCATTATGAGTGATAACCGTCAACAATCGACCTATTCGGTATGTTGGAGTCAACGGGCTTTAGCGCTCTACCATTGAGCTACGAAGCGAAAATTGCTAGGAAGGAGTCGAACCTTCATCTCCAAGTTAAAAGCCTGGAATGTTACCAATTACAACACTAGCTAGCTGTCTTTCCAGCAGTCCAACCTCGTTTATTGTCATCATTTCAAGCCCATCGGGCTTGTGATTTACTTTAGGAGTATGGTTTATTCCTATCCTCGTTTTGCTCTTGCCAGAGACTTATAGGAGTTTGGACTATTCCTTTGGCAATCAAGTTTGTTTAATTCGCAAATAATTCCTTCACTTGCAAAGCTGTAGATCGAACACTTCTGAACAGATTCAACTGAGGCTCAATAATGTCATAATACAGATCATCAAGCTTATCCTTTTCAACATCCTCAGGGATAGAACTCTTCTCAAGTTCAATTGGCACTTGAGCATCCAGTTCTTCATAACGAGCTTTTACAACTTCAACAGGAATCTCTCCATGACGAACCTGACGAAGAAAATCCGCGTTAGGCCTAGGAAAAGTAATCGTGCCTGTCTGTAGAAGCTCAATACACTCTTCAAGCAATCTTACTGCATGGTAAGCATTCTTAATACTGTAACCATAAGCAACAATATGCTCTTTACGTTGCGCTCCAAGTTTTCTCATTTGCTCGAAATAATCTACAGCCTTTTTCCACTCTCCAAAAGCAAAACCCTGCATTGGCTTAATAAGCTTTTTAGAAACAAATAGATGTTTATTATCAATTAGTTTCTGACCAGCTTCAGTAATTTCAAGAATATGTTCTTTCGGCGCAAAAAGAATTTCTGCCGTATTAGGACTGAAACGTTCAAGCAAGTTAAAAAACTTAGGAAAAGACCATATTACTGTATCTGGATCTTTACTTTCATACTGATCCCAGTGACGACGGCCAAGAAGATATTCAGCATAAGGCACCGCAAAACCGCGAGTATCAATGTCGCTTGTTGGCGTGCTACATCCATAAAGATGAGAACCAGTTCTGACTAGCAAGTCTGGTCTCTTATAAAAATCAGCTATCATAACTTGGTCCTCCTTTCTTCTATGAAATCAACTATTTGAACTTTTGGTTTATCAAATATTCTAAGCAATCTTGTAATAACTCGCAAAAAAAGTCAAGGTGACAGGATTCGAACCTGCGGACTCGTGGACCCTACCATATAAAATCATTAGCCCATTTAATATTCTTTTTTTGCCCGTTTTTAGGCTTTTCAATTCTCACGCATAACATTCTTTTATTTTCAAATTGTTCTGGCCCAAAACACAGGATTTTATCTATTTTTGGAACATAAACAAGAACTAAATCAATATCTTTTGAAGAATAAGTATCATGTTTATATTTAGTAAGAGCTGTTTTTCTTGCCATTTCAATTCTAACAGAACCTTCACTATCTTTAGATACTTTCCCGTCTCCATATTTACATTGAATCTTTAGTATTTTGCCATTATTTTCAATAAGTAAATCGTACACTGATTCTGTTGTGGGTATTGATACTATGAAATCTTTTTCCATAGCTCTTTGTTGTATCTTAAGCACTGCTAACTGACCTTTATTATTTGTATTCATTTAAATTCCTATATTAGTATTAGAACCTTGTGGTATAGTTACATAGGGTTATTGAATATCCTTCTTATACAAATAAAATTACTAACCACGCACTCTACCAAGCTGAGCTACACCCTGAAAACTTAAGCCTCACTCATACCAATTAACATGTAACTTTTTCAATCTCGCAAGCTGTATGATAGTCCTTATCAATAGCTGATTCAATCTCATCCATTTTTTTCAAATAACATTCTATAAGATCAGGATCTTCTAGACCATCAACAATATTAGACAAAGAAATCATTTCATCAAGACCTGCTACAGTCTTAAGGATATATTCTTTTTGCAACTGAATAAGCTTTATTTTCTTTTCGTTATTTTGATTAGTGCTACTCATGTAACATTAATCGTCTTATTTTTTACGAGATTTTAGGCTATCACGCCATTTATCGCTTGTATGATATTGCCACAAATTACATTTTTTACACTTATAGCCATGTTCATATATCTTTTTCTTTAAATTCAAAATACTAACTAAAGGGTGCAATGCACATTTAACATAAGTCATTGTTTTTTTACAATTAGCACACTTTACTAATGTATTTTCATCTACATCTATTACTCGATATAGATTATTCTTTTTACGGATAGATCCCATAAGTCAGAATAACAGGATTTGAACCTGTAGCCTTCTCGTCCCGAACGAGATGCTCTACCAAATTGAGCTACATTCTGAATTTATTTATGAAGAAACTTTTTGAATGGCTTCTTTTATTTTGGCCTCAGTCTGAAGACCAACTAGCTTTTCAGCAAAAACTCCATCTTTGAAAATTACAATAGAAGGAATAGATGTTACATTATACGTTTTTGCAAGATCTGTATTTTCTTCAACATTCGCTTTCAAAAAGGTAACATTTGATATTTCTTTAGAAAGCTTTGTTAGAAGAGGCATAAGCATTTTACATGGCATGCACCAATCTGCCCAAAAATCAACAACAACTATAGGATAGTCTGAAGGTTCAAATTTAGATTCTATTATTTCTTTCATTTTTTACTCACAATAACGAACAAAGTCAGGGAGACAGGATTCGAACCTGCGACTTCTTGGACCCAAACCAAGCGCTCTAGCCAAGCTGAGCTACACCCTGAAAGCCCGTCCTTGATTCTGGTCACTCTTTCGAGGAGAGCAGAGACGGGAAGTCAGCACGCGTGCTGACATTATATGTTGCTGACAAATATAGGGCCGTATCTAGGAGTTTCAGAATACTGGAAGCCATTGCTGGATAGTCTCTTTATCTGAGTCATAAAGACCACTTCTACGCATAATGTTAACCTAGAAAACATCGACTTGTCAGTGACTACTAAAACTAAAGACAAATATGTTGTTGCATTTAGCGATCTCAGAAACTGTACCTCATTCCGAGGCTAGGTCATCTCTGATGAACAACCTACTGAACGAACTTCTCCTATTAGTATGTTAAGCTAAACGCTCCGACTTGTCTAATAAAGTATCGACATTTCTATAAAGAAATCTCGAACTACACGCTTTTCAACCTTGGGCCGCTACAACATTTCCTTTATCATCATATATCAAAACTTTACCATTTTGATCCACTCCAAAAACTCTTTTCCCTTTTGGAGCTTTTAAATCTGTTTCATATTTTTTAGTCTTATTATTGAACTTTACATTAACTTGTTTGGCTTTTTTCATAAGTGGAGACTACGGGAGTCGAACCCGTGACCTTTTGCATGCCATGCAAACGCTCTGCCAACTGAGCTAAATCCCCAAAAAGGAGGGATAAAACCCTCCTACTATTTACTTCAATATGATATCAAGATTTCCCTTTATAACATCTTTGATATCATATGTTTTCTTGCCTGTCAAATGATCAGAAACATAGCCCTTATAGAAACAATAAGTTCTTCTAGCTCCGCCTCTTCCTGTATTGCTGAGAATGTTTTTACGCTTTTCAGCATAATCCTTATTTTGTTCAGCAAACTTCATTTCTTGAATACGTCCGCACAGAAGCTCATAAGCATGAGCTTTATTCTGCTGAGGAGAACGATGAACCTGAGACTTAACAAAGATTCCTGTTGGAATATGTTTCATTCTACATGCACTCTTGCATGTATTAACTCCTTGACCACCTGGTCCTGAAGCATTTTGAAACATAATCTCAATGTCTTCGTCTCTAATAATCGCTCCTTTGAAAGCAAATATTGGCAAGATTCCAACTGTTACAGTTGAAGTATGACGACGACCGCTTCTTTCGGAAGGAGGACATCTTTGAACAACATGCTTGCCTGATTCATTTTCAAAAGCAGATAATACATTTTTACCGCTTATTTCAAGAGTAGAAGAACCGTAATCAACATCAACAATCGAAATGGTTAGGTTCTTCTTTGTTGCGTATCTAACATATATTTCGGAGAGTTCGTGAACAAAGTTTTTAGCATCTTCTCCACCCTCTCCTGCTCTTATTTCAATAAGAATAGAAGAAGGGTCAAAGAGACTCCTGTGCCTTATGCTGAAGGCCATCGTTCCAGCGATTTCTGTTACTATTCATAGCAAAACCCTTTCAATTAAAAGTCCACTGGCTTCTTGCAAAAATAACAAGACTACGGTTCGCTTGCCGCTGCGCTACATCGTTGTTTTCATATTGAAAACATTAGGTTCTTTAATTGGATGAATGCTGGCGACATCCCCACTCCACTGAACTGTTCCAATACAAAATAAATGGAACTTAGGCTCTCCATTAACTTCTTTTTCTACTGTCCTGGCTTTTGCATGTATATGAACTTCAGAAGCTAAATGCTCAATATCATTTATGACAACTCTCCATTTGCGACCTTCTGGATCATTTTGCCATTTGGTATTGAATCTCAAAAGTATATTATCATATTCTATCATGGTAATTCATTTTTTGCTTCTACTTCAATTTCTCTTGAAGAATAACATTCTGATATTAATCGAAAATGTTGTATTTTTGGGCCACCAAGACCTTCATATGTTGCAATACGCAGTCCTTTAGTATTATATCCACGAGGAATTCTACAAACAACATTATCTTTTGGACCAAAAGGATCTGAATCTTTTTCTATAGACCAACAAAAATCTCCAGCTAAAAGAAGTATTCCATCTTTTGTTATAGGAAGAGACTTTTTCATAGTAAACTGACCTACTAGGATTCGAACCTAGGCAACAGACTCCAAAGGACTGCGTGCTACCGTTACACCATAGGTCAATATAATTATCTTCTTTTGGAAGACTTTATAGCAAGAAGTGCTTCTTGCATTTTTCTCTTAAGTCTAGCTTGTCTTTTACGATGCCTTTTTGCTGTATTCTTTTGCTTACTTGTCATTTCTTGCCTTTCTGATTAATTTCTGCGCCAGAAATATAATCATCGTATACATATGATGTAAAATTCAACCATTCACCAAAATAGCCCGACAAGGATTTGAACCTAGACTAATTGAATCAGAATCAACTGTGCTACCGTTACACTATCAGGCTAAAACTTTCCAAACCATTCTTTTACGCTGCCGTCATTCCTGTCGTCTTCATCTTCTTGCGACATTCTTTCAAACTCTTTTTCTTGATTCTTGTATGCTTCATCATTGAATATTTTCATCATTCTTATGGCATGAGCGTATTTAGAACAAGATTCTTTATGACCAAAAGCAGGCTCTTCGCTATTATTACAAGTCATTTCTTTGCATTCATCGCATCGAATCTTCCATTGACTCATAACAGCAAAATATGCCTGCTTCTTTTCTTTATCAGAAATCTCTTCCATAAGTGGACCTGACGAGCATCGAACTCGCTTCCTCAACGTTGCGAACGTTGCGCTCTACCCAACTGAGCTTCAGGCCCAAAAACCAGTATGTTTGTGAAATAAGGGGTACGTTACAAGTGATAACCTTATTTCTTCGACTGGTATTTATTTCAACGACGGTGATGATAGTAAGAATGAGAATGATAGTAGTACGGAGCTGGTTGCACAAAAATTACAGTTCTTGGAGGTGGGCAATAATATGGCCCACTATCAACAACATAAGTTGTACAACCTGTTAAACTCAAACCACAAACTGCTAACAAAAGAAAACAAACTAGTTTTTTCATATCTTCCCCCAAATATACTCTAAAGTGGAGCCTGCGAGATTCGAACTCGCCGCCTATTGCTTGCAAAGCAATCGCTCTACCAAATGAGCTAAGACCCCAATAATCTATCAAACAATTTATTTCTTATTTGATTCTCTTTCTTCCCAATGTAATTTTTTATGACAATTTGAACACAGAACGTCACACTTTTTCATTTCTTGTTTTATTCTTTTTAGAGAATAACCGTTTTTAATAGCCCAACTTATTTCAAAGTCCTTTTCTGCTGAGTCTCTATGATGAAATTCTAGACAAGCTACATGACATTCGGAGCATTTTGCGCAACCATTTATTGTCTTAAATCTATTTATATATTCGTATCCAATTTTCATGTACTTATCTCTAAGAATAGATGAATTCTTGATATGCTTTTTCTTGTTTTTCTTATACCATTCTTTTTGATATTTCTTCTGGTAGGCTTTATGGTCTTCAATGTTTTTGTATGGCATAATTTATATGTCCATATAGGACTTTTGAGTTTATAACTTCAATTTTACTTTCAAATGCGTTCGGAGGGAGTCGAACCCTCAACTTCGGGCTTAAAAGGCCCTTACTCTGCCAATTGAGTTACAAACGCTATCTTTTACCATCATCGTCAGTCTGTTTTCGACATTTCATTGCAACACCATTCCTTTTTATATAAACACAAAAGCGGCTTCAGGGATCGAACCTAACTTGGGAGATAATGACTCTCCCCAGACCACCAAGGCCTAGCCAACCGCATCTTAATCATCTGATTGATCAAACTCAGAATCATCAGATATGTCAAAAGCTCTTGTATAATTTATTCCAATAAATTTAGAAACATCCTCTAAGATTTCATCTATTTCTATATGCTCATTACCTTCATTACCGTGATATTCACCAGAAGCTACCTCAAAAAGCATATGCATTTTAGAAATCATTTCTTGTAAAATCTTTGATACATCCTGAAGACTTGGATCTTCATTATATTTGATATTATTTTTTAATAAATCAATAGCTTCTTGTGGTTTTATCATAAAGCTCCCGGTGGGACTTGAACCCACACACTTCAGTTTTGCAGACTGAGCCATTTGTCCAATTCTGGTACAGGAGCAATTCTAAACTAACACCATTTATTCTTATTCTTATGAAGGGCATTTCTTTTGTTATTTATAAAACTTCGCGCCTTTTTTATTGCAACTTCTTCTGGAAGATTTTGTAGTTTCTTTATTTCTTCTAAGCTTTTCTTAACTTTATTTGGATCGGTTGAAAGATTTGCAATATATCCAATAACAACAGCAAGCGTTATTCCATTACCTTTAGCATGAGGGCTTGCCCAATCCCAAATCTTGTCAAAAATTCTCTGTTGAAAAGCAATAGCTTTCCAATTGATTTTAACTTTACAATTATTTTTCTTTCTAAGCAAACGAATTTCTTTTATTTGTTTAGAAAGAACCTTTTGTTGTTTGAGAAGTTCTTCCAATCGTTTCGATATTTCATCTTGCTCATTCATAAAGACCAGATCAGGAATCGAACCTGCGATATCAGTTTTGCAGACTGAACCCTTACCACTCAGGCATCCGGCCAATAGCTAGTATATTTAATTGGTCTGGGGTTAGCTCTCTAATCTTTCGACTTTGAGAGGTGCCTTACCGTTAGGCTACCCCGCCATATTTTCAAAAGGCGGGGATAAGATTTGAACTTATAATGTTAACCCATTCCATTCGACTAGCTGAATTTAGTTATCGGCTTTTCAGCCAAAACTAACTCTATTTCACTCTTTTATTCCAAGCCTTCACAGCATCTCTTACTAACCAAGCTTCCCAAGGTTCTTTTTTAGAACCATTCTTACTATTAGTTACTACGACCTTAGCAGGACATTTTGTACAGAAAGCTTTGACTACTTTATATGAGTCTGTAAAGACTTCGCCGGAATCCCATGAGCTGTGCCAATTCCTTTCATAATCAAGCTTAATATCAGGTTCTTTGTTGCCGCAAAATGGACAAGGTTTAAGATTACGATGAACTACAGTAAACTTTTGCGTTCCAACCTTGCTAGTATCAAGATATTCTATATTAGTTTTCATAAACTCAATATATCCCAAGCAGCAGATGCAGCTATAGGACGACTCTTATAAGTACATTGACCCGTATTTTCATTTTCAGCCCACCACCAATAGCAGCCAGCTTCGATTTTATGTAAAAGTCTCCAGCCATGAAGTTGTAAAGTGGACCAACAAGAAGGAAACAAGTCTTCCCTTATTACATCAATCGTTTCAGCTTGAATAATCATTTCTCATCACCATAATCAATTAATTTGCCTTTTTCTATCGTATAGCGGCAGTTCTCGTTTTGATAACCAAAAACTTTATCAAGTATTTTCTTTTCTTTAAGAGTTATTTCGCCTACATGAAAAAGACCAAAAATATATCCTTGACAAAAATCCATAGTTGATTCATGTCCAAGAGCTAATCTATCTGTAATGTTTTTCAACTTTGTTGCATTTTTGTCAATATTCTTTTCGCTTTTATTCATTATTTTTGACATACTAAATATTTCCTTTTGGGTTACTCAGAAACAAAAGTTGTTCTCTATCAGAAGTATGATGCTCATATTGTATGGGCCTAGTTTCTACATGATTGAACATATTCTCAAACATAGAAATAGGATATAAACCTTCTCTTACTCCAAATACCATTTTACAATCTGGAGTAGCAATCTTTAATATATTTGGCATTATATCTTCAAGAGGATAATGATATCCTGCACTCAAAAATGACATAATAAAATCTACTTTATCAAGCTTATCAAAACTGTCAACTTCAACATTGAAACATTCAATGTTTGTGAGATTGTTCATTATGCAGAATTTTTCTGTCATTGATAAATCGTTATATATTCTTTTATTTCTAGAAAAACCGAACATCTTACTATTTATTTTAGCAGGAAAAGTATTTCCGTCTGCAAGTATGAATCTAGTATCATTCAATTCAGCAACATTTTTTACATAAACAGACATTCTTCCTAATCCGCAACCAATTTCAAGTAATCTTTTTGGTTTGCCAATAAGGTCAGAAAAAGCAGAATATTCAGCTCTTGATATTTCATCATATGCAGATTTATCAATGTGCAATTGAGAAACATGAGCCAAAGCTATTTTCATAAAAGGGGTTGGTATGTCAAATACAAAAAGCATAAGCGGAAGCGACAGGATTCGAACCTGTGGGACTTTTTACATCCGTCACCTTTCCAAGATGATGCATTAAACCAGACTCTGCCACACTTCCAAAAGACAATTTATTCAAACCACTACTTCCAAGGATCATTTTCTATTTCTGCTCTATTTGACATAATCTCGTCAATATTTTCTATTTGATTTCTCAATTTTGCATCAATTTTATCTATAAGTTCCCAAACTTCTTTAGAATACTTATCGTATTCTTTCTTTGTTAGAAGTTTAAGCCTTCTATCAAAAATTCTTTTTGGATATGTTGTTCCAAGATGAAACATAAGCAACCTGAAAAATTCAAGATGATCTGTTTCAGCAGCTATTGGTGGTTGTCTTTTTTTCTTTTTCATAAGCGGATGGTGTCAGAGTTGAACTGACGGTCGCCTATTAAAGACGACGGCGGTTTAGCAAACCGCTGGGAAAAACCGACATTCCCGTACCATCCATTCTCAAATGCTAAACTCATGCTTAGCATAAACCTTAATTTCTTCTTCGTATTTTATTCGACTAGAAATGATATTCTTTATTTTTTCTCTATCTCTTTTTTGCGTCTTAAGATAATCTTCGTCTCCTCTTGATGAACAAGGATAATCGGTAACATCTCGTATTTTTGCTATTCTAATAAACTCAGTAGGAGATAAAAGCCATTTTTCTTTTGTTACTGAAACATCATAAACATTATAAGTACAGGAAGCTCTAACCTTGTTCTTTGTTCTATAAACAAAATATTCAGAATATTTATCAGGGTATATTGCGCTAAAACAACATGAAATAGAGGGAGCAACGCAAATTCTCTTTATGTCTGGTTCTCTTTGATCAGCATTAACAATGCTTCTAGGAACAAAAGTATAACTAGAACCAAGATTTTTAGGAGTAACATGATAATAATATCTTGAAATTTTGCTCTTTATTATTTTTCGCATAAAATAAAAATCGACAAAGAATATTCACAATATTATACTTTCACAGTATCAAAAAAATAGCTATTCCCCAAAATCATTCCATCTTATTAATGGATTCCAACTAATATTTAGTTCGTCAAAGAATTCTCTATTAAAACCATCATCTTCAATCTGATCAAACTTCCAATGTGTTTGATAGCCTATCTCTCTAAGAATATCTTTAATATTCTGCAAAGCCTTGCGATTTCTTTTATTATATTGACTTTCAAACTGACGAACACCAATCTGTACTGAACAAGAATCATGAAGATCAAGAATAGCACAAGATATAGAAGCTGAAACTTTTAAAAGCATTTCTTGGTAAGCTTTTTCATAGAGAAACTCTTCAGATTCTACTTTTTTTGTTTCTCTTTTATTTTCAGACTTAATTCTTTCTTCACGAGCTTTTTCTAATTTTTTGCGAGCAGTATCAGCAGTCATTAGTTCAATAGATATTTTATCCATAATCACAAATCGACTTAAACTTAGCTTACTGATACAAATTCACCATAAGTGGAGACGGTAGGAGTCGAACCTACAATAGTCCTTATCGGACAACCCGGTGTACAGTCGGGCTTGCTCGCCTTTTCTTTAGCATAATACAACTGATTATTCTAAAGATTGGAACTCGCTTTAGCTTATCCTTGCCGCGTCCCCGTCAATTCAATAGTCTTTCGAAAGACTACGATACCTCTCTGAACAACATTTCGGATCAACTGCATCTATCCCTGGAATCAAAAGCGTAAAATTATGACTCTTTGGGAAATACTTTATCCCGAACCAACCAGTTAAAGGAAAAACAAACCACATCAAAAGCAATTGTCTTCTTACTGTAATATATCCATCCAAAGCAGGATCAACCTTTATCGCAAGCCTTACAAAAAACCATTGTAAGATAAAAAAGTTTACGAAACCCATAAGAAGCGGTGTTTTTTCATTATTTTGCATATATTCCCTTTATGATGGTAATTCTAAATGTAATTTATCTTGATCTAGGCCGTATTTGGTTGGAGGAGCATTCTTTTTAAGCTGAACCATAGCATTATCGTTTATCAGCTCGGCTTTCGTCGCAAAGCCTCTATAAGTAAACCTAGCCCCATCTTTCAAACTGCCAGTCATAAGAACATAGTAATCGTTTTCACCAGTGCAATGAGGAGCAGCTAAAAGCCTCCCATTTGGATGCTTTGTCTGTTTGACATCGACCTTTTTTCCAGATGGAAGTAAAAGATCCACTCCGCCTTTTCTAGCTCCAATACTAAGATCAGGATACAAATTCATTAACTTTGCAAAAGCAAGTTCTGCTGCAAAGCCATCAGTATCAGTTTCTTCATTAGATTGATCGCCAATCTTTTTGTTTTCAACACCAGACGCTCTTGCTGTCTGATACCTTGCACGGCCAAAAGATACACAAAGCTTTTGTTCATACTCTTCAAGAATTATTTCTATTGGAGCTTTTCTCATATTCTTTTATCGCCAAAAAAAGAATATTACTCTGCAATCCACAAGCTTCCTCCCGGAATCGAACCGAGTTATCTGAGATACGATTACTCAGACCATCTAGGACAATGAAATTTACCGTATTCCTGTATCGCTCCAAACACCATTTGAACTATTTCGGTGCTATGAACGGAAATTATACAAATACCATATGGAAGTTTGGTTTTATTTTGTTTTTTAGGATAATATTCGCTTTTTATTGTTACTTTTCTTTTGTTTTGAGAAAGAAGATTAAGTGACTTTTTCCAATATTCTTCTACTTCTTCAATAGAAAAACCACAATCGAGCCTGCAATTAACTTTCCATATAACCTCTTTACTGGATATATTGAAATGTTTTTGCAAAAAATCTAAAAACACTTTTAACAAGTTGCAATCAGAATTACAAATTTGTAAACTATTGCGACCTTTTGATCCTTCACCCCAGTAAAGCATGCAACCTGCTATAAAACTTGGATCAAGTTTACGAGCAATGGATGCCCCCATTTTTTGCCACTCAAGTCGCTTTGCTAAAGCATCAGAAGATCTTTTTACAGAAGCCATAGTTGAACTTCTTTTTAGTAAAAAAATTTTCTGTTCCTCAGAAATTAGAATTTCTCTAACCCATAAAGAAACACTAGACTTAGAAACATTAAGAATAGAAGCAATTTGAGTTATTGAAATACCAGATTTCCTGAGTTCTATTGCTTTATTTTTTAACTTCTTTTTCATTTGATACTCTCTTTTTAGAACCTTGTGCTATAGTTATATACTAGGAGTATCATATGAATCCTTCAAAGTTCTTGGCAGGACTTGAACCCGCAACCTCCTTATTACGAGTAAGGCACTCTACCAAAATTGAGCTACAAGAACATATACGAACTCAGCGCATCGCCAGCAATGCTTAGGAAGCATTTCTTATGAGCTTCATCATCATTTTGTAACACATAGGTATTGAATTCTTATAAGAAAAAGAAAAAGCATGTTTTAGATTTTCTATTTTGCGAAAACCATACTCTTTACCTGTCAAGGAAAGTATAGCATAATAAAACAAAATTAGAAATCGCACTGTTCTCATGACAATGTATACAATTACTTAAAATGTTTTCCTATATGTAAAATAAATTTACATAATAGCGATACCAGGACTCGAACCTGATACTCAGTCTTATGAGGACTGCGCGTTTGCCCGTTACGCCATATCGCCGTCAAATCTTCTTATGTTTTTCTCTATATCTGTCTAAATGTAATATTTCTTTCTTTCTTTTCTCTACAGCAGCTTGAGCATTTTCAAGTGAAGAAAAACAAGAAAAACTAGCAGTCAAAATTCCATCATGAGAAAGGTTAAATATTTTATTAGGATCTCTATCTTCTGGATACTTCCAAAGACTTAAACTTCCGCCTTTCAAAATAAACCTAACCATACCAGTTATAATCTTCAAATCCTTACTGTATGGATGAAAATGCCATACCTGCATACCAAGCTTTACATCAACACTATCAGCCAACTTATATGGTTTTTTGCGAATGCAAGGTAAATATTTTTTACCATCACGAATCATCTTGTGATATTCTTTTGCATAGCCACATCGCTGACAAGTCTTGTCATCGTCAAATCTCATTGGCTCGTCAATGTTTGGCATTATAGTATTTTTTCTAAATATTCTTCAATCAATTCTTTACCAGATAAGCCATTAATAAATCTTTCTGGAATTGATCTGTATCCGTAAAAAGCACCAGCAAATTGTCCTGCTATTGCTCCAGTTGTATCGGCATCATTACCTAGATTTACAGCTTTGAGAACAATATCTTCAAAAGAATCGCCAGTAGCAAAAGCCCATAGAGAAGAATGCAAACTACTTACAACATTGAAATCGCCATGAGCTTCTTCTGTGAGAAAATTTCCATTTGCTATAGCCCTAATCTCTTCATGAAGATCAAGATTTCTAGTCTTTTCCCAATCTTTGTCCAAAACAATCTCTTTGGCTAGACCGTTCAACAAACCTGCAAGCACAACTGCCATGTATTCGCAAGCTGATTTGCATACAGGACTATTATGGGTTGTAGAACTTGATTCATTTGCGAAATTTACAATATTTTCATCATCGAAATACTTTATGCAAACTGGAGCAAGTCTCATGATAGAACCGTTACCTCTAGTATCAACCAGGCTTGATTCCAATTGACCTGTTTGAATATAATCTTTAATAGCTTGTCTAGTAGTGCCGCCTATTCCAAAACACTTACCAACAGTCGTATATTTGCCATTATTATACCAATCAACATACTTATCAAGTTGATCTTTTCTGGAATGACCATTGGAAAGAGAATCAGCAAGAGCTAAAGCCATGCTAGTATCATCAGTCCATTCACCAGCTTTTGAACCAGGTTGTCCCCAATTTCTTGGTTTTCCATTTCTATAACCTGTTACTATGGGAAACGTGCCTGCTTTTTTCTTTTCTATAGGAGTTCCAAGGGCATCTCCAATAGCAAGGCCATAAAAACAGCCTTTTTTACGATCACGAATATCTGTTGTCATGTTCAAAGTATAGACAAAAAGAATGCACAAGTAAAGCCTTCTGTGGGATTCGAACCCACTACCCCTTCCTTACCAAGGAAGTATTCAACCATATGAAATTAGAAGGCGTTTAATACAGAACTTATCAAAGGCTCCTGAGGGAGTTGAACCCTCGACAAGTTGCTTAACAGGCAACCACTCTACCGCTGAGTTAAAGAGCCATTAGTTTCAACGGTATGGGACGGTTTTGACCCGCCATCCTTCCACTATTCAAGTGGTCGCTCTACATTTGGAGCTACCATACCATAAAGTTCTCTCAGAGACTCGAACTCTGCTAACTGGGATACAAATCCAGCCCCTCGCCATCTAGGGTTAGAGAACGTAACTTGTAGGCTCCTCATGGTTTGGAGTTATTCCTACAAAGCGGTAAATCTTACGAATTACACTCTTGGAGCATCGTTTTATAATGGTGATTCCCATGCCGACATCACCTGCTAGTATTTTTTCCATCGGTCTAGCTACGATAAGCTCCAGGAGCAGGCCTCGAACCTGCACTCACCAAGTTAACAGCTTGGCTGCTTACCTACTTTGCATACCCTGGAATGACGCCCTTTTCAATTCTATGATATTAACCCGTTGCCCCGGTACTTCATAGTTTTTATACGAAAAGGATTTGATGCAAAAGCTCCCTGAGTAGGACTCGAACCTACGACATGCGAGTTATTAATTTTTAAAATAAAGATTAATTTAGTCGAAGTAATTCTTCGTGAACCTCTGCATG